GTCCATGTCCAAGTGTATACGGAGAATGACATACCCCGGTATGCGGCTACGCACCCTGATATGCGCAGACGCAAGGCTCTGACCTGGGGTGATGCGCACTCGATCAAATATTTCGACGGTCTCGCAGCGCCTGGCTTCGCTTGCCGAAAAAGTTTGGGCCTTCTACCTGCGGGTTTGCGGTGGCTGGTCCTCGGCGAGGTCCGCTGCCTTGGCCGCGTTGCACGGGCGGCACAGCACCTGCAGGTTCTCCCGGGCGTCCGTGCCGCCCTTGGCCTTAGGGATGATGTGGTCGACGGTCAGGTCGTCGGAGTAGTGGGCCGGCCTTCGCCAGCCTGGGCACAGGTCCGGACAGTTGCGCTGGTGCTCGGCCAGCACCTGCTTGCTGGTCTGCTGCCAGCTGTAGCCGTAACCGCGGGCGGTGGCCGAGCCGCGCCGCTGCTCGTGGGCGTTGTCCCATCGGGCCTGACAGGAATCGCAGCGCGAGGAATTGCGGTGCAATGCGCCGCAATCAAGACAAGGGCGGCGCGGCATTGCGGTCATTTCCTGCAGGTAGCGCGTACGTGGGACGGTGCAGCAGCCCGGGCGTGACCGGGTCGGTGGCGCGCGGGATGCTCAGCTCGATGACGGTGACCTCGGTGCGCGGGTAGCCGTGCTCGTCGTAGGACAGATCGCCGTTGGGCTGGCGCACCACCATGGTGATCGTGAGGTTCACGGTGCTGGTGCCGTCGCCGTTGGGGATCAGCTCGGTGCGCAGGATCCGGTCGACGTCGACGCCGTGGTGCTCAAGCAGCGCGCGCAGCTCGCCGTGGATGGGCAGCAGCACGGGCGCGGGTCCGGGCGGCTGCGCCGGCGGGATCACGCGCTTGGGCCGCTCGGGTAGCGGATCGTCCTGGGAGCACTCGCATCCGGTGAAGATCGAGCAGTCCTCACGGTGTGCGTGCCGGCACACGTCTGTGTTCGCGGTTTGCACCTCGGTGCGCACGCGGTGGTGGCCGCCCCTGGCTTTGCCGTTCTTCTTGACGCATGGATCGGCGCCGGTGGCGTCGCACTTCGGGCACGGCACAGGATCGGGCGGTGTGTGCTCGCAGAACGGCTCGAGACCTTCTCCGTGCTCGTCGCAGGCGTAGACGGCCTGGTGCGCGATGCCGTCGATCGGCTTGTGCCGTTCGGGTAGCGCGTCGTATTCCTCAGCCGTGGCGTGCCGCTGGACGTGCGTGGCGGCGAGCTGGTCGCAGCCGGGATGCTGGCACAGGAAGTGCCCGGGCGAGGTGGGTGCGCAGGCGGGGCAGGCGGCCGGGTCGTGGGGCTTGGCGTAGCGGTAGGGCTGCAGTCGGATGGTCACCGTCGCCTCGCTCTCGCTAGGTGATGGTGAGCTCGGCGACCTGGCGCACGGGCACTTCCGGGTTGTCGGTGATCTTCATCCAGGCGATCCAGACGCCGACGCCGGGATTCACGCTCGCGGCCGGGCCGATGAGGACCTTGGCGACGTATTTCGAGCCGAATGGCAGGTAGGTATCCCAGGATCCGCTCGCCCAGTCGCCGGAGGCGGGATTGACGCCGACTGCCTTGAATGCGAAGGCCACAGGGTCGCTGGTGGGGTTGACGGCGAGGCCGTTGTTGCCTGTGGCGGTCACCGGGATCGAGATGTAGTCGGTGGACAGGCTCGAGAGGCTGATCTGAGGCAGCTCGGTCTGGTTCACGGCGTTTCCACCCTCCACCGTGAGATCGGCTCGCCGGTTTCCCACCGATCGAGCGGTTCGGCGACGTTCCAGCGTGTGAACGCGCTTCCGGGCTCGAAAATCGCGGTCTGGCCGCTTTGGGCGGCCTGCGCGGGCGCGGGAACGGCGAAAAACCGTCCGCGAGCCGGCCGAAGGGCCGTTTTGCGGGTTCTGGGTCGCAAAACCGGCGCGGGAAGGGCTGGGAGCGTCGCGGCGGGCGGAATCGGCGAAAAACGGACGTTGCGAGGCCTCGGGAGGGCCTTGGGGACCATCCTTGCGGGCCGCAGGGTCTGCGGAGGCACGAGCGGAGCGGAAAACGGCGGATCGAAGTACTTTGCGCGTCGTACGCGGACGCCGCGCCACCGCCTGGACATCGCGGCCTCCTAATGGCGGGGAAAAGTGCCTGCCAGAGGTAGGGACGCGCCGATGATCATTCTTCGTGCTCGAATGTCACCGTGTAGAGGTGGTTCGCGGGCATCTGGTTGCCGATGTTGATGAATGCGAGCCCGTTTCCGGCTCCCTTGGTGACGAAGAGCTCTTCGAGTAGTTCGTAGGGCAGGTCGAGGCCGCTTTGCGAGTTGAACGACCACTCCAGCAGGTAGGGAGCGGCCCATGAAGCGACGGTCGGCACGGCGCTCCACGCGACGTCGAGGCCGGTGATCGCGGAGGCCGGGCCGTTCGGGTCCAGTGGCTGCGGAGTGTTAGTGGTGGTCGCTGTGCCGCGGGCGGTGGTGCGCACGGCCCCGATGGTCAGCTGTTGGCTGGTGGGTGCGCTCGCTCCGGCGCGGACGCCGACGGTGATGCGGCGCGGCTTGTATCCGGAGCTCGCGGAGGCGCACAGGTTCGCGAACAGCTGGTTGGCGGTGCTGCCGGTGGGCGCCGAAGCGGGCAGGGCGGCGGCGGATTCGACGGTTGTGACGTACCGGGCCACGGCGGCACCGTCCTCTCGAGGGAGTTGGCCGCCGCGGCGGCGGTTAGTAGAAGCCGCCGAGCTGGGTGGCTTCGCAGGCGACGTACACGCCGAGTCCGTAGGCGGAGGGGTTGCGCGCGGCGCCGGGAGCGACTAGGCCGCTTGCGGTGCCGTTGTGTGCGGCGTCGAGCAGCGACCCGGGCTGGGCGCCGAGGTCGGCGAGGATGTTGACGATCATCTGCTGCACGTTGGTGTCGACCGAGCCGCCGCCGGCGAAGGTTGAGAGTCGGTATGGGCTTGCGGCGCAGGCGAGGCGCCAGGTGCCGGCGCAGAACGCCAAGGCGCCGTTGGAGCGCATGTACAGGGTCGGGCCGATGTTGTATGTGCCGGAGCCGCTGTAGGGGTAGCCGACAGCGGAGGTGACGTTCACCGCGTTGTACGACTGGCTGTTGAGGCTGACCAGGTTCGTGGGTGTCGCGGAGCTGCCGGTGGCGACGTAGTCGAGTTCCTCGCCGAGTGTCGCTACGGACGCCGTGTATGTGCTCGCGCCGGTCAATCCGGCGATGTTCGCGGTGTTGCGGTAGCACGGCAGGGCGGCGTACGCGGAGCTCCACGTCGTGGAACCGCTGTTGTTCGCGGAGGCGAGGAACTGCTGGCCCAGCTGCTTTTCCTCGGGCCAGACCAGCGGGTTGTACGCGCCGGTGTCGCGCCAGGTGCCGGTGTAGCCGCCCGGGTCGATGCTCGCGCCGGAGACCGTGTCCTTGTAGCAGATCATGTAGCGATACGAGCTATCAGCCGTCGCGTAGCGGGTGCGCCAGAGCATGGTGTTGCTGCTGAAACTCGCGAGGTTGACGCCGCTGAGCAGCGCGTTCTCGATGGCCTGTCTCTGGTTCAACGTCCAGTACTCGGAGTGGCCGTTGATGATGACGATGCGGTGGCCCTTGAGGATGTTCGTGTTGCCTTCGAGGTCTGACATCGCGTAGTACGCGGTGTCGTATCCGTTTGCCTCAAGGAAGTTGATCAGCGCGAATTCGCTGTCCCAGATCGAGGTGATCGCATCGCTCGACTGGGTCGCCAGCGGGCGGTTGTAGGAAACGGCGCTGCTGCGGTGCGTGATGATGCCGTCGTTGTTGCCGCCGTACAGGTTCTTGCCCGAATAGGTCGATGCAGCGTCCGTCGTCGCGCCCCAGGCGTTGTAGGCCTGCCACGTCTGGTCGGCGGTGATGACGGCGACTGCGGCGGTTGAATTCGAGGGCGATCGGACGACGAACAGGCCCTGAGCGACGAACGCGGAGTTGTCGGTGCGTCGCCACAGCACGAGGTAGATGCCCGGTTGCGCGGTCGAGGGGATCGTCCAGGACGCGGTGGTCGACCAGGAGCACACGGTCGCGCCGAGGCTGTCGACGGTCGGGGCGCTCTGTGCGGCCGGTGTGCCAGTGACCTGAGCGACCTGGCGGGCGCCGAAGGGCGCGTAGCCGTACTGGCCGAGCCTGAAGATCGTGGCGGTGAAGCCTGCGGAGTTCGAGTCGACCTGCATGTTGACGGTCGATCCGGGCGCGTAGGACATCGCGTCGCAGTAGCCGGCGATGTTGGCGTTGGCGCCGACGCCGAACCACTGGGACTCGTGGGTGCCGGTGATCGAGTTCTCGGCGACCGTCGCGTTCGCGTAGCTGGGGTTGGTGGCAACGCCGGAGGTGTCGGTGTAGTACCAGGACCCGGCTTGCAGGGTCGCCGCGCTCAGATTGCCAGATGAGGCGGCGTAGGTGCCTGAGCCGGAGATGTCGCTGAGGGCGACCTGGCCCCACCATTTCGAGGACCAGTATCCGTTCTCGTAGACCCAGCCCAGTGGGGCGATGCCCCACATGCGGTCCTGCGCGGTGGTGTGCGTGACCGTGGAGTAGGCGAACGCGGAGACCATCAGGGTGTTGCCGGTGGTGGTGACGCCGCCGAGGGTCGCGATGTGGTTGGCGAGGGTCAGCGAGTTCGACACGGCGCTGTTGACGAAGCTTCCGAGGTTGTGGAACTCGTAGATGAAGCCCCTGACGGGCTGTGACCCGTTGAGGGTGACGGTGACGCTGGTTTCGCCGCTGCCGGTGGCCGCGTAGTCCTGGCAGGCGACTTCCATCGTGGACAGCGACGCGGCGCGCTTCGTCCATGCCGTGGCGCCGAATTTGCAGGTCACGGTAGCGAAGCCGTAACTCACGCAGATCAGTGTGTTTCCTGCGGCTGGCTGCGGGATCGTGACTGTGCCCGATGCGCCGAGCGACCAGGGGGTCTGGTTGACGATCTGCGCCACGCTGCGGCCTCCTCGGTCGCGGCTATGCGCTGATCTGCGTGCGCGGCGTGGCTCAGACGGCTAGTGCGGGCAGCAGTAGACCATCCAGGTCGTTCGGCGTGACAAGCCCAGGCAGCCGTCCGTCGCGGAAGAAGTGGATGCCGGCGTACTGCCATGCGGCATCGACCAGCTGTGAGCAGATCTCCCGGTGATCGTCCGAGAGGCGTTTGACCCACCATTCGTCGCCGTCGACGTGATGGCCCATGCGCTCCTGCGCCAGGCCCACGGCGAGCAGGTCGAGGATGTTGTACTTGTCGCCGATGCGGCTCTCGGCATAGTCGACGATCCGGCGGCGCTGAAGCGGCGTCGGGGTCAGGTCTGCGGGGAGCCTGCCGGTGGACCAGATCGCGCCGGGGTAGGACAGGATGCTGCTGTAGCGCACCCGGCGTAACGCTTCGAGGATCGCGCCCTCGGGGAACTGGCGGGTCGGGCCGACGTACAACCCGGCGTGGTTGACCTTGGCTTTGAGCCAGTTGCCTTCACCGTCGCGGGTCGCGGTAGCCCAGTCGATGATCTTCGCGGCGGTGCGGTCCAGCAGCGGGCCGCGGGTCGCGGTGACGAAGAAGTCGCCGAGCTGTGGAAGGTCGGCCATCGCTGCACCTCCCGGCGCTCGTACGGTGCGGATGCCGCCTGCCGCATCGCGCATGGGTCAGGTCGCGTAGATGTACGGGACGCCGCCTGCGCTGGACGGAGCCGTGTAGGTGGTGGTGCCGTCCGTGCCGGGCGCGCTCTGCGCAGCGGACGGGGAGACGCCGGCGAGCAGCGGGCTGGTGACGTTCATGTTGGTCGGCGCGGCGATACCCGACGAGGTCGGGTTGGTGGTGGCGGTGACCGACAGCAGGAAGTAGTACAGGCCGGTGTAGGTGGTCGTGTATGCCGCGGTCATCGCCGTGGTGACCAGGCTGTTGGCGGCGATCGCGGAGGTGGTGTGGTCCACGCTGTGCGCGCGCTGCACGCCGCCGGAGTCGGCGACCCCGAGCCACCAGTGCGTCGGGGTGCCCGCAGCGGTCGAACCGGTCACCCAGTTCAGGCTCGAGATCTTCGTGCCGGCGGGCAGCCACACGCCGGCCATGTACACGGTGCCGGTGGTGGCGCCGATGGCCTGCGCCGCGGAGTTGACCAGGGCGCGGGGGATCGTCTCGCCGAGGCACCCGGTGGGGGAGATGGAGAACTCCGACGGGGAGATCATCGCGCTGATCGCGCCGTTGGGGTCGCGCAGCCACGGCGTGCCGTTCACGCCGTAGGCGACGGCGCCGCCGCTTGGGTTGCCGGTTGGCGTGGTGGTGGCGTTGGCCAGCTCGATACCGCCGACCAGGTCGGAGCCGAGCGAGGAGGAGGATCCGGCGCGCAGGTTCTGGACGGCGACGATGTTGTTCGCGGCGCGGAAGGACTGCCCGGTCTGCAGCACGCCGGCCGCGTTGCGGCCCAGCGTGGTGTCGACTGCGCCGTTGCCCGGGCCCCAGGACATGTTGCCGGAGGCGTCGGTGGTGAACCGGTTGTTGGTGTCGCCGACGGTGCGGATACCGAAGGCGATCGAGGCGCCGCCGGTTTCGATCAGCTGCCAGTCGGAGTTGAGGACTCCGGTGACCGTGGTCGCGTTGGTCAGCGACATCAGGCCGGTGGCGCTGCTGCCGGTCTGTACGTTGGCGGTCGCGTTGCTGGGTGTGTTGCCGGCGAACTGGGTTCCGTTGTCCGCGGTGCAGTTGCGCACGGCGAAGCCGCCGGTGTTCGTCCCGAAGTTGATGTGCGCGCCGGTGGGGGTGGCGCCGCCGGTGTAGGAGCCGCGTACGTTCTCCAGCGTGACGGTGGCGCCGGCCAGTGGCGCGTTGACGGTGACGCCGTTGGCGACGACGGCGGCCGCGGTCGCGTTGAAGATCAGGATGTCCTCGAGGCACCCGAACTGGGGCCCGAAGGTGATCACGTCCTGGGCGGTCGAGTAGCCAGAGAAGAATCCGCCGGCATAGGCGTGCATGTTCTTCACGCGGATGTCGCGGGCGGTGGTGTCCACGAAGATGTGCGGGCCGCCGTTGATGTTCGCGGTCTCGATCTTCGTGTTGACCAGGTAGATGCTGTAGGGCTGCCCCGAGTTGACGCCCAGGCCGCGTTCCATGCGGATCGCGCCGGTCTTGTACTGCTCGAAGCGGCAGCCCAGCAGGTAGATGTTGTTGGTGGTATCCGCGCTGTAGCCGAACCCTGAGGTGGCGGCGCTGTTGCGTAGCCACAGGTTCGGGGCGGTGGTGTTCGCGGTGGTCGAACCATTGGAGTCGAACACGCAGTGGTAGTAGCGGCTGTCCCAGTATTCGGCGCAGTCCTGCGCCACATCCGCGCTGTTGGCCCAGCGCACCCGGCTGAAACTCAGGTCATCGGCGTAGTAGGTCTGCATGAGCGCGCCGGTGAGGTTGTTGCCGCTCAGCAGCAGGTCTTCCAGGCCGCAGTATTCGCAGTGCGTGGCGCCGGTGGTGTCGGTGGACGGCCCGGACATCGACAGGATCGGTCCGGCGGAGGAGCGTTTGATCACGGAGGAGCCGGCACTGTCCCCGATCCAGCGGATGTTCTTGTCCCCGGTGGTGCCGTTGTTCCAGACGATCGCGGCGGTGGTCGAGCTGACCGGGGCGACCATGTAGGTGCCGGGCGGGAAGTAGACGACTCCGCCGCCGGCGGCGCGGGCCGCGGCGTGCGCGGCGTTGATCGCGGCGGTGTCGTTGGTGGAGCCGTCGCCTTTCGCGCCGTACGCGGCCGCTTTGACGTTGAACCAGGCGCTCACGCCTGCGATCGGCGCGATGCTCGTGGCGAACAGTGTGCCGCCGACGACGAACGAGCCGTCGGTCTTCAGGACGCCGGCGGCGGACCGGTAGAGGTCCGTGTCCAGGGCCGCGTTTCCAGGGCCCCACTGGTGTTTGCCGCTGGTGTCGATCGAGAGGCGCTGGTTGGTGTCGCCGGAGACGTTGGCCTGCAGGAACGTGCCGTTGACGGCCTGCTGGTAGCTCTGCACGCCGGCCCAGGTCTGGGAGACGGCGAGCTGGCCGTAGGTGTTCGGGGTGATCGTGGTCGGCACGCCGGGCGGCAGCAGTTGCGAGAGATCGACGGTGGTGCCGTTGCCCGCGGTGTGCGGGATCGAGACGTTCGCGTACGAATACGGCCCGGAGGAGAGGGCCGTGAGGTTGACGGTGACGGTGTAGCCCCAGTTCGTGGGGCTCATCGCGGCGTTGTCGGTGCACGGCAATGTGATGCTGAACGCGCCGGTCGACGGGCTCAGCGTCGCCACATAGGGGACGCGGCCGATGATGGCGCCGCCAGCGGCGTCGTAGATGTCCACCGGCGGCGCGAAGGAGACGCTGCCGATCAGTGGGTTGCCGTTGGAGTCCAGGAACTCGCCGGTGACCGTGATCGTGGTCAGATTCGACGGGATCGACACCGGCCACCGCCCCTCGCGCTAGGAAGTGCGGGGCTACGGGGGCGTTGGGCTGATCGGCGCGGGAGACTGGGCTGCGCAGCGCGCAGGCCGGCTGGTTGGCTAGGCGCGCAGCAGACGGCAGGTGACCATGAGACCCAGCGGACTCGGGTAGAGCACCTGGTAGCGCAGCGGCGCCGGCAGCACCTCGAAGCCCAGCACGCCGCCGACCTGGTCGAACGTGAGCTTCGCCGGATCCGCCATATCCAGCAGCATCAGGGTGACGCGCACGATGTCCGGTGCGTCGGCGTGCTCCAGATACAGCTGCCCGTCCGCGAGCTGACGGATCTGCGGATCCAGGGCGAGATGCTCGACCATCTCGCCGTGGTAGGGGTGGCGGCGGCACCAGCCCAGCACCGTCCCGGACAGCATCACGCGAGGCGGTACCAGCGCGTCGTGCAGCGACACCGTTTCAGCTGCCATCGAACACGTACACGGTCGGGACGGCGTGGTGCATCCGGCAGTTCGGGTCGTCAGCGAGCGTCCCGCCGGCGATCGGCTGGCAGGAACACACGAGGCTGATCACCTCGCCCGGCTTGACGTGTACAAGCTGCGGCGCCATGTGCCTCGTCGAGCCCGGTGTGGGCACGTTGAAGGAGAGCTGGTAGTGCCTGCCCTCGGCGAGCTGCACCGCCGGATCGAACCGGATCTCCTGCCAGGGGCCCGGCCGCGGATTGATCCACGACTGCGGCAGCACGTAGTCACCGGCGCCGATCACCGCGCTCTGCGCACCCGGAGGAATCCATCCGCCGGTCGCGAGCGGTTCCTGCGCCGCAGCCGGTTCGGGGCCAGTGGACGGCGGATCCGTGCGGGGCTGGTCGCTCGGATCGGACGGCGGATCGTCAGCCGGCGGCGGTGGGTCGCGTCGCTCGTCCAGGCCTTCCGCGGCGCGCGCTTCGTCGATGCTGGTCGCTTGCCCGGACAGGGGATCGGGCGCCTGGTGGATGAGCATCTTCTCCAGGCACTTGATGAACGCCTGGGCCTCGCTGACGCTGATGTCCTCGACGGTGATCGCGTCGCCGTTACGTGCATCGACCCGCAGGTCCCAGCTGCCGTGGCTACCGGGATGTCCGGTGATGTGGTAGCCGCTCGCGTTGAGACACGGCATGAGGCTGTGCTGGCGGGGAGGCCGCATCGCGCTCAGGCCCTCGCCACAAGCCCGTCGAGCTGCCGCGCGGCACGCTGCGTGCGCTCGTTCGGCTCGTCGCGCTCCTCGTCCGCGTCGTCCTCATCCGGGGCTTCCCCGGCCGCGGCGCACTCGTTGACGTGGGATTCGGACGGCGGCATCACGCCGAGCACGTCGACCAGGACGTCGAGCAGCGCCTGGCGGTACTCGCTCGGCTCCGCGGAGGCGGCCGTGCGCTCGGTATCCCACAGCACCGCAGAGCGCAGCACGCGAAGCTGCGCGTCGTTGACCACGAAGACGCGCTTGCCCGGGATGGTGCGCACGCTGAGCACGTCGCCGGCGTTGTAGGCGGCCGCCCGGAACCCGTCGGCATAGAAGGTGACGAACCCTTCGCCGTACTCGAAGTAGTGCGCCTCGACCTGCGTCTCGAACAGGTTCTTGAAGGTGACCTGGAACACGGTGAGGTTCGTGGCGGCGCCCGTCGTGTTCGGCTTCCCGACTTCCGGGGCCAGGTCGCGGTGGAGACCCGTGGCGCGGTCGAAGAGCGGGCCTGCGGTGAAGCCGGCTACGCGGTAGCGGAACAGGCCGGTGCGCAGCGCCTGGCTGAAGTACTCGTGGTGGAGCTCCGGCTCGAGCCTGTGGCCGACCGGCAGCGGCGCGCCGTTCGCGTCGACGAGCTGCTCGGCTACGAGCCACAGTTCGTAGTTGCCCGCGGAGGGGCTGGTGTCGAAGTGCATGGAGACGCCGAGCACGCCCCTGATCGGGTCGTGCGTGTCGGCCCGCATGATCGAGCACAGGTGCGGGCGCGCGGGCAGCTCGGTGATGTGCGGCAGGTCGACGATCACGCTGATGCCCTGGTCGATCGGCGGCCCGGGGCGGCGGTTGACGGTGAGCATCAGGCTGCGTTCTTCCTGTCTGGGGTGGCGGAGACGGCCGCGTGGCGAGCGCGGCGGGGCTGGCCGTTGCGGCGGATACCGAGGGCGCGGCGGTCGGCTTCGCTCATGCGGCGCGCCGGGTTGATCACGGCGCCGGTGACCTGGTCGAGCGCGTAGTCCTGGTCCTCGAGGCTCACGCGCAGCCTGAAGGACTTGCGCTCCTTGCCGCCCGCAGTTTTCTCCGTGATCGGGATCAGGGAGCGGCGTACGACGAACCGGCGGCGCGGCTCCAGTCGCGCTTGGGCTAGGCGCAACGCCTCGGTGTTCGGGGACGCCATGGCCTACAGGTCCTTCGCGGCGTCGGCCGCCAGGTCCGAGCCGACCTCGGCGACGATCTGACCGGCGCTGTGCGCCGCTTCGGCTTCGACTGGCGCGGCCGCCTTCTCGGCGTTCGACTCGACTACGTGAGCCGCGCTGTCCGCTTCCTCGGTGACGGTGTGCACGTCATCGGCCGCCTCGTGGCCGACCTGTTCGGCCTGGGCGACGACCTCCTGCTCCGCGGCGTGCGTCTTCGCGGCCAGGTCGTGACCGAGCTCGTGTAGCCGCGGGTCCTCGTGGTGGATCAGGTGCTCGGCCGCGGCCTTGACGCGGTCGAAAAGCTCTCCGAGATGAGACATGAGCTGCTCCGGTTCTGGGGTTTCTGGGGTGGAGTCGTACAAGGTGCGGGAACGTGAACGGCCGGCCACAGTGCGGATGGCCGGCCGAGCTCAGGAGGGATAGTGCGTGGTGACGAGCGATCACCAGGAGCCGGACCAGTCGCCTGGCCCGTCCCACATGCGCTCGACGACGTCGCGGGTGCGGTGCTTGTCGCACAGCGGCGCGCTGAAATGGCAGGGCGGGATCGTCGCGCCCTTCTTCGTGGGCACGTCGCAGGTCATCGCGCGGTCGGCGCCCATCGGCGCGCGGCAACCGGACCAGTCGCCGAAGCTCACCTCGAGCCGCAGCTTCTCCAGTAGCCGCTGCCGCATGTGCGCGTACGCCTGCTCGCGGGTGTCGTGCCCGATGCGGGCCCACGCCGGGTGCTCGTCCCGCTCAGGTCCCGGGGCGCCGAGGACCTCGACCATCGAGTCCGCACAGCACTGCACGTGGCGGCCGTGGTCGTTGCCGCCGGTGTACACCCACTTGCCGGCGCGCGGCCCGCGCTCGAGCTGCTGCACGGTGTGGTGCTGCACGATCAGGCCTCCTCATGCCGGCGCAGGCGCAGCGGATTGCGCGGCCCGGGGTAGCGCTCGTTCGCCTCGGTCACGCTCTGGATCTGAAAGTCGATCGGCAGCCCGGTTTGCTGCTTGGCCAGCACGCTGATCGCGGCGCACACCAGCGACCACTTGCTGTCGCCCTGGTTCGCGGTGCGGTAGCCGGGGAACAGCGCGTGGAACGCCTCGTCCTGCATCAGCAGGCGCACATCCACGTCGCGCCAGCTCTTGCCGCGGAACGCGGACCCGACCAGGTACGCGGTCGCTCCGAACGCCTGGTGCAGCCACTCGCCGAACGCGTCCAGCAGGATCGCCGCAGGCATCCCCACGCCGACCTGGATCGGTGCCGGCGGCTCCGGAGCGCTCAGCAACTCAAGGAGCTGCGTTTCACCGCCGAGCTGCGCCATCGCATCATCGGTCTGCTTCGGGGTCCACGCGAACCGCTTGGCGCACTGCACATAGACCGACAGAACCCTGCCGGCGTCCGCGTCGCTGCCCGATGCCTCGACCGGTGCGGTGCCCTGGTGGCCCGTCGGCACGAGGTCGTCGTCGAACACGATCCGCGTCTGCCCACCGTGCCCGTGCACCGCCTCGGCGTGCGCCATGCTCGCCCAGTTCACCGTCGATGGCCGCTCCCCGCGCCAACGGATGGTGGCGGATCCGTCCGGCCACAGCACTCCGTCGGCGACGCGGCCGGTCCCGGATACGCCGCTGATGTCCACGGCGCGCTCGAGACGGAACGTGCGAGGGCCGTTCGCCTCGGCGATCACGCCCTTGACTTCCACGCCGTCGCACTCGGCCGCTGGCTCGCTGGTCACGTGATGGGGTCCGCGTCGCGCAGCTGGTTGTAGGCCTCGGTCCACCAGATTTCGAGGCCTTCGACGGTGTCCGGGTGGGGGACGCCGGGGTGAGGCCAGTACGCGGGCTCGATGCCGAGGATCAGGATCCGGAAGTCGCAGGCGAAGATCTCGCTGATCGAGTTGTGCCAGTTGCCGCCGGCGCCATGGTGCCGGACCACGTCGAAGTCCAGGCCGCGCAGCTTCGCGTACTCGGGCAGGTAGGAGTCGTCCTGCAGGTGTTTGCCGCCGCGCAGGCTGCCGAGCATCCAGCAGATGTGGTGCCCGTACTCGTGGCCGACCAGGTACTTGGTCATGGCCGGGTGCGGTGGGATCCGCTTGCCGGAGAACACGATCAGGCCGGCCGGCGTCTTGCGGACGCACTCGCCGCCTTCGTATTCGCGCAGATAGGCGTTCATCGAGAACCCGTTGGTGCGGCTGACCTCTTCGCGGTTGGCCAGGTGGATCTCGACGTCGTAGAGCGGTGGGCAGACCTCCGCGGCATACTCCGCCGTGGCCCGGGCCAGCTCCAGGTCATGCGGGTAGGCGGGGAACGGGTCGTAGGTGCCGCCGTGCCCGAACTTGTTCGACCAGCTCAGGGAGCTGTCGCGGAACGACCAGTTGCCGACCTCGGTCAGATCCAGGCGTTCAACGCGCAGCTCGGGCACCGAGTCACCTGCTCTCAACGACTCAAGAGCACGTGTTGCGTATTCGCAACATTGGTGCAGTGGTGGCCAGATGTTGCTTTGATGCAACACCGTGATCGCTCGTTTAGAGCCGTTCGGCGACGCCGATGGCGAGCTGGGCTGCGTAGACGAGGATTGCTTCGGCGGTCGCTGCGGCGATCAGGGCGAGGAACCCGAGCCCGACGAGCGCGGTCGCGACGATGCGGGGGCCGCGCTGGTTCATCGCGACCGCCTTCCCGGTGACGGGTGGAGTTCCCGCGCGCCCTCGCCCCCAGTGCGGGGACGCGCGGGAAGAACGGGATGCCGTGCGGGGCTGCCGGCACGGCGCGGCATCCGCCGGCACATCGGCGGACCAGGCCATTCGAATTCTGTGCGGCGGTCGGTCGGCCCGGCGTCGTCGGCTTCCCCGGGTTCGCCTTCGCGGCTTGCCCTCCGCCTCGACCGAGCTGACCGCCGGGGTTTCATGAACGCTGCCGGTTTCGCGTGTGACCGCTGCCGGTGCGTGCTCTCCGCCGCTTCCCACGGCGACGGCGAGACTGTGCATCCGGGCCGGTGCCGCCCGATTCTGGGTCGGGTGCAGGAGTTCGCAAGAGCTCGCCGCGTACGTTGCGCGGGTCATGGCTGATGCGCCTGCACAGCGCCGGACCGGACGTATCAGGCCGCGTCCGCTTCGAAGGTGCCGCGCGCGAGCCACTGGTCGAACTCGCCGGCGGCGCGGGAGTCGCGAAGTGTCCAGGTGCCGTCGTGAGACACCTCTACGATGTCGCCGTTGCCGAGCACGACTTCGACCTTCTCGTCCGGTTCGAACACGACCTTCACCGTGCCCTGGTACTGGTCGACGGACGCGTGCTTGTGGATCTGCACTGGGGACTCCTGATCGTGTGTCAGCGATTGCTGATGCGGTGTGACGCCGACCGGATTCGAACCGGTGCTGGCCGGATTGAAGGTCCGGGGTCCTGGACCGCTAGACGACGGCGCCGCGCCCCGGACCGGATTCGAACCGGTGCTGGCCGGCTGAGAACCGGAGATCCTAGGCCGCTAGACGACCGGGGCAAGGTTCGGCGAGGGGCAGAAAGCCGAAGGCCCCGTGGGCTGTGTATGCACCCGCGGAGCCTTGGTTAGGGCGACCGCGCGCGGTGCACACGACGCCGAACTATGACGAAGTGTGCGCCACCCTACCCACCAGCGTCAATGACCTCGTCCCCGGACGGAGTGTCGGTGGTCTTCGCGCGCGGCCGGCCGCGGCGGGACGCCTGTCGGGTGGCGCGCTCGACCTCGAGGACCTCGCGCTCGATCAGCACCTGCTGCGGCGGATCGCCCTGCAGCGTGACCTTGCGCAGCCGGCCGTCGTGGATCCACCGCTCGATCGTGCGGTCGCTACGTCCCGTCAACTCCATGGCCTGCTTAATCGTCAGCGGGCGCAGCAGCGGATCATCGCGGTCGAACCCGGGCGTGGTCATGCTGCACCTGCGAGATCGTCCACGAATGATGACTGACTGGCTTCGACACCGACGATTGGCGCGGTCGAGAGAATCGCCAATGGCGGCTGGCCTGTGCCGGGACAGTCGTGCACCCGCATCACGCCCTTCTCCGTCACTGAGATCAGGCGTGTGCACACTGGGCAGCGACCCCGAGGCCGCGCGCTGAGACCCACGGCGCTACGCTGCGCCTGATCCCGCAGTTTACGGATCTGCTCGGCCTGATCGGCGATGGTACGGTGCGCTCGCGCGAGGTCCCGCTCCAGCCTGTTGAGCTCCGCCCGTTGCGTGTCCTCTCGTTTCCACATGCGGCATGGCGAGCACCGCGGGATGCGCTCACGCTTATGCCGATTCCAGCCCTCGCGGGTGCCGCACTCCGGCCAGCGCGGATCGTCCTTGCTCGGTGGCAGTTCCTTCGGCGCCTTGGCCCGCGCGCCGACCTTGCGCCGGTTTACGGCGGCGGCGGCCTCGTCGGTCGTAGTGTCCAGGTAGACGGATGTCACCGAGATGTCGGAGTGGCCGAGGATATGCGCGATCAGCGCCGGGTCGGCCTTCGCCTCGCGGGCGAGCAGAGTTCCGGTGGTGTGGCGCAGGCCATGCGGCACATAGTGGCGGCCGAGCGCGGACTGTGCGCAGCGCTCCACGATCCGGCGGACCATCGCAGCGTTGAAACGGTGCCGGTCCGGCGACAGCAGAAGCGCTTGCGCGTCGCCCTTGATGAGGTGGTGATTCTTGTCGTAGCGGTCAGGCGTGCCGGCCGGCTGCGGGCGCCACTGGTCGATGTAGTCGCGGATCAGTGTGGCGCAGGCGTCGGTGAGCGGAACGGTGCGTGCCTTGCGGCCCTTGCCCCGGCGGATCTGGGCCACCCAGTGGCCCGCGGGGTCGGCTTCGATGTCACCGAGGTCGAGGTTCTGCACGTCGCCGTTACGTAGCCCTGATTCGCCGGTGAGCCGGATCACGATCTCGTCGCGCACCCAGGCTCCGCGGTCGCCGCGGTAGGAGCCTTTGCCGGTGCGGGCCGCCGCGATGAGCGCTTCGAGTTCCGGGCGGCTGAGGGCCGCGCGTTCGGGTCCGGCGGTCTTGCGCGGCAGTGGAGGTGCGACGGTGTCGCGCATCGGGTTCTCCCGTAGCCACCGGTTGGAGTCGGCGAACGCGAAGAGGCCCTTGGCGGACTTGTGGCAGTGGCGAAGCGTCGCCGGGCCGGCGCCCTTCTGGACGTAGGTCGGTCGGCGGGCACCGCTGGAACGGTAGTGCGCGAGCCATGCGACGATCTCGCTTGCCTCGACGCTGTCGCAGGTGCGCTGGGGGCCGAGGTGGTCGACGAGTCGCCGGGAGTAGGCGAGATAGCCGCGGGCGGACTGGGCGCTGAACGTGTCGGCGTCGACGCGGGCGAGCAGGTGCTTCTCATACGTACGCCACGCGTCGTCCAGGGTGACAGTGAGGTCGAGTTCTCGGGGTGCGGCCATCACGAGCTCCGGTTAGGGCAGGCAGTATGGGTTTCGGTGCACCAATGCAGCCCGGCCCAGGTGATGCCGCCGGGCTTGAGGGCTCCGAGCGCGAGGCCCGTGGCGATGGCGTTGAGGAGCCGAGAGCGTTCCGCGCGGTGACCGCGGTCTGAGAAGCTGCCAGGATTGGTGAGACGGTCGCCGTATTCGGCGATGGTGTCGGCCAGTTCGCCGGACTCGCATTGGGCGCGAGTGAGTTCGCCGGGGTGGTGCATGAGCCGCAGGATGTGCAGCGGCACGAGTCCGGTGAGGATTTCCAGGGTCATCGGGTGCTGGGTCGCCTCGGTCATGCCGCCGCTCGCTTCGCCGCGCGCCGTTCTCTCGCCGCGGCCGCGTAGGCGGCTCGGGCCACGGCGTCGGCTTCGCTCGTTGCTGGACGCGCCGCGATGCGTCTGTCGGGTCGGCGCTTGGGCGCTGTTTCGCCCTCGTACCAGAGTTCGTCGAACGCTGTGCGTGCGCGACCGATCAGGGCTCTGAATGTCTGCGGTTCGATGCCCAGAGCTCGGGCGGCGTCGACATAGTCGTCACGAGCCGCGAGGGTGGCGAAGGCCGCACGTTGTCGTGGGGTGAGCGCTGCCAGAACCTGGTCGACGGCGAGACGCTCAACCACTGCTGATTCGGGTGATGGTTGCACGGCGCCGAACCAGGACCAGTAGGTGGCGAATTTCGAACCATCGTTGCTCGAATCGCGTCGCGCGCCATGCGTCTGCAGGTGGCCCTTCACTTCTGCGGAGAGTGCGCGCCGACCGGCTTCGAGCAGATCGATGATGCTCGGAGGTTCGCTGGCGGCGCATAGATGCTCGACGATGCCGTGCCATGCGGTGTCGTGTTGGTCGCGCCGGTCGCCCGCCGGCCACCATTGCATGTTGTTCGACACGACCCTGCGGGCGAGCTGGTCGAGGTCGCTCAGGGTGTAGCCGTAACGGATTTCGATCGACGTGCCCGTCACGATGAACTCCGCTTGCACTGGGCTAGTCGCTTGACCTTGACTGCCGATCTCGGCACACCGTTCTCGACCATCAGCTCGGCCAGCATGTGCGCGTCCTCGCGGCTATCCGAGGCGACGTGCCAGCTGCATCCCGCGATGGACGGCATGAGACATGTCATGCGCGGTGTGGGCTCGAAGCGAGCGGAGAACAGCGCCCACCATTCGGCGCCGTGCCTCGTCGCGAAAACTACGCACTCGTTGACCCAGACTCCCCAGTCGTTCAGTGGCGTCGCGGCCGCGGCGGCCGAGGGCGGAGCGAACAGTTCGAGTTGGACGATTCTCACGAGTCCGCTCCGTCCGGATCGGCGTTTCCTTCGGATTCGGGGGACCGGCTACCGCCGTCGGAGAGGCACGGCGAGATGTCATCGCGGTGTGTTTCGCAGGAGCCGTAGCTGTCAAGCACGCACTCCTCGGATGCTGTATCGCGGCTGGAATCGCTCGGCGCAGAACACCGCGGCACGGGTCTATCCGGATCTTCAGGTTCTGGGATGCCGTAGTACTCGCGCACTTCGGCGGGCCACCGGCGGCCGTGGTGGGCCAGCAGGGAGAGCCACCGGGTCATCTGCTCGGGCGTGTGGCGGGCTCCGCAGGCGCGGCAGCGTGTCAGGCCGGTGGCCTTCTTCTCCCAATCCAGCTCGTACTCCAGGGCCATCAGGTCGCAGTCCGGGCTCGGGCACGGGATGGTGGGACGCCGTTCGGGGTGCCGCTCGTCCTGGTGCGTGGCGCGCTGCAGGCGCCGCTCGAGGCCGGCGATACGGTCGGCGAACCCGCGGGCGCTGGTCTCGGTGTGCCGGCCGGTCTCCGGATCCGGGCCCTCGTCGTCGTCCGGGCGGTCCGTGAGGAACCAGTCGACCTGGCGGGTGAGGAACGCCGCGGCGTCCTGCAGCGCGCGGCCGCGGCGCACCGCCACCGGGCGCGGGCTGAAGCTGCGCTCGTAGCGGACCTGGTCCTCGTAGCCGGTCAGCGTCGACCACACCGTGTCGATCAGCAGCGTGTACGCCTCGCGGTCGTGCAGGGGCTTATCGCCGGTGCCGGAGACGCGTTCGGCCTCGGCCGGTGTCGCGTTCGCGACCTCGAGCTGAACCAGCACCGTGAGATACGGCATCCCCAGCAGCGCGTAATAGAGCTTGTTGCGGCACGCGGTGCACCACACCGGTTCGCCGTCGATCGGCACCAGGTCGTGTGGCACCGCGTCCTGCAGGCGCACCGCCTGGGCGGCACGCCACGGGTCGTTGCAGCGGCCCGGACACGGCTTGCGCAGCGGCACGGACGGCTGGGACGCGTAGAGCTGGTCGGCGTGGCGACGCGACGCGCGGGACTCGATGCGGGGCATACGGCGGCTCCTGACCTGGCCGGGGGATAGCCTGGAGTCAGAGCGGCGTAAGAGGGTCGATGACAAGGCGTTCCGGTTCGCGGCCGGGACGCCCTTCGATCTTCTGGGGCGAGTGTGACCCCTGCTGATCAACGCAGCAAGCAGGTTCGAAGATTCCGGCGCGCCGAACGGATGCAAGTCCAGTTGCACCCTCGGGGACCAGGGGCAAGTGATAGGCCGGTTTCGTTGGCCTGAGGAGAGCAACGGTGGCAATGCCCGACGCGCAGGACTACCAGGACGACGACGAGCCGCAGCCGCGCATCGCCTGGCACCGCAGGCGCCGCTCACCACCACCGCGATGGCTGCGTGACCTGCGTCGAGCAGTACGGGAGGACGAGGAAGATGCCTGACTCAGCAGTGATCGACGAACTGCTCGCGTCTCGATACGCCCGGGCGCTCGAGGGATCCCGTGAGCGCGCCGACAAGGAGATCGGGGTGTGGATCGTGCGGCAGTAGGCTGACGGCGCGGAATGCCGGGCATCCGCCTGGTGAAACTGCCGTCGAAGACGCTGGGTCGGGAGCTGACCGGGTGACGCCGAGCTGGTGCCGGGCGACGGAGCCGGATACGTCCCAGGGGCACTGCCCGGGTTCCGCGTACAGCCCGCGGGTTTTTCGGACTTGGCTCGAGGTCCTTGTCTGAGCCCGGAGTGCGGGGTTGGATTGCCTGCAACCGCCTTCTTGTGAGGTCGGGTACCGGAGCCGATCCTTAGTCGGGGTGCAGTGCTCGGTGCGGAGGTCTCCCACGGCTATGGGAGACCTCCTTTTCGTCTGTTGGGTCGTCTATGAGGTTCATCCAGGTCGATCCCATAGACGACCCAACAGACGGGCCGATCGGACCTCACGGTCTGTCTGAGGTGGCGAGCAGCGATTTGAAGTCCGTGCCGACCAGGCGCAGTCGCGCCTCGATCGCTAGTAGGTCAGCGCTGGAAAGCGACACAAGCATCCCTGCAGCGAGAGATCGGTTCCCCCGCTCGACTGCCGCCATGAGCAGCTCGAAACGGGCTGTGCCTTCGGTGCTTACGTCGTAGGCGTTCACGGGGCATGCGTCCGGTGCAAGTAGATGCCGCCGCCGAGTGAGATGACGTTGCCTGCCTGTGCTTCGTCGGATAGCCACGTGTGGACCGTCTGGCGTACACAGTCGATGCCCGCCTCGTTCAGGCGCCGCGTCAGTTCGCTCGGCCCGAGGCCGGCTCGGCCGGCCGCTTCGAGGATGCCGAGCATGCGGGCGCGGCCAGGATGCACAGCGCGGGCGTTGCCCGTCACGTCGGTCAGGTCGCGTTCGAGGTCGGCGAACATAGCGTCCACTTCGGTTTTGGAGAGCTTCGCGTTTCCGCGCGGGATCGGAATGCCTTGGCCGGTGCGGTAGGTGGGCCGGGCGTCTGCGGGCGGCTTGGGGATGAGGGGGAGTGTCGCGGCCGCGACGGGCGCCGCCGCCACGCTGGTGGCGAGTTGCTTGGCCGGCAGGACGCTGCCGTCGACCAGGTGTCCGGCGCGTTCCCACCGCTTGGTGTAGACATCGCCGAGCGCGGACTCGAGGGAAGGTTCCAGGCCTGGGCGGATGCGGGAGCGGCGTTCGGCCAGCGTGGAGATGCGTTCGAAGACGACCCGGAAACCCTTGACGGGCACCGGGGTGACATCGCCGTCGCGTACGTACATCGAGCCGGGATGCCTCAGTGCGGCGATGGCGGCGGCGCTGGCCGTCTCCCCGGTGACCAGGCGCGCGTCCTCGACCGAGCTGACGCCGAGCGCGATGCGTCGCGGGCACTGGCTGATCAAGTCGCCGCTGCCGGTCATGGTGACCGTGTTGCGCTGGGTGATCAGGATGGGGTCGACCGCTTCAGAGCGGCCGAGTTGGGTGATGGACATCAGGAGCGATCGGGGCTTGGACGCTGCTTCCGCGTGCATGCCGACGAGTGTGGCGACCTCCTCGCAGAGGATGATGATCGCGGGTTGCTCAGCGGTGGGTTCGATCATCTCGCCGCCGGCGCCGGAGTGGGCGCGGATCTGCACGGCCTTCAGAGCGGTCTCCAGCATCAGGTTGGCCTCGTCGACCGTGGTGGCGACCCAGTCGACGACGGGCCGGGCGGTGCGTCCTTCGAGCCAGGGCGCGAGCCAGGGGCGCGCGGTGCGCCCGCCCTTGAGGTCGATGACCCAGATGACCACGTCGACGCAGCGGGCGAGCTGGGCGATCAGCACGTTGGCGAGGTTGCTCTTTCCCTTGCCGCGCAGACCGGCGATGATCGTCGCGATCTGGCGCCACAGCAGCTGGAATTCCTCGCCTGTCTCGTCGACGCCGACGGGGAACGGGCGGTTGACGCTGATCGGGGTGTCGTCGTCGGGCAGGTCGATCGTCTCCGCCATCACGTCGCGGGTGACGACGTGGACCTGGACCAGGGAGGCGTCTTCCCCGGGTACGACGCGCACGCAGCCGCGTTGGACGGCGAGCACGACTTCCAACTGCTTGATCAGGCCCCTGATGCGTTCGTAGGTGACGTGCCCGTGTGCGGGAAGTTTGAGGATCTTGACGTATCCGGCGCGGCTTTCCAGGGTGCGCTCGACGTCGATGCCCGGGGCGCCGAGGGCGGCGAGCATGCCGGGCCAGTCGCCGCGCGCGGCTTTCTTGCCGACCAGGCGGCTGGCGTTCTCCAGTGCTGCCCGCCGCTCGCGGCGGTCGGCCGCGGTCACGGCCCAGTACATCGGGCCGAGTAGCACGAGCAGGATCGCGAAGGGGATGGCGGCGCGGGAGGTGAACGGGGAGACGGCCTGCGCCCAGGCCATCCACGCGGCGGAGGCGAACAGGGTGACACCCAGGTGCATCAGGACGGTGGGGTGTGTGCGTCGTGCGATCGCGGCGAGCGTGACACCCATGGCGGCGCACACGGCGATGGTGTCGATGGCGAGGGGTCGGTGCCAGAAGGACGCGGCCATGGCCGCCGTGTAGAGCGCGGAGGCGTAGCCCAGCGGGGTGGTGACGGCGCTGTGCACCTCGAGATCGAGGACGCCGGAACGGTTGACGGTCATGGTCGCGGTCTCCTTCCGGGACTACTGGTTGGAAACGTCCCAGTGCTGCTCGTTGGGACGGGGGCTCTGCAGGCGGGTGATCTCGGTGTCGTGGGCCATGCGGAAGAGCTGCTCGGTCTGGCGTGCCCACTCGCCGAGCGTGCCGGCGTGGCCGGCGAGCTGCTGGAGATGCTCGGTGACGGCGATGTCGACGGGTTCTTCATTGGCCCAGCGCTGGGCGACGGTGGAGAGGGACTGGCCGAGCGTGGTGAGCATCTCGTCGAGTCCGCCGAGGAACCCTGCGATCTGCGTCATGTGCTGTGTTTCGAATCCGGCGATGTGTTCGCGGATGGCTTCTGTGACGGCTGCTACGCCGATATCGGCGGTCTCTGCCATGGGAGGGCTCGCTTTCGGTAGGCCCGGGGCGGCGATGGGGCGTCCGGGTTTGGGGATGGCCCCAGGTGCGGTTTTCTTTGCGGGCGGGGCGGTTGTTTTGCGCGCTGGGGAGTTCTTCGGCGGGCTAACTGGTTTTCCTGGGGCGGCTTTGGCTGTTTTCGCCGGTGGCTTCTTGGCGGTCGCCGCCCTGGGCGCGGTGGTTTTCTTCGGCGTGGGGTCGATGAACTGCGTGTAGCGCTTTCCGAGGGCGATGCCGTTGCGCCATCCGCGGGCCATGCGGCGGGTCACGGTGCGCGCCGCACGCCGCGCCTGGACGGTTCTCGTGGCGGCTCGGGTGCGGCGGGCCGTGAACGTTGCGGCCATGCTGCGGCGTGCCGCGTTGCGGCTGGCTCGCGCGTGGGCGCGGCCGGTTGATAGTCCGCCGTGCCGGCGCCCGTGGCGGATACCAGGATGGCTGGCACGGCGGGGTGCGGGCGCCGGTGAACGGCCGTGGTGGCGGCGCACCGTGCGTCGTAGTGCGCTCGGGGCGCCGGCGGTCGCGCGGCGGGGCGCAGCGCGGGTGGCGGGTCCGCCTGGGCGGCGCGAAGCTCCGGTGGGCGCCGCGCGGATGGACCTTCGTCGTACCGGTGCGGCACGGCCGGCCGAAGGCCGCGCCGTCGTGGACGCGCGCTTCGTGATGCTGCGCGCGGCCGCGGCGCGAGTGCGCGAGCCCGAACCCGAGCGGATACGGCGGGTACGGCGCGGTCCCGGCTTGCGTTTGGCAATTGCGACCACGCCGGAGGCGACGACGGCCAGGCCGCCGACCACGCCGCCGGCGACGGGGGCGCCGGCGACGTGCGCGAGCGTGGCCGCGCCGCCTACCGCGGAGACGGTGGTCCCGTGGATGGCCACGCGGCGCATGGAGTGCCGCTTGGGTTCGGCTGCCTCCCGGTCGGCGCGCAGCGTGCTGATTGCTTGCGGTTCGGGTTCGGGGCTGGGCTCGCGCAGCTGGCCTGGAGCGGGTGTCGTCGTCGTGTCTGTCACCTGGTGCCTCCGGGATGGCTGGTAGGACCCTGTCGCGTGGCATGAGGCGAGGTCGGAGGCCCGTTTGGCGACACGACGACAGCGGCGACGACAGGACGCGCGACAGTGCCGGGGCGTCGCGATCGGCGGCTGGACGCCGTTGCCGGGCGCTCGGGGCACTCGGGCGGAATCTGGAAGTAGCCGGCGGCACGATGCGGGCGAAGGAGAGGAGATGCAGTGGTCATCGGATCTGGGGTCTCCGGGTGTGCGGCGCTCTGGACGCCTGCGCGTGGTGGGGTTCGCTCGAGGGCTCTGCTCTTGCCGGCCCTCTGCCGCGACGGGTGGCTCTGCGCTCTGCCGCTCTGCGGAGCGAACAGAGCAGGGCGTCAGGTGTTGGTGGCTGCGAACTCTGAGTCGAGGGCGTCGCTGAGCGGGTCCGGAGCGTCAGGGTGCTCTGCCCGCTCCCGCAGCGCCTTCTGGATGCGGATCGCGCGGGTCGCTCCGCAGCGCTTGCCGTCGGGCCCGGCCGGCAGAGCGTTGCGGATGGCGCCCTGGGAAGGAATGTGCGGAGCGCAGGAGGCCGTGAGGCGGCGCAGAGCGTCGGTCTCCTCTGGGCTCAGGTACTCCAGAGCATCGCCGGAGTGGCTGCCGCCAGATGCGCCGGTGCTCTGGCCAGAGGAGTTCGCGCTCTGTGCTGACGGAGCGGGAAGAGCGCTCTGGTTATCGGAGTGGTCCGCTCTCGCATTAGCAGAGGGCTTCACTGTCGCCGGAGCAGAGGACTCTGGTAGGCGGGGCGCGGCGGTAGAGCGCGCAGCGGCCGGCCCGGTGCTCTGGAGGGTGTCGCTTTGGTCGGCTGCTGGAGCTAGGTCGATCGCCGGAGTGTGGCGCTCGCCCAGAGCGATCGACAGACGTGTAGGTCCGTCCAGGCGCCAGCGCCACGTGCGGCCGAGCTGCTCGCGCGCCGCCGCGATCCGGGCCAGCCGCACGCGCTCCTGATCGAGTGCGCGCGGGTAGGAGTACACCCGCCACAGGACCATGCGCCGCCACAGCTTGAGCGTGGAGTAGGGGGCGAGCAGCCAGCGGGCGGCCGGGACGCTCTCGCGGTGGTTGTCGGTGGCCAGCAGGACCTGGCGGCGAACCACGTGCCGCATGAGTTCGACGAACACGACCCACACCGAGGGCATCAGCACGTGCGCGACGCGGCCGGCCGCGTCGCTGCCGGCGGAGTAGTTGAGCCACACGGTGCCGCCGGTCGCGCCGTAGACGGTCCAGCGAGCCAGGGGGTGGCTCATGTCGAGGCGAGCCAGGACCAGGTCGACGCCGGAGAACACGAAGACGCTCAGGTCGACCACGATCGGCACGAGCCAGGCCCACTGCGCGCCGAAGGACGGGATCATCTTCACGGAGACGGCGCGGAAACTGAGGATCATGCCGCCGAGGGCGATCAAGGCGGCCATGGCACCGATCGCGGCGGTCAGGACGGTCCAGCCGGCGCCGATCGGATCGGGGCGGCCGTGGCGTGGGCCCGACGGCGTGTCGGTGCCAGGGTCGAGACCGGTTCGCTTGGCGCCACTAAGGTTTCTGGCAGGCACTTCGTCGCTCCTTGGGCGGCGTGGTGTTTAGCCGTCGGCCTGGTGTATCCGCACCGGGTCGGCGGCGCCTTCGTTTTCCACCGTAGTCCTTTTCGATCCGCCGTCCCGGCCTGAAGAGTCCCGAATGAGTTTTGATATGCGCGGCCTAACGAAATGGCGCGGTGACACGCCGACGAACCGGGCAAAACGACGGGCCATCGTGAATTCGCGGCGGCGCAGCGATATCGTCGCGAACGCATGGCGAGCGGATTACTGTGGCGCCTCCCGACCCCCGCCGGGAGGCGCTCACGCTTTTCAGGCGGCGATAACACAAGCCGCCCTGGGGAAGGCAGACGCGCATGGAGCAGTCGGAGGCAGAGCGGCTGCGCGGCGAGCTGGAACACGCCCACCGGGTCATCGCATGGTGCCTCATCGGCGCGCCGACGCCGAGCATCGCCGTCCCCTACCGCACGCTCGACGATCTGGCTCGAACCAGCGTCCTGGTGCGCCGGCACACGGACAACAACGACGTCGTGCACTACCAGGTGCTCGAGCGCGCACAGATCGTGCCGCTCGCCGATCCCGGCACCGCGGAGGCGAATCGTGGCTGACACCGAGCAGCACCCACCGTTGCTGGGCGGTGCGACCGACGGCGACGTTCCTGCCGCGGTGGTGTTCCCGCCCGGCGGATCCCGCCTCGCGTTCGAGGCCGAGGCCAAGTCCAGCTCTCCGCTAGCGGCAGCGTTCCTGCTCGGCCTGACAGTCCCGGAGCGGCACGCCTTGCGGATCGCAGATGTGATCCTCTCAGGAAGGGGCGCGAGTCCGATCGAAGGCATCGCCGGCGACGACGGCTCGCGCGCCTGGGAATGGGAGGTGGACGGGGTCTTCGTTCTCCTGCGCTCGTTCGAGGACGGGCGCGGCGACGCGTATTGCAAGGCTCAGAAGGTTGCAGAGACACCGGAAGCGGGTGATGGCGATGGCTGACGCGCTGGGCGGGCGCCGCCACAAGACGAAGGAAGTCGCGGACGCTTTCGGGCTGACGGCTGCCACGGTCCAGCTCTATGCACGCCAGGGCAAGATCCCGTTCGGGACGACGCCGGGCGGGCACCGGCGCTTCGATCTGGACGAAGTCGCGGCCGCGCTCGGCAAGAAGCCGGTACCGAAGACTCAGACGCTGCCGTGCCCCAAGTGTTCGAGCCTGGACACGATGATGGCGTACTGCGACGGGTGCCGGCTGCGGCCGCCGGACTCGGTCTCGCTCAAGCACGCGGACGATTACTGCCGCGACGGGGAGCCCGAGCACTTCCACAGACGCTGCAATCAGTGTTCTTACCGCTGGAAGACAGGCGACGTGAACGAGCCGCGCGTCATGTGTACCGACCCGCGACGCCGGGCCGCGGCGTGAGTACCTACGAGTTCCGGCTGCCGCTCGAGGGCGAACCCGAGACGATCGGGCGCTTCGCCGCCCAGTTGCGTGAGCAGCTGCTCGACCACGCGCCCGGCGTGCTGTGGCAGCGGGTCTCAGACTGCACAGACGGCACCCTGTACGCCGCGCTGACAATCGAAGGTCCGATGGAGGCCGCGGCCCAGGCACTGACGGACGCGTTCAACGCCACGGCGGCCCTCGTCCCGGGAGTGCGTCATGCAGGAACCTGAGACCCGCGAGTTCCCGCTAGCGGACATCTTGTCGGTCACCACGCCGCGACTGCTGTCCATGCGCAAGAAGCGGGGCGTGTGCGACCTGGTGGAGTGGATGCTGTGCATCGATCCGATCCCACGCATGATCAACCTGCAGGAGTGGAGCCGGCTCAAGACCGCAGCGGAGATCGCTAGAAGGTCGCTGCTGCGCCAGCATCCGCAGCTACGTGGCGTCGAGCCGCCGGCCGACCTCGACCGGGCGGACCTGCTGGTGTGGCTGTTCGACCAGGAACGCATCTACGGCGAGCACCTTCTCGTCGAGCGCGCCACCGTGGAGATGCGGGAGATCTGCACCGCGGTCATCGACTTCGCCAAGACGATGAACGGTTTTCTGCAATCCGTGTGGGCCGCCTTGCAGCCCACGTTCAAGGCCATGGCCCAGTTCGGCGAGGAGCTGCGCGAACTCGCTGAACAGCCCAGTGAGGACGAAGCGGCCAACTCAGCACAGAGGTTGGAGCCGTGATCGCGTTGGTTGCAGCCACCTGCGGCTGTGCGACGGCCGCGCTCGTGCAGGCGGCCACCGGCTCCGTTTGGCTTGCCACTGTCGCTGGGGTGCCGGTGACGATTGGCGTCGTGTTCGGCGTCGTCCGGCTCAAGGGGCGGCCGTGATCGGCGTCGGTGGGGACAGGTAACGTGCGGGCCATGAGCGAGAGCACGGCCCAGCAGGCCGAGCAGCACGTCAGCTTCGAGCACGAGGGCGCCACCTGGTCGATCCCATTGGACCTGGTGGAGGTGCAGCGCGAGTGGAACGCTGTCGCCGGCGTCATAGAGACGCTCGTCGACGGCGACGACGTCGAAGTCCTGCAGCGGGCCCGGGAACGGCGGCTGGAGCTGACCGACCGGCTCTACGAGCACCCGTGGCTGCGCGAGCAGTTCAAGCTCGGACGACGGCCCCAGGCTGACCGGGCGCTGAAGGCGGCCGCACGCAGCAGGGAATGATTCACGATTCGTGAATCGTGTGGCGGCGCGAAGCCGCGCCGCGGTCAGAACTGGCCCGAAGGGGAATAGCAATGGCTCGGCGCACCAAGTGCCAAACGCCCGGGGCGCGGTTCCACACGCACGTCAGCGCGGCGACGGTGGAAGTTCGAGTGGAGCTCCCGTGCGCGCTTGATTTGAACGAGGAAGGCGCGAGGCTACTCGAAGCCAACGTGCACAATGCCCTCGAACTCGTGCTCGCGCGCTACTTCGCCCAAGACTGACATCGAATCATTGATACGTGCACGGAGTCGGCGCACGGCTTGCCCACTGGGGTGGGGGCCTGCCGTGCGCCGTCGACCGCGGGCGCGTCCCACGGCTGCCCGAAGTAGGGGTTGGCCGGCCACTGCGGTTCCTGGGGTGATCCGTCGTGGCCGCGCCTCATGCCAGGCGTACCTTCGCGGCCTGCGGGCCCTTCGGGCCCTGCTCGACCTCGTAGCTGACCTTCTGGCCTTCGGCCAGCTCCCGGTAGCCCTTGCCGTCGATCGCGCTGTAGTGCACGAAGACGTCCTGCTCGCCGTTGTCCTGGGCGATGAACCCGTAGCCCTTCTCGGCGTTGAACCACTTCACCGTGCCGGTAGCCATGCTCGTCTCTCTCGTTCGGTGTTCGCGCGGTCACGCACCGCGCTCGCTTCGTGATCAGTGTGGCATGGTGGACTGACCGTCCAGCGGCCCTCGCGTTCGCGCCGGAACTGCTCGCGGTCCGCGTCCTCGTCGTGGTGCTCGTTCTGCAGCTCCCATCCCGGGACGACGACGGTCGCGATGCGTTCCTGGGCCCAGAGTCTCAGGACGTTTGGGTTGTCGTCGTACGCACGCACCACACGCCAGCGCGTGCGGATCTTCGCGAGGATCTCGGCCTTGACCACGTAGTCGGGCCGGTAATCGCCGCGGGCCCGCATCCACATCGCGTCCGATGGCACGTCGTGCATCGCGAGCCAGAACGCGGTGGAATTGCGGTACTCGGCGCAGCGCCCGGTGACGATGAGCACCGCGCGGCCGGCGGCGTGCTCGGCCTGCGCGGCCTGGACCACCCATGGGTGCGGCGGGCAGTTGACCGCCTCGCGGTGGAAGGAGTCGAAGTCCTTGCGGTAGCCGTTCTCCGGGCCGCCGGCCACCAGGTGCCGGATCGAGGAGACGTCGACGAGCGTCCCATCACAATCGAACACCACGGCTTCGGGTAGCTGCGCGCGTTCACGCATCGGCGGCCGCCGGAACGCGGTAGTACTCGGCGCGCACCCGGCGCAGCCAGGATTCGACCGCGCCCCTTCTGGGTTCCTCCGGCAGCGCTGAGGGCGTGCGGTCGAAGCGCTGGCGCGCCTCGGTCAGATACGGCAGCGCGGAGAGCGGGTCGGCGGCGGTGCGTTCACCGAAGTCGATGTAGCGCTGCGGGTCCTCGACCCGGATGTGCAGCCGCCCGGTGGCGTACAGCTCGAACCCCTGCTCGACCAGGCGCATCAGGTGCCTGGCGTGCTTGCTCGCGCGCCGCGGCGGGATGTCGGAATTGAAGGAGCCGTCGGCGCAGTTGATCGCCTTGCGGAACTGGTCGGTCGCATAGCCCAGATACGCCTCGCGTACGCGCCGTGCCGACAGGAACGCGGAGCGCAGCCCGACCAGCTCGTCCCCGAGCGCGGTCTTGATCTCCCAGGACTCGAGCCAGAGGGTTTCCATCGCGGTCGGGTTGCAGCTGAGCATGAGCCGACACGCTTTTTCAGCCTCGTGATACGTCACGTCGGGCTTGGTGGTGACGATCGACTCGGCGGGCTTCGATAGGCCGAACAGCAGCGCGGTGGGGTGCGCGAACACGCCGGCGCGGTCGACGTCGCTCTCGGGTCCGGCAAGGCCGTACGCGGTCGAGCCGACGATGCCCTGCAGCAGGATGTGCATGCGTGCTCTTCCTTACTCGGGCGGCGCGGCCAAGGGGCGGCCGCGCAGTTCCTCGGCGAGCTGGCGGCCCATGCCTTCGACCGTGATCCGGACCACGTCGAGGTGGCCGAGGTCCTGGCTGTTGATGAACTGGTTGGTCTGCAGCACATCGTCGGCGCCGAGGATCGCCAGGTGCACCTGAAATCCGAGCCACGGCATCGTGCCCTCGCCGCGCGGCTTGTGCGCCTCGCGTGGCCAGCGGCGCAGCGGGATCTTCGCCGGTGGATCGCTGTAGACCGGGATGCTCACCGGGTCGACGCCGGACATGCAGCGCTGGCAGAGCATCGCCGGCGGGTTCATAAATTGGAAAGCACCGACTGCCCGCAGATCCCAGTAGGCCGGGTTCTCGCAGCGCATGCACTTCGGGTCGAGCTTGGCCAGTTCCTCGACGTAGCGGTTCATGTGCTCGTGAAACGCGTCAGGCACCTGCTGCTCCTTCGTTGGATGGATGGGCCGCTGGGGCGTTGTCGATCGGGCGTGCGTGCCGCCGCAGCAGCGCCTGAAAGTCCGGGTGCAGTCGCCAGCGTGAAGCGAGTGCGATCAGTGCTTCGAGATCGCGCGTGACCGCCGTGATCCGCAGCTCGTTCATGAACAGCAGATGATCGAGCAGCCGGCGCGTCGCGGCGGCGTCCGCGAGCTCGTGCTGCGGACTGTGGCTGAGTGCGAACTCGCGTAGCGGATCAAGCGGCGCCCGATCCGGTGCCGCGGGCCGGTCGAATCCGGCGAGCAGCCGCGCGACCGCCTTCGCCCGTTGTTCCATCTCATCCAGGCGTGCCCGGATGAACGCCACCACGTCATCGACCAGCTCACGCGTCACCTCGAGCACCGCGTTCGGCCTCGGCTCGTCGGTCACGGCGTCGACTCCACGTCGGGCACAAGGGCCTGATGCAGACGCTCGGCATAGTCTGGTGCGAGTAGGTCCGGGAGCGTCAGGCCGGGGCTGAAGTAGTACTTGCCGAACTCGTCCGGTGAGATCTCCAGGCCGCCGGAGCTCGCCCGCAGGCCCGCTATGCCGAGTTCCCACTGCTCCGACTGACTCAGCTCGCCCCAACCACCGCTGGTGCAGTCGCGGTAGCACTCCTGCCGTTCTTGCGCGGTCGAATAATCAGTCTCCCACTCGAGCACGCGTTCCTCGTCGCCGCGCACCCACTCGGGCACCCAGCCCTCAGGCATCTGCGTGTCCTGCCACCCTGCGATCTCCTGGTTCGGGAAGCCGTCGCAGACCGAGTACGACATGACCACGGGTTCGTCATCGCGGTCCCGCAGGAGCTTCATGACCTCGCCCCAGCCCTGGTCGCACCATTTGCGGTCCGGCTGGGCGGCGGGGTGTCCTTCGCATACGCGGTCGACGTACCAGATACCGTCGCGGTATACACGGTCCTCAAGGCCCTGCTCAACGAGGTTGGCCAGCCACGCGCGGTTGATGCCCTCGACGTAACAGTGGATTTCGCATTGTCCGTGGATGCGTGCGGCCAGGCGCACCGGATCGCTGCCGTAGCGCATCGCGGTGTTCAGGCACACGGCGAACGGATCGATGGGCCTGCCGTTCCAGACCAGCAGTTCGCTCTGGATCCCGGTGGCCAGCGCGGTGGCGAACGAGTCAAGCCACGGATGCAGCCAGCCCGATGCGGCATGGTCGATCTCGTGCAGGTAGTGACCGGGCCGGATCAGCGTGAGCAGTTGGTCGACCTGGCGGCTGTATGCGCGGCGCAGAAACCCGGTCGTTAGATCGCTGACGAGCGCGCCGAGGTGCGCGCGTTCGCTGCCACGCAGCTTCGCAGTGCCATGCTGGGAGTGGAAGTAGACGCAGCTCACGACCCGATGCACCCCATCAATCCGCTTCCGCGGCGCGCACGACGCGCCAGTTCGGCGGACTCTTCGGCAGTGAGTGAGAGGTCGTGGCTGGCCACATGTAGCCAGGCTGCACGCAGCGCATCGGGCCATTTCCAGGCGACGTGCATGGCCGACTCGCAGCCCATGTGTGTCCAGCCCCAGTAGTCGCCGAGGCTCCAGACCTTGACTTTGCGGCCCGGGCACTCCGCTCGTTGGTGATCAGTGACCGCGGCCGCGGCCGATTCGGGATCCTTAGCGTTGCCCATGCGACTGCACCAGCTGCAGATCCAACCGGTTCCATCGGGGGCTGCTGTATTCGGCCGCCGTCGCGGAAAGAGCGCTGCGCGAACGCTAGTCACGGCGCACCTCGGCGAGGTCGGGGAACGGATCGAGCAGGTCGAACGCGGCCTGCATCTCTTCGGCGGCATAGAGCAGCGTGTAAGCGCGCAGATACCGGCGCGGCAGGAAACCACGCTGCTCGGCGATCATGCCCTTGTCGCACCATGCATACCATCTCGGCAGCGACGAAGTGCCGAACTCGTCGGCGCGCTTGATGCGCTCCTCGGAGTACCCGTATGCGGCCGCCTCGACGCGGTTGCCGCACCACAGCGGCGCCTCGACGATGTCCGACCAGGCAACGTAGAAGTCCTCGTCGCGGCGGCACTTGACCAGCAGCGCCCTGGGTTCGTCAGTCATCGTGCGCCCCGACTGAGCGGATCACAATCTCCGGAGGTGGCAGCTTGTCTAGTCTTCGCGCGTGCTGCCGTGCGGCCAGAATCTTGCGCTGGAATCTGCGGGCCACGCGCTCAGCACCACGACGGCTGTATGCGGTGCCATCGAAGAACCTGTACATAGTTCGGCTCTCCTGATAGCCGATGAACCAGGTGATCTCGCCCTTGCGGTGCCAGATGAAGACGGCATCGAAGTCGGCGTAGAAGGGATCAGCCATGGCGGCCGCCCTCAAGGCTGTCGCGCAACTCCTGGCCGAAGTCCTCGAGGAGCCGCTCGCGCATCTCCCTGTCGGACGCGGCGAGGATCACCAGGTCGTCGTCGACAAAGGGCGAGGCGACCACGTCGACGTACATACCGAGCCCGGCCTTGGCGACGGCGGCCTCGAGTTCGGGGACACGCGCGGGCGAGCAGATCAGATGCTTGCGTTCGTCCTCGACCTGGCGAAGGAACTGCGTCATCTGCTCAAGAGACCACGGCTTAGGCAGCCCGGTGAGCCGCAGCCCCGCCAGGTCACGTGTCAGCGCTTCGGCCGCGGCGACGCGCTCGTCGGGCGTCGCCGCGGCCGATGCCTCTTCGGGCTCGGTCACGTCTGCGTGCTTTGGCAGTCCGGGCATGGCTTCTTGCCGGGTTCGCCGTACGCGGCGTCGAGTCCCTGGCTGAAGTCGGGGACGTAACCGCGGTCGTGGCAGCTCTCGCAGGTGATCTGGACTGGCCACCGGGTGCCAGCGGGTTTCGCGCACCAACTGCCGCCCGGCTGGAGCCCTTCGACGTCGTAGCGGTCCTTGTCCAGCAGCATCTCGATACGGACCTCCGCGCCGCCGCGGCTGATGGCGCCGTGCTCGAGTCGTAGGCGCAGCCCGGGAAGCGGCTCGATGTACTCCCTGCTCAGGACAAGCGGAATTCCCATCAGGGCAGGGTTATGGCGCGGACAGAACTGCTGGTCGGGTCCGTTGAAGGACCAGCCGAGCGGCCCGAGCTGGCGGGTGATCTGCAGGTCGAGTGCGCGGTTCGGGTCGACGTCGAGGTCGACGTACGGGCACGGCGGATCGAGCGGGAGAACGCCGCCGGCGTTGCTCTTGTTGCAGGCGACGCGAACGGCGATCACCGTGGCTCCTCCCTGCGGGCGATGACCTCGCCCGGGATGACCGGCCCGCTGCACCGGTACTGGCGGGTTGTCACGTCGAGCGACCAGGCGTGGCCGGGTGGCAGGTCGGCGAAGCGCCGGCCGCAGGAGGGGCACGGCTCGTTCGCGATCCGCTCGTCCAGGCCGGGGTCGAGCGTTGCGCCCTCGATCAGCGGGCGCAGGGCCTCGAGGCCTTCGTCATCGAGCTCGAAGGTGAAGCCGAACTCGTATCGCGGGAGCGCGGTGGTCTCCTGACGGGCGCTCACTGGCGTCCCAGGGCGGGTGTGGCGATACGGCCGTCTTTGCCGCACACGTGCGAGCCAGGCCGCTCACCCGAGGCGTGCACGTAGCCCTCGCGGAACGTGCAGGCGGCCGGCACCGGGTTGTTGCGGTCGTTCCACCGCGGCAGCGCGGCCTCGCCGGGACACGCACGGATCTCCTCCCCGCAATGCGCACACTGCGGGGAGAGGGTGTCGCCGTCGGCCGGATGCGCCGAGGGCCTGGACGAGGTGCTCACCGTGGATCGCCTTTCTCTTCAGTCCGCGGCGGGAGCGGCAGCCCTTGCAAAACCCAGGGCCCGACCATGTCGCCGGGACGGGGGACGGGCCGCCTATCGACCGTGGGGGCCGCGGCGTACTTGTAGAGCGCGCGTTCGCGCCGGGCCAGCTCTTCGAGTTGTGCGCGCAGCTGCCGCTCGGTTAGCTCCGTGACGCGCATCGGGTCGCCGAGGATCATCGGCTGGACGCCGAAGGCGTTGCGCAGTGCCCGTTCGAGCTCGGCCATCGTGACGCCGAACCCGGCCGACGGTGCTGGCGGTGGCGGCGGCTGGTCGAGATCGGGATCGTTCGCGAGCTGCTCACGGGTCTCCTGCGCGCACAGCGGGCACCCAATCATGCGAGCGATCTGCGCGCCGTGATGGTTGAGCTCGTGTTCTGCGATCGCGGCCTCGGTGGGGCTCGGCTTGTATGGCACGAGTTCGGCGCACTCCGCGTGGGCACGGTGCGAACCGTAGGTCCTGACCCGGGTGAAGCGGCTGTCAGCGCCTTCCTCGAGCTCCTGGTCGACGGCGGCGAGCTCGTCCAGGTCGTCGAGCCCGCACACCGGGCACTGCCCGTCGACGGCGTCCGGCGCCACGAGGGTGTGCAGCTGCTGGCGCAGCTTCTCGCGCCGCGCAGCCTCAACCGCGCGCTCGTCGACCTCGCGCTGGTATTGCACGCGCATCCGGCCCGTCAGCACGATCGTGCGCACGGTGAACGCGAAGGCGGCCGCGGCGAACGGGGCGAGACACCACGCCAGGAAGTCGAAGCCACTGATCCTCGCCGTGCACATCGCGACCCAGAGCACGGTGAACGTCACCACGCCGATCTTCCCGCGGCGCTGCGCAGCGCGGATACGGTCGCGCCGGGGGTTTCCGGCAGCGCTAGAGCGTGAATCCGCGTGCATACACGCACGGTCTCATATCCGCGCATATCAAAACTTTTTCGCCGCGATCGAAATGCCGGGGTGCTTCGCGCATGCCTTGTACCGTCGGGAGTGCGTAGTGGATCGGCAGCAGCTGCGGGCGTGCGCAGCAAGCGGCCCCGACCGTCTGGACGACGGTCGGGGCCGATTCGATGGTGCGACTTCTTTAGTGCGCGGCGGAAGCAGCGAGTAAGTACTCGATCGCCGCAGCCAACCGTGTTGGATCGTCGTAAAACAGTCCAATTCCGGCGTTGCAGTAGTGGCAGAGTAGCCCTCGGACGCGGCCAGTCGAATGGCAGTGGTCGATGTAGAACTTGCGGCCCAAAGCGGTCCGGCAGATCGCGCACCGCTCGTCCTGTGCGCTCCACATTTTGTGTACCGTTTCGGCTTCAATGCCGTAGTGCCGCGCCCAGACCGCTGCACGCTCGGCACCCCGACAGCGCCACCTCCTTTGGCCAGGAAACCGGCGTTTCTCGTGGCGCTCCCGGATGTCGGTAGGTCCGCAGACCGAGCAGGTCGCGGTGAGATTCTCCTCGTCGACGGATGTGAGCTCGTGACGGTTCTTGATGTTCGCGGTCCGGAGTGCTGCCAACTCAGGTGACGTGTACCGGCAGGACGGCGAACAGAATCGCTTGTTCATCGACGGATTAGCCGTGAACGTGTTTTGGCAGTTCAGCCCGCTGCAGGTCCTCGTTTCCTTCTGAGATGTATGGTTCGGGCGCGGGCCAGCTTGGCCTCCGGGATTCCTGATCGGGACACCCGATTCGCGAAGCGCCTGGAGAACGGGATGGTAGGTAGCGAGCCCGCACTCGACCGCGAGTGAAAGTGCGGACTCGCCTGATTCATATCGGCGGCGGACCTCCTCGAAAGGAAGCTTCCACGGCTGGCGGGGACGACCCATGCCAGCGAGCCTATTTGCCGAATACGACATCCCACTGCTGGCCCCGTCCCGCCTCGAGCAGCGGCACCATCTTGAAGGCGTGGTCGGTCAGGCCGCCGAAGGTGTGGCGGTTCCTCGTGCCGGATGGGGCGTGCCCGGGCCGGTAACCGGCGAGGTTCCAGGTGTAGACAGGAACGTTGGCCGGCACGGCGTTGTCGACGGTGCGGCCGGTGTTCGAGTACGCGGTCTGCTCGTCGGTGACGATCAGCACCCGGTCATGGCCGCGGAAGTGCTCGACCATCGCGCGCGGGGTGTCCGTGCCGTCGTCCATCCGGAAGCGCTTCATCACCTCCAACACCGCGTCGCCCTTGCCGAACGGCACCCGGTAGTTGTTCTGCCCGTACCCGACCAGGTCGGCGTTCTGCGCGCGCAGCGCCACGGCGGCGCCGAACAGCGCGGCCTTCTCCGCGGCGGAGATGTCGCTGTCGCTGGGCGTTGAGAAGTGGAAGCCGGGGAACATCGACGGCGACTGGTCGATGAGCACCAGCGTGCGGCCGGGAAGCGCCGGGATGTTGGAGAGGGACGCGCGCAGCGCCTTCTCCAGGGCGTGGCCCCAGCGCAGCGAGCCGGTGTTCTTGTGCGCGGCGTAGAACCGGAACGGGAACAGGCGGGAGGATGCGACCTGTGATGGGTCCGCGAGGCGCGCGGCCACGCTCTCGGCGACCTCGTCGGGCACGCCGGCCTGGTCGAAGTTGCGCAGGTTGCGCAGCAGCGCGAAGTACCCCATGGACGGGATCATCGCCGACCACGCCTCGGCGTCCATCGGGCCCTGCAGCCAGCCCGCGAGGGCCTCCCAGGTCATGCCGGCGCGCGCAAGGAGCTCGGGGTGTCGGCGCAGTGTCTCGCGGCGCTGGTCGAGCGGTGTGGCCATCAGCCGCTCGCGGTCGATCAGCGTGGACAGGCCGGCGGGGATCGGTTTGTCGCGCCCGTGGCGGCGGTCGAGGGCGTGCTCGAACAGCTCGCCCTGCCAGCGCCGGTCCACAGCGGGGGAGGGGTGTACGAGGTCGATGACGTCGCCGAAGCGGTAGCCCTTGGAGTCGGTGTCGTACTTGAGCAGCGACCGCTCGCTGTAGAGGCGGCGCACGGCGTCGGCCAGGCCGCGCTTGACCGGCTTGGGGATCGCGCGACCGTAGCGGGACGTCCAGTAGGCGAGCAGCTCTCCGGGCTCGTCCGCGCGCTGGCACGCGGCATCGATCAGCTTGCGGTTCTGGCCGCCCGCGGTGTGCTCGTCGGTCTGCTGGCCGACCGTGAGCTGGGCGCCGAGGTTGTTGGCGGTCCCCTTAGCGGCGTCCAGGCGTGCTTTGACCGCCTCCGCGGCCGCGACCAGGGACGCGGTGCGCATGTTGGCCTCGCCGCGCAGCCAGGGGATGAAGCGTGAGAGCCAGGCGGGATCCTCGATCGCGACCTGGTGGATGAGGCGCTCGAACCGCTCGTCACGGGCGCCGGCCTGCTCGTAGAAGGTGTTCTTGCCCACCAGGTTGGAGACCGCGAGCAGAAACAGCTCACCCTTAGCGTCCGATCGGGCATAACCCGGCGCGCCCTCATGGGTGCTGATGGTGGCCACGGCCTGGGTGGCGATCGGGGAGTGGACGGCCGGCTTGGCGGCCGGGGTGTTGAAGCGGGACAAGGCTCGACTCCCATCGAACGGATGCGGTGGGAGGAGAGAAGAGTGGCCACGCCCGAGATCGAAGCGGCGACGGGGTTGTTAGACCAATGCTCTACCAATTGAGCCACACCGCCGGTGAGGGCGGCGACTGGACTCGAACCAGTAACCCTTGATTCCGAAGGACCCGTTACCTGCGCACCGGGCGTGACCCCAATGCTGTCCCTCCCGAGATCGAGAACAGGTGAGGCTCGTCCGTCGAACAGGGCCTCGTGGGCCCTGCGCTTTAGGCCGCTCAGCCACGCCCCACGTGTTGCGGGCGACGGGATTTGAACCCGCGACGACTGTGAAGAACTCCTCGCCTTGCGCACCGGGAGGTGCCGTATTCAGTTGTTCAGCGTTCGATCCTCCCGAGATCGAAGCGGCTGCAGGAACCCCGCGCCGGTCAGGGCGCGGATGGGATTTGAACCCATGGTGACCAAGAAGTACCTGTGGCCTGCGCACCGGGAGGTGCGTTCCACTGCGAGTGCCGCCAGAGATCGAATCGGGGAAAGCGACAAGAGTGCTGCCGTTACACCACAGACCCGAAGGTCCGCCGGGATTCGAACCCGGACCACCCAATCAGCAAGTTGGAAGTAGCTCTCTCCTACGCACCTGGCGGGCGTTCGCAGTCATTGTTCAGTTGTGTGCCCCGAGATCGAAGGCCGGCGGCGGTGTTCTTGGGTTCTCTGGAGAGGAGAGGAAGTAACCGTCGCCTATCGCACCGGGACGAGATCACGGTAGCCGTGCGGATCACCGGCAGCGAATGATTTGCGCCGCGTGGCGGCCTAACAAATGAGGTTCGCGGGTGCCCGTGTCCCGGTGCGGGTTTTCTGGTAATCGGGGTGCTGATTGTCGGACGCAGCGGGCACCATAGTGATATGGACGTATCGCAGGGTCAGACCTCGATCTTCGAGCTCGATCCGGATTTCGCGGAGTACGAGCGCGCGTGGATCGCGGCCCAGGACGCTTCGGGCCCGGTGAAGTGCTCGGTGTGCAAGCACCCGGTGCATGCCGAGGCGTCGACCGCGGCGCGGCTCGGCGAGCACTGCGCGGCGAAGATCGGGCGCGCTGTGATGGCCAGCCGGGCACTGAGTCGCGCCGCGAAAGAGGCGAACGGGACGCGGGCGGCGCGGCGCGCCATGCGCAGGACACGACGCGCCGCCATCGTCTAGCGCTCGGCGGGATGCGCCGCCAGGTACGCCTGGACGACGCTGTTGGCGATGCGGCCTCTGTCTGCGACCGCAAGGCCGTGTAGTCGTGCCCAGTCCCGCACTGTCGTCGAGTACCTCATGTCGTCCGTCGCCTTGATCACGGGTGCGGTTGGCTCTCTCGCAGCGGCCCGGGCATTGGCCGGGCGGTGCGATTCGCGGTGCCGGACGATCCTCTTGAGGGATTCGACCTCGTCTTGCAGCGTGCTGATTCGCTGATGGGCGAGGTCGATCTCCGTCTTCGTGGCGAGGTATGCGCTCAGTTCGTTGACCTGGCGGCGGATACGCCCCGCCAGCGCTCTGGCGTGCGCATCGTCGCTGCGTTCGCCGGCGCGCACGGTTTGCGCGATGTCCATTCCGCCCATCGAGATCGAGACCGGTCGTGGTGCGGGGCGCGGTTGGACGAGCTGCTCGAGTTCGGCGTCCCGCCCCTCCTCGGCCTGCGCCTGGTCGAGCAGGCGCTGGATGTTTTCCTGCCCGCGTTCCAGGTCCGCTCGATCCTCGGCTGGTAAGCGATCGATGCCGCCTGCGTAGACCGGCAGGGGTGAGGAGAGATCGCCGACCTCGCCGAGCGGATCCGGATCCGGATCCGGATCCGGATCCGGCACCGGTTCGGGTTGCGGACCAGGATCCCAGCCGGGCGGCGGCGGCTCGCGTCTCCATTTGGCCTGCAATGCGACGGCTTCCCGGACGTGCTGAAAGGGCATACCCGTCTCGGTCGCGATGTCCACCAGGTCCGCGCCACCCCAGGCCATCAGTGCAGCTTTGCGCTCGACAGGATTGAGCATCCGCAGGTCGCCGGAGCTGTGTCGGGGCCGCACGTTCGCGATGACGTCGGAGACCATCACGAACTCACCGCCTCGACAGTCGCTCTCGTGCCCCAGCCATTGTCGCGCAGGGTGGCCAGGGAGTAGAGGCGCACCCACAGCAGCAGCCCGAGGTTGAGCAGGCCGTAGAGCGGGGCGAGCAGGTAGCTGCCGATCCGCTCGGGCCAGGGCATGGCCACGTGCCGCACTTCGACGTACCGGGCGGAGCGGGCGTAGGACAGCAGCATCGCGTACATCGCGTAGGCGCCTGCGAGAGACCAGGAGCCGTGCACGTGCCCTGCGCGCAGTGGCAGGGCGACCAGGGCGGTGAGCAGCGCGATGGTGAACGTGGCCCAGGAGCCGAGTTCGACCGCGGCGAGCCAGAACGCGGGCCGGTGCATGCGCGCCCTGGTCACGGTCCACAGGGATTCTCGGAAGAAGCTTTTGTTCCAGCGGTTCTGCTGGCGGATGTACCAGGGCAGGTTGCTGGGTACCTCGGTCCACGCCACGGCGTTGGGTTGCAGGACGACGCGGCCGCGCAGCAGCGCGTACTGGGTCAGGCGCCGGTCGTCGCCGTAGGTGCAGGCGCGGCCGAGGAACTGCTGGCCGAGGAAGTCCCCGAGGTGCTCGCGCACCACGCTGCCGCGGTAGGCCGCGAGGGAGCCGCAGCAGCACAGCACGGAGCCGAGCAGGCTGTAGGCGGCGCGCTCGTAGAGGAACGCGTTGGCGTAGCGCAGGTCGATCAGCCGGGTGAGCAGGTTCTGCCGGGCGTTGCTGGCCAGGACGAGGCCGGTGACGGCGTTGGTGCGGCGGGACGCGAAGGGTTGCAGCACGTTGCGCACGGCGTCCGGGTCCAGGTGGGTGTCGGAGTCGACGCACACGTACACGTCGGCCTTCGGGTGCGCGTCGAACGCGGCCGCCAGGGCGTGGCGCTTGCCCTTGTTCTCCTTGAAGGCGATCACCCGGAAGTCGATGCCGGCGCGGGCGAAGCGCGGCGCGAAGCTCTCGGCGACGCGGCGGCAGGCCGGGTCGGTGGAGGCGTCGTCGACCACGACCAGGGCCCGCGGGCGGCGGGACTGCTCCAGCAGGGAACGCAGGCAGGCGCGCAGCAGGTCGGGTTTCTCGTTGTAGCAGGTGATCACCGCCACGGCCTTGAGGTGCGCGACGCGGGCAGCGCCGGCCCCGGATGCCTGATACGGGCGGGAGCCGAGGGAGAGGGCGAGCTTCGCGGTCAGCAGCCCGAGTACGGCGATGCCGTACCAGCTCGGGCCGTGGGTGAAACGCCAGTCCCACCACAGCACGGCGCCGATCACGGCGAAAACGCCGATCGGGACGTGCGGCCGTAGGTGGCGCTGCAGGCAGCGGCGCATCAGTGCCGCCCGCCGCGGCCGCGGCCGCCCCGGCGCCCGACGATCCGGACGGTCACCAGGCCGGCGACGACCAGGACGAGAATGCCGGAAAGGATGTACCAGGTGGCGTCGCCGCCGAGGACGGCGGGGGCGGCGACGGCGGTACCGGCGGCGGCGCCGAGCGAGGGCTTGGAATACACGGGTCTTCGTCTACTTCCGGGTTCGGTGTTGTTGCAGCGGTCAGGAGATCGGTGCGGCGGCTGCCGAGCGGGCCATGCGGTCAGGCAGGGCGGCCAAGGGGGCGCGGCTTGCCTGGTTATTGCTCGACGCCGGCGCAGGCGGCATGGACCGGGACTGCGGCCGCGGTGGTCCAGCCGCCGTCCGGCTTGCGCCGGTGTGGCTCGATGCCGACGAGCACGAGCGTGATCGGGGCGTCGGTCAGTGGCTTGTCGCAGACCGGGCAGTCGCGGTCGGCGAGCGGGTGGCCCGGTTCAATCGGGGCGCGCACGCCTCCGACGGTGGTGATGGGGGAATCCGTGCGGGCACGAACGGGGATGATCACGGTTGCTCCGGTGCTGGTGCGGACGAGGGACGCGGCGGCCAGCGGGGTGTATTCGGGTGTCGGGCATTGGGGCTCCTGGTGGTGGTTGAGGGGCGGTCAGTGGACGGCGCGGTAGGCGGCGATGATCGTGTCGGAGATGCGGCCGCTGGGGGCGACCTTCATGCCGCGGGCGCGGGCCCAGTCGCGTACCGCGTTCGAGTAACGGATGTCCTTGCCGTTGACCGCAGCCGTCGCGGCGGTGACCGGCGCCGCGGGCACGGCCGGCGCGGGCGGCCTGGCCGCGCTGCGCTGCTTCGGCTCGCCGCCGCCGGCTGGTCGAGGCCCGTCGGCGTGGGCGAGGACCTTGAGCTTCGCGCGCAGCTCGGCGACGCGGGCCTCGGCGTCGAGCAGTTCCCGCTGAGTGGCGGTGAACGCGGCGACCTCATCGAGCTTGCCGCGCAGCTGCTCGATCGCGGCCCGGATCTGCGTGGCCAGCATCCGGACCGGCTCAACCGGGCACTGCTCGGCCTCGACGAGGAGCTGCTCAACGGAAGGCGCAGCGACAGCAGTGGGGGGGGCTTTGCTTCGTCGTACCCTGCCGTACGGGCCGGGCGGAGAACGGGTCACGCAGCGAGCCGGTGTTCATAGGTGTTCGACTGCTTTCAGAACGAGGGAATCAGAACGTTGGAACAAGGTTCAGGTGAGTTGCGGTGCGGTACGACGCCTGGCCTGGAACTTGCGTCGCAGGGCACGCAGACGGCGCTTGGTACCGTTGCCCCCCCCGCCGTGCCACCACCAGTACGCGTAGAGCGCGCAGAACGCGGCGCAGAAAACCGTCCCGGCCGGATCGTTCAAACGGATGTCGTCGATGCAGAACAGGCCCTCGGCGATCGCGAAGAGTCCGTTGGCGTGGTGTCTCCGCAGGCGCCTCGCGAGCAGCCCGGCCCACCCGCATACGAACAGCGCCAAGCCTGCACTCGTGAGCGGATCCATCGGTGACGTCTGCCTACTTTGCCGGGGCGTCGAGCTGGGGTACGGACGCGTAGAGCTTGATGGGAGCGGAGGAGACGACGAACGGCTGGTCGGTCTCGATCAGGGTTCCTGTGGTGGTGAAGAAGAACACGCCGTTGCTGCCGCCTTCTTCGGGTCCGTAGGAACCGTCGTCACCGATCGCGTTCACGACGGCGCAGCTGTCGTGGTTGGATCCGTCGCAGTTGGTGGTGATCTGGTCGGAGGTCATCTGGGAGCCGGTGGAGGAGACCTTGCCGCGGATCACGTAGTAGCCGATCGGCGTCGGTGAGCCCCACGCGAACATGTAGACGTAGTTCGTGTCACCTGCGGAGTTGTACTGGACGAGCCGGGCGGCGAGGTTCTTGCGCTCTAGCGGGTCCGATGGCGCGGTGTGCCCGAAGGGGTACGGGACGGCGGCGTTGAACTCGGAGTACTCGGTCTGCGCGACCTGGTTCCCGCCGGATACGGACGAGGCGGAGGAGGTGCAGCCGGCGAGGACGGCGATGCCGGTCAGAAGGGCGACGAGGGCAAGTGCGGCGCCGCGCACGCGGCGCCGGTGCGAAGTAAGGCGGGTGGAAGGGTTCATGGCGCGGTGACCTCACAGACGGTGGTCGGGTAAGAGGAGGGAAGGCCGGTGGGCAGGAGCCCGGTGGCGAGGACGTTCTGCGCGTCGGCGTTGTAGGTGGCGACGTCGGACTGGCAGTTCTGTTCGAGGCCGGCCAGGTCGATCCGGTCCTGCTCGGTGACCTGACTCGCTTTCAGGATCCTGATCTTCTGCTGGTCGGACACGATGGTTGCGCTGTCGCCGAGCAACTTGGTGTTCTGGGCGATTTGGTTCTGGGTGGAGTTGTGCTGGCGGGTGACGCCTGCGTTACCCCGAGCGGCGGAGCTGGCGGTCCGAAGCCAGATCACCAGGGCCACGGCGCCTGCGATCAGCACGATGACGAACACCACCGCGAGAATCGCGATGGGGCTAAGGGCCGCTGCGTGAGCGACGTCCTCGTATTCGTCGCGGATCGCTCTTCGAGTGCGTTTACGCAGGAAGGGCATGGGTTTCCTTTCTCGTGTCAGGCTGGGCGGCGGCTCGACTTCAGCCGGTGATCTCGGGGGCGTAGTACTCGGGGAGCGGTTCGGGACCGGTGTACTGGCGGCAGGTGCATGGCACGTAGCCGTCGAGCACCTCGAACTCGGTCGCCTGGTCATAGCGGTAGGTGCGGCTGCGGGCATTGCACGCGCCGGTGGCCTTGTCGTGGTCATGCAGGCCGTGTTCGCAACCGCACACGGGCTTGATCTGCTTGGCTTTGCGCTGCTTGCGGCGCGCGGGCAGAAATCGGCCGACCACGAGACCTGCGAGCAGAATCAGTGCGCCTTCGAGCATCAGGACTCTCCTGGGGTGAGCGCGCGGCGGCCCGCGGGAAGCAGCTCGGGCACCGCGCCGGAGGCGAGGGCCTGGGCGAGAGGTTCGCGCACTGACTCGGCGACCGTCATGCCGTTGGGCAGCAGCGTGTAGGCGAGGAACTCGTCCTCGAAGGTCTGCACGTTCGCGGCGACGGCCTCGAGCTTGGCCTTGATCAGCAGGTTCAGTGCGCGCCAGCGCTGCTTAACGGCCTGCTCGTATGCCTCGCGGGCGGCGGCGGGCGTGCGGTCACGCTGGGTGGGCGTCTTGGTGAACTCCCGACCGGTCGGGTCCGGCAGCGGGATGACGAAGCGAATCTGGCGGCCATGGCCGACGAATCTGACCTCCGCGTGGCGGCGCGCGCGGCCGAAGGCGTACTCCTCGACGCCGTAGCGCTCGAGGGTGCGCCCGATCTCCGCCTGGGTCCGGTCGACCGGGACGCTGGTGCCTGCGGCGTATCTGGTCACCGGCCGCCCGCCTTCGGTTGTGTGAAGTCCGTCTGGCGTTCTGGGCCGTAGGCGTATTCGGCGTCGCCGGGATACCGGCACCCGATATCCGGGAACTGCGCCTGCCAGACAGCGAGCCGCAGGGAGGGGCCGAGCGCGCGGCGGATCATGCCGAACGGCCATGTCTCGTGCGCCTGCTTCAGGCGCGGCTGGAATGGCGGCGCGAATACGCCGTCTACCAGCAGTCCATCGCTTGGGACGAAGCTGTCGGCGTCGTCCAGGGCGCGGCGCGCGAGGGTGTTGAGCGCGTCGTGCATGGTCTCGATCGGCAGGCCGCTGATCGCCAGCTCGAATCCGCGTGTGACCGACACGCCGACCGTGTAAGCGAACTGTGGCGTGGCACCATGTGGCCCGGTTCCGACGCCGACCACGGTGAAGCCGTGTGCGCGGATCTTGCTGAGACAGTCCTCGACAACGGTTTCGACCCAGTGGCGCGTGTCATCAGCCATCGGTCATCCTCGGCTGCACGGTCTGCTGCGTCCCGGCGGCCATGCGGCGCAGCAGCAGTGCGAGGCGGTCAGCGTTGCCGGGCGGGACGGCGGCACGCGGGTATTGCGGGCGGCGCGGGTCGATGTCTCCGCGCCACCACAGGATGTGGTCATCCATCTCGCTGCCGTGCCGTGCGAGGTAGCTGGTGTTCTCGCCGGTGGACATGTACACCAGGCGCCACAGGTTGTTGTAGGACCAGGTGATGAAGTACCGCTCGCCGAGCGCGGCGAGGACCGCGGCCGCGTCCTCGTAGGCGAGAGCCTGCTCGGGCAGTGCGCGCACGCGCGGGCCGATGCCGGGGAGGCGGTAGCAGATGCGCAGCAGCTGCTTGCCGTGCGGGGTGACGAGGGTGAGGGTGTGGGCGACCGGTTTGCGCTTCGGTTTGGACGCGGTCGCCGGCGGGGTGTGCTCGTCGATCCACGCCACCACGGTTTTGGGGTCGTCGAGGTGCTTGGCCGCCCACTGTGCGGACGTTGCGCGGTGGCGCTGCGCCTCGAGCTGGGCCTTGCGGATCTGCTCGATGTGCAGGCAGGCCTCGCACCGGCCGGTGACCTGGCTCAGCCCGGTGTCGGGGTGCGCGCCGCACTCGCTGCACTCGCTGAATTTCCGCCGTGTGGCCGCGGCCTCGAGCTGCTTGGCCGACGCGGTGGTGGGTGGGCTCGTGGTGATGTCGTAGAGGTCGAACACGTCGCTCTTGCCGCGGTAGTCGCCGCCCTCGACGGTGGCGGCCCGCAGCCCGGGCTGGCGCGGCAGGTCGAGTTCGCGCAGCCGGGTCGCGGTGGCGAGATTCGAGGGCACCGCGCCCCAGCGCGCGTAGTGCGGCAGCTTCGGCTTGACTCCGGTGCTCTCGCTCACGCGGCGGCTCCATCAGGCTTGGTGTCGCCGACAGCGCCGTCGGTTTCAGCCGGGGCCGTGGCCCTGGCGGTTGCCGGGGCGAGCGGGAAGCCCCACGCGGAGTGGCCGTCGGGCATGACGATCTCCCAGGGGCCGCGGATGAGGCCGTAGGCGGTCCAGTCGCAGCCGCGTTCGGCCACGGCCCGGCCGCCGTCGCTGTTCGCCGGGCCGGTCAGGGCGCCGCGCCAGCGGCCGACGCATTCCTGGCCGATGCGGCCTTCCTCGCCTTGCGGGAAGTGGCCGGCGACGGCGATGTCGCCGCAGCGCGGGCACTGGAACGCCCAGGTGGCCGTGTCGGGGCCGAAGCGTTCCGTGGCTTCGGTGGCCAGCTCGGCCTGGGTGAGTTTGCGGTAGGCGCGAAGGTCGGAGGAGTGCGCCGTCGTCGTCGCTGCCGCCGTGGTCGTGGTGTCGGTCTTGGTGGTGGTCATGTGGTCTCCGTGCTGTGGTGTCGCGGTCGGGGCGGGCAGTGCGCTGGTCGGCAGCGGCCCGCGGTACCGGGTGTGGCCGTAGCGGACCATCAGGTCGGGGAACGGCTTGGTGAGGATGTAAAGGTGCTTGGTGTCGATCAGGTCGATGACGCTGAGCGCGGCCGCGGCCCATCCGGCGGCCCAGCCGCACCGCTCGGTGGTGTCCTCGTGCGTGGCGGCTTCGTCCCACGCACGGTTCAGGGCGGCGGCGCGCTGCGCGTCGCGGTCCTCGAGGAAACGCGTGGCGCGGCGGGTCGCACGGCGCGCGGCCGCGTGCCGCAGCCAGTCGCGGCCCGACGGGCGGCACAGCTCGATGCGCCGCTCAGTCCACAGGCGTGGGCGGCGGATGTCCTCGAGGAACCGCAGCACCAGGTCCGAACGGGGACCGTAGAGCGAGTCCTGCAGCGCGACGCTGTGCGCTCCTGAGCGCTTCTGCTCGCCGGTCATCGCGCTGCGCTCCGCTCGGTGCCGAGGAGACGGAAGCCGCGCAGTCCGGTCCGGCCGGCGGCCAGGTCCATCTCGCGGCCGGTGGTGTCATGCAGCGCGGCGCGCGGCGGCGTCGCGATGACGGCCACCACGTGGCCGGGCTTGCCGGGCGTCACCGCGGTGATCCGGATCGTCATGCCCCTTATGGCGCGGCTGGTTTGCTCCCAGAGCTGCCCGACCGCTGGGGGAGTGCGGGTGAGCGCGAGAGCCGACCATGCGGTCGCAGCCGCCCCGGCCGCGATGATCGCGGCGAGGGCGGGCAGCGACCAGGCCTGCAGGTGTACGGCATATTCGGCGCGGGCCAGTGACTCGGATGCGGGGAGCACGCCGAGCGCGGCCAGCAGCAGCAGGTTCATCAGCCGGCGTCCCGGGAGCACTGGGCGCGGTGGTTGGTGCGCAGGTCGACGGCCAGGCGGTCGAACAGGCCTCGCTCGGCGGTCAGCCGCGCCACGGCCTTCTCGTCGCCGGCCCGCTGGGCGGCCGCCAGTTCGGTCAGGACGTCGTCCTCGGCGGCGCAGGCCGCGCGGAACAGGAGCGCGTGCGAGGTGCCCTCGTCCAGCGGCAGCGGTCCCGTGACGATGGGAAGCTCGGGGTGGGCATCGGTGAGAGTCGTCATCTGGGGTTCCCCCTCAAGATCGTTTCTTGTGTGGCTGGGATGCGGATTGGGCGGTGGCCGGTCCGGCCGGGTTCGCCCGTCGAATATCAGCTGCCGTCGGCCGCGGGCGCGTCGTCCACGTCGGTCGGCGGGAACAGATCGCGCAGCAGCGTCTTCTCCTGCGGCGTGAGCCGGACCCGGTCGAGGGGGATCTCGCCGAGCGCCGCAGCCTGCCGCAGTGCCTGGCGCGCGCCGATGCGGCTGACGGTCTCGTTGAGCGCGAGCACCGCGTGGCCCAGGCCACGGATGCCGGCGAGGAACGCGACCTCGAACGGGTCGGCGTCGTCCACCTTGAAGTGCACTGCGCGCGCCAGTTCGTCCTCTGCGGTCCACTCGTGGTCGACCGGCTCGGGCCTGGCCGCACGCGGCCCACGGCGGGCGTCGGCGGCGTCCTCCACGCTGTTCAGCGGGCCGAAATACCGCTCCACCCCGTCCGACGCGACGGCGTAGAGGCAGACCTCGCCGTTCCAACCCGCCTGCACGCCCCAGTCGTCGACGCCACAGTGGTCGGGCTCCAAAAGCACCGCATATCTGAGGCCGTCCCGCGTCCACTCGGCGGGGCGCAGCGGCTCGATGCCGAGCGACGCGAGGTACCGGTTGATGGCCTCCGCGGCGTGCCGTCCGGTGTCCTCGTACTGCTGCTTTGCCTCGCCGCGCTTCTCGGCTTCGCCCTGCAGGATCGGCTTGATCCACGCGGGCACGCGCGGCACTGTCGGCCACTCGCCTTCGTCGTGCTGGTTGTTCGTCATGACTTCCTTGGTTCGCTGGGGGATCGGGATGGGTAGCTCCGGCGGGGTTCGAACCCGCGACCTGCGGCTTATAAGGCGCGCTGCTCTAACCGCTGAGCTACGGAGCCAGAACCCAGAGCTACTGCATATGCAGTAAGCTCAGGTTAGTACTCGCTGCATATGCAGTACAAGGCGGGTTGGTCACGAAACGGCATCGACTGCATATGCGGTCCGGTGTGCCGCCCTAGACGCGCCGCTCGAGGCGCCGTTACCGTACGGGCGTGACCGATCCCGCCAGCGACCAGCCGAAACACTCCCGGAACCGGAACTGGCGGAATTGGAACGTGACCAAGAACAGGCCGATCAGAATCCCCGAAGGCGAATGGGTCGACTACGAGGTCGTCTGCTCTGCCGAGGGCACCGACCGGGCGAAGGACATCCGCGCCCACGTGCAGGCGCGTATCAGCGCGTTCCGGCGCGCCCACCCGGAGGCGCGCATGCCGAGCGACGAAGCAGAAGGCTGACCCGCTCACGACGCGATCGCCTCGCTGTGCGGTGCCGTCTCGCCCCTGAACCGGGCAGCGATCGCGAGGTACTGCTCGCGCTCGGCGGTGTACTGCTCCACGTACTTCCTGGACATCTCAGGGTTCGACCCCATATCCAGATGCCGCTGCCAGTCCACGACTTCCTTGGCGGCGTGCTCAGCCGATGCGATGGCAGCCTTCATGATCGCCGCTGGGGTTGCCCACGTCGGATCTGCGACGATGTCGCGGCCGTGATACCGGCACGCGCTGATGTAGCTTCCGAGGCTCTCCAGGCACATGTGCGCGGAACGGTCGTAGAACGCCGCCTTGTAGAACACTGAGACACGGTCACGGCCGTGCTCGTCGACGACGTACGACCACATGTCGTGGTCGCTGTCGCGCTTGGACCAGCCCTGCGGCAGGGCAGCCGGGCGGAACATCGGGTCGTCGGGCAGCGGGTCACCGAACACGAAGCCGACCGCCTCGAACTCGGCGTCCGTTCCGTAGGTGTTGGCGGGCAGGAGCTGGGAGGTGACGAGCTGCCGCTGTCCGGCGGCCTCCATGCCGGTGATGATCTCGGTGCTGCTCTTGCCGGCCATCGCTTCGGCGAGGATCAGCTGAGCCCCCCCCCTGTTCCTTCACGAACCGGCTGGTGTTCTGGATCTCGTTCATGCTGTCCTCTCAAGGTTCGAAGTCGCGGCGGCGCCTGTGTGCGCGGCCGCGGGCGTTGGTTCGGTGATCTGAGCCCCGGATCCGGCGCAGGTCTGCTGGGTTTTCCCGGGCTGGTTGTGCATGCGGATGCGTCCGTCGAGGCGCAGCAGGAACGGGCGCTGGCATACGGGGCAGATGGCTTTCGGCGTGGCGCCCGGGATCGGTCCGGGCTTGGCCACGCGGCCGGCGAGCTTGGCGCGCAGCTGCTCGACTTGGCGCAGCGCGGCGTCGCGTTCGGCCTCGACGCGGCGGGCGCGTTCGAGAGTGAGCAGCTGCGCCTCGCGGGCGGCGGCGACCTGGCTGTCGGGGTCGGCGAGGATCTCGCGCAGCCGCACCACCTCAGTGATCCACTCGGAGAGGCTGTGCCCGGCGACCAGGTGTGCCTGGGGGCGCCGCTCGGTCGCCGACTCGGTGATGGCCGGCACGGCGAGCAGGGTGCCGTCGGGCAGGGCGTGACCCGCTGCGGCCGCGTGCCGGGTGCGGGGGATGTGCTCGAAGTGGCAGTGCGTGATCGGGCAGCGCACCCGGGCGGCGGTCGGGATGCTCACGCGGCGCCGCCCTGCGGGTGCGCGGCCGCGGCGCGGCGTGCGCGAGGCGGGCCGGCGAAAAGGCCGTCGACGCGGGAGAGGTTCACGCTCGCGCCGGGCGGCAGGACTTCGCGCAGCCGCGCGGCGATCGCGGGCCATGCTCCGGCTTGGTGCCAGTGGCGCAGGCGCCGCCAGCAGGTCATGCCGGAGCCGTAGCCCAGCTCGACCGGCAGTGCCTCGAAGCCGATGCCGTTGGCCAGGACGGTGAGGATCCCGGCCAGGACCGTGCGGTCGTCCAGGGGGAGCCGGCCGCTGTGGTGGCCGGCCCCCCGCGTGCGCGGGGGGATCAGCGGCGCCAGAGCCGCCCAGCTCTCGTCTCCGACGGTGATCAGCCGGGTGATGCGGGCGTCGGTGCGCCCCGGTACGCGCACGACGACGCCGGTCGTGGTGGGGACGCTCATGGGCGCCCCTCGGTTTCCTCGAGGATCGCGACGAACAACCCGGTGTCGAACGCGATGGACACCAGGTGCGCGCGGTTGCGCGCGCCGTAGATCTTGAGCAGGCGCGCGACATGGCTCTTGACGGTTTCCTCGCTCACGTGCAGCCGGGCGCCGATCTCGCTGTTGCGCAGCCCTTCCGGCAGCAGGCGCAGTACCTCGAGCGGGCGCTCGGTGGGGTTGATCAGGTGGTTCGGGGACAGCGGATGCGGGCGCAGGTAGCCGTGCGCGTAGCCGAGCGCCACCGAGTGGCTCGTTTCGCCGCAGCCGCCGAGGTGCTCGGCGATGCGGACCTTGTGGGTCTTGATGCTCAGCGGACTGAGGACGAGTTTGGCTCCGATCTGCTTGTTGCTCAGCCCTTCGGCCATCAGGTCGAGGACTTCGGCTTCGCGCTCGCTCAGGGGTTTGCGTTCGTCGCTGTGGCCCGGTTGCAGCGGCGCGGGGGCGACGGCGAGTTTGATGCGGTGGTTGATCCAGGGGTCGCCCTGATAGATGGCGATCGGCGCCGTGGTGGGCGCGACGGGGCAGCCTTTGCGACGCTTGACCTGCGCCGAGCGCGGTAGCGCGCCGGGCACGGTGCGCTTCTTAGGCTGCGGCGCGGAATGCGCCGCGGGGGTTTGGGCGGCCTTGAGTGCGGCCATGCGCTGCTCCTTGCTGTGTGCGAGCGCTGCGAGGCGCGTGGCGTAGCGCAGCGCCTTGGCGCGTCGCTCGGGGGAGCCGGGTTGCGCACCGGTCAGCTCGCCGCGTTCGAGTTCGGTCAGGCCGCCCCACACGCCGTGCGCCTCCTGGGACTCCAGGGCCCAGCGCAGGCACTTGTCGATGACCGGGCAGCCGCGGCACACGGCCTTGGCCGCGTCGGCGGACGTGGTCTCGAAGAACGCTTCCGGGTCGCTGGTTCGGCACGCCGCGTGCTCGTGCCAGGATCCGGCCGGGCGCAGCCGCGCGAAGGTCGCGGCGAGCTCCCGCTTGAGCCGGGCGCCAGGGGCACCGACACGCCGGCTGGAGGTGGCCGGCGGTGTATCGAGGGTGGCGGTCATGAGCCGTCCTGCCGATCGGGGCAGGCCGGGCGCTGCGCGATCAGCGCTTTGACGGCCTGGTTGTTCGAGGCGTGGTCGGCAGATTGCGCGGCGGCCGTCAGCTGCGGGGTTGGTTTCCAGTCGGCTGCCGGGTCGTGCAGGAGCGCGGGGCGGGCCAGGCGGATGCCGTGCGCCTCGGCGATCGCTGCGAGCTCCAGGGCCAGGGCGTGCGGGTTGCGGGCGCCCGCGGCGCGCAGCTTGCCCTCCCAGATCTCGACGAGGAGGTCTTTGACGTTGCGGGTGCTCATCGGCGCACCGCCAGAGCGCGTCGCTCGAACCGCAGCAGCCCGGTGATCATCTCCAGGTGCTCGGGCATGGTGCGGCGCGAGCGTTCGGCGGCCGCGGCCAGCTCCAGGACCGCTTCGGCGAGCGACTCGAAATACTGGTAGAACGTCGCAGGGCTCGTGTTCGCCGTGTAGGCGACGTCGGTGACCGTGACCAGGTGCCACGGGGTGCAGGCGAGGACCTCGGCGAGCGCGTCGAGCAGGTTCTGGCGCGTGACGCGGGCCTTGGGGCCAAGCGGTAGGCCCGAGGTGCCGCGCAGCACCGTGCGACGGGCGCTCATGCCGACATCCGCTCGGGCCCGGGCCGGGTGGCGATCTCGGCGGCGCGGATGACATGTGCCTCGAGGGGAGGATCTTCGTGGCCTTCGGCGGCCAGCTCCTTGGCTGCGAGCGCCATGACCATGGCGCCGAGGTCGGGCAACAGCAGGAGCGTGTCGCGGGCGGCGGGGTAGTCGGGGTTCGGAGCGAGATTCCTCGGTGCCTCGTTCTTGATCGTTTTCGGCACGTGAGGTACCCGGCTTACGAGAGAACAGTTGGTCTTCGGGTTGGTAGAGGGTTGGTAGTAGTTAGGTAGCCGCGCACTGGTGCGCGGTGTTCTCGTCGTCAGTGCGCGGTGTTCCTGGCTCTGGTGCGCGGTGTTCTCGTCGTCAGTGCGCGGTGTTCCTTCTGAAACAGCGTGCGTGGATGCGCGGTGTTCGAAGTTGTCCACAGGCGTTTCGGCGGCTTCAGCACGCACTGGTGCGCGGTGTTCCTGGTTATCCACAGGATCTTCACCGGGCACAGGTGCGCGGTGTTCGGGATTGTCCACAGCCTTCACCGCACCCAGGTGCACGGTGTACTCGGTGTCCGGCAGCGCGGTGAGCGGCTGCTCGGAGGGCTGCATGTCGACGTCGTGGTGCCACGGCAGCTTCGTGATGTCATCCGGGTAGCACAGGTAGTGGCTGCTGGCGATCGTGCCCGTGCCGCCGCGGCCGCTGCCGCGGCTCTTACGGTAGATAAGGCGCAGCTTGCGCAGGGCGTCCATGTGCCGTCGCGCGGTGCTCACGTCGATCCCGAAGACGCGGGCGATGCGCTTCTCGCCCACGGTGATGCTGCTGCCGTCCTGGTTGCCCTTCCACGCGATGTAGAGGGCGATCCCTACGCGGGTGGAGGGCATTTTGAGCCGTTCGATGGTGCGCAGCCAGTCGTTGCGCTCCACCATGGGTGGGTCGTCCTGCTCGTCGTCGTCGTGCACCTGCGGGCTCCCGTTAGTCTCAAAGCTCTGATGTTCATGGGGGTGGCGTGGCGAGCGGCAGCGGTACGTCGTGCTCGTGGCGTCGCCGGCCGGGGCTCGGCGACCCGGTATGTAAGTGCGGGCGGCGCCACGCCAACCACGCGATCAGGCGCCGACGTGCCGGTGTCGTCAGCAGCGGACTCGGCCGGTCCGGGGTGAGCGCGAGCAGGCGGCGCGCAGGCCGGGCCAGGGCGCGGGTGAACAGCGCGAGGGCGCGGCCGCACAGGTGGCTGAGCACTGCCAGGAGGGCGAGCACGAGCAGGAACGACGCGGCCTCTTGCGCCACGGGCAGCGGGATCATGCCGACGAAGCCGCCGAGCAGGAAGAACGCAAGGTCGAGCAGACGGTTCCTCATCGCGTCGGCCGTCCGCGCCAGGTGTAGTACGGGCCGCCATCGCGGTTCCAGGAGACGTTGTCCTCGCGGTGATCGCCCCGGTGATGGCGGCGGCGCCGGCAGATAAACGCGGGCTCGCCGCCGAGCCACATCTCGTCGCCGCACATGGCCCAGTGCCGTTGCCCGATGTGGATCACGCGGCCCAGGTACACCGCGGCGATGACGGCGACGGCGGCCGCACCAGCCGCGTCATACCAGGGCGCGCCGACCATCACGTCGCCGGTCGCGATCAGCACACCAGCACCTGTGAACGCGCTCAAGACGGTCTTGGCGAGGATCCGCGGGCGCGGTTGTGTGGCGCTGGCTCGATCGGGCGCCGCGCGGTGCTGTTCTCGGGTCGGATCGTCGGTCATAGCGCATCACCGGGAACCAGCGCGAGCGCTCGACGGTATTCGGCTTCGACATCGCGCCGTGACTGCTCGGGGTCCTCGTCCTGGTCGCAGGCATCACGCAGGATCGGCATCCCCGAGTCGATCGAGGCCAGGACCTCGGCGCGGGTCGCGGTGCGGCCTTCGGCGAACCAGAACACGGACGCCGGGTCGCCCAGGCGGATCAGATGGGAGCCCAGACCGTCAGGGAACAGCGAGAAGGAGCGGGTGACCCACACGAGCGCGACCCCGGGGTTGCGCTTGATCCCGACGCCTGCCGGAGGAGTCCAGCCTTCGATCTCGCGGCGCTGCATGCGGGGGTTGGAAAGGAACGGACAGGCCTTCACGGCGTACAGCGCGCAATCCGTGTGGGAGCCGGGCTCGGCGGTGACGCGGTTGACCGCGCACATCGGGCCGATCACGAATGCCGTGAAGCGTCCCATCGGCCTGCCGCACAGCCAGCAGATGCTCGCGTGCAGCGCGAGGTTGATGCCGTCGTCGCGGATGACCCGGAAATCGGGCTGGCCGTCGATGAAGGCGACGAACCAGGGCACGACGCGGCCGTGCTTGTCCCGCGGCAGGCCGGCCATCCGCGAGGGAACCTTCAGGGGCGTGTGGGTCACGCGGGCCGCCGCAGCAGGATCCGGGTGACGGAGCGGTTGAGCCAGTCCGTGGGGCGCCACAGGTAGAACTCCTGGCCGATAGCCAGCAGTGCGCGCTCCCAATCCTTCTGCTCGGGGCTCTGGCGGCCGGTCTCCTTCTTCAGCTCGCTGATAAGCAGGCGTCGCTGGCGTTCGTGAACGAGCACGAGATCCGGGAAGCCCTTCTCGGACTTGCGGGAGTCGTAGGTGTGATAACGCAGACCCCAGCCGAGATCGCGCGCCTCGCCGAGGATGTGGCTCTGCAGTACGGCCTCGGACATGTCCAGCGCCATCTGCCGCGTGAACGGCACGTGACCAGGGCCGGTGATCAGATCGAGAGCGGTGGTGCGCGAAGGGCTCATCGGCGGCCGCCACCGTCCGTGCACTTCGGGCAGCGGCAGGGCGTGCCTCTTAGCGGCCCGACGTCGTTGGTCTCCTGGTGTTCCGCGTGTGCCTGGCTGGCGGTGGTTCCGCTCCAGCCGTAGAACTCGGCGTCGCGGCAGGTCCCGCAGTGGTCAAGGCGGTAGGTGCCGATCTCCTCGGCGGTCAGCGCGCGCTCGGGCTTGTCCAACCAGTCGGGGCGTTGGGCGAGCTTGCCGGAGTGGCCGGGCAGGGGCTGAGTGGCCGCGCTCTGCGCCTTCAGGTCCCGGCTGATGCCCTCCCATGCGGGGTTAGCGCAGTCGGTGGTGCTCATCGCTGCGCGGCGGGAGAACTCGGCGAGCGTGACCGGGGCGTCCCAGGGATGGAAGTTGCCGTGACGCCACCCGTCGGGGTCGAGAATGGTGACACCGTAGGCGCGGCACCATTGCGCGGGAGGCATGGCCATGTCCGCGGCGGCGAGAGCACTGCGGCTGCCCTCGCCGTGATCGTCGAGGAGCGCGGCCGCGTTCTCGATCAGCACGGATCCGGGGTGCTGCTCGCGGCGGATCGCGCGGTAGTCGAGCGTGCCTTGGTTCGCCGCGTCTGCGGCTTGCTCGACCTGCCAGTGCTCGTGCATGGTCACGCGGCACAGCGCGCACAGCCCGTCGTGCCGGGTTGGGGCCAGGCAGCGGTGGCACGCGGCGACCGGCCGCTGATCCGGCTGCGGGTTGCCCTCCCGCATCGGCCGCGCGCACAACGGGCACGTGCCCTCGGGCAGCTCCTCGCGCGCGGGCGCCTCAGTGACGTCCCACGGGACCATGGCAAGCCGACTGCAACCGGTCAGCGCGAGACTCCCGGGCACGGGCGGCACGGAGATGAACGCCGGGACGGGGAACAGGTGCCGCAGCTGCGGGTCGGCGTCCGCGAAGGGGCTGTACGGATTGGGGGCGACGCGGCTCAAAACGGGGGCTCCTCGCTGTAGCCGGGCCAGATGGCGGCCGCGGGGGCTGGGCGCTGCGGTGCGTCGCCGATGGGCGTGTAGACGAGGTAGTCCTCGGTATGGGAGTACTCGCCGTTGTGGTCACCGACGTCGTGGTGGCCGGGGAGTACGTCGTAGAGGCCTGGGGAGAGGTCGTCGTAGGTGTATTGGCCGTTCTCCCACTCGTCGTCGAACGGGCACAGCTGGCCGTAGCGCAGCTGGTGGCAGGCCGGCGGGTGCTGGACGAGGTGGGAGACCCAGCCGCCCGTGGCACCGTCTGCGACGAGCTTCTCGTGCTCCCGCTTGTCGCTCAGGTCGAAGTCGCCGCCCAGTTGCGTGACGGTGACCTGGTGCGGCGCGGAAGAGTTCTGGTCGCCTGGGCCGCCGGCGATCGCGGCCACGGTGCGCATGGCCACGGCCAGCTTCTCGGCCACCTCGTCGCGTTCGCGGGTAAGCGAGTCAATACGGCCGTCGAGGAAGGCGATCTGGTCGAGGACTCGGCGCACGTGGCTCCGGCGCAGGAGCAGCTTGCCGTCGGACGTGAAGGTGACGAGGGCGACGGCGTCAGGTTCGTCGTGTACTGATTCGATTGTGAAAACGTTGCCGGTACGCCATGCGTCGACGAAGGCGGTGACGCTCTCGAAGGGGGTCTGCTGGCCGGTCATGAGAGGCAGGCCTCTTCAGTGTCCGACAGTGCATCCATTAGCGTGGGCACTGCCATTTCGGCGGTGAGAGCCCGCAGGTTGTCCACGGCGCTGCGCCAGTAAGAGGCCTTAAGTTCGACACCGACGCCGCGGCGCCCGCATTTGACCGCGACGTACACCTCGGTGCCGATGCCGGCGAACGGTGTCAGGACCGTCTCGCCCGGGTTGGACCACAGCCGCACCAGGCGCTCAACCAGGTCTAGCTGCAATGGGCAGATGTGCCGCTCGTCGGCGTCTTCCCTTGCCACGCGTGTGTTGAGGGTGTTGGTTTCGCGGATGCCGTACCAGGCGGACCGGGGCAGTGCGAGCCCCAGGTTCTCCATGGCGTCCATCGCGTCGAGGTCGGACACGCCGGGCCAGATCGGCCTGGCCCACTCGATCCACTCCTCGTGCGTGACGTCGGTCTTGACGGGGACGGCGTTTTCACCGGGGACACGGAAGAACAGCACGTAGTCCGCGAGCGCGGGGCGCAGCATGGAGGAGTCGCGGTCCTTGGTGACGAACAGCAGCGACTGCGCCTTAGTGCGGATCGCCTGCGCCTGCGGGTCCTTGTCGATGGTGACTTCGCCGTGGAAGATCCATCCCTCGTCTTCGAACGCGCGGATCACCTGGCCGCGGAAGTCGGTCAGCCCGACGTAGCCGTGCAGCACCTTCTGCAGGGTGATCTGCTGGACGTGCACGCACGCGAGCCGGCCGGGCTTGGTGACGCGCAGCTGCTCGCGGATGATGAACCGGTAGTGCTCGAAGAACTCGGCGCGGTCGCGGGAGTTGGACAGGTCGCGCGGCGAAGGCGAGTAGTTGTAGAGCTGCGCGAACGGCGGGGAGCAGATCGACATGTCGACGGAGTTGTCGGCGACTTCAGCGAGCCGTTCACAGGAGTCGCCGAGCATCAGATGCCAGTTCTCGCCGCGGGCGTCGTCGGTCAGGTAGGGGTCGTTCACGGTGTCGGTGGTCATGCGGCACGGCTCCAGGTGGTGGTGGCGCGCATCTGGGCGACGAGTTCGCCGGTGAATCGGGCGGCGTCGCGTTCCTTGCGCGAGACGTTGGCGGCGATCTGTCCTTCCAGGTCGGACAGGATGATGTGCACGTGCACGGGCCGGGCCTGGCCGTAGCGGTAGCAGCGGCGGATCGCCTGGTAGTACTGCTCGTACGAGTCGGAGAGGCCAACGAAAGCCATGCGGGCGCAGTGCTGCCAGTTCAGGCCGAACGCGGCGATCCCCGGCTTCGTGATCAGGTAGCGGATGTCGCCGTCGGCGAAGCCGAGCAGCAGTTCGGCCTTCTGCTCCGGCGTCATGGATCCGTGCACGTTGACCGCGCCGGGGATCATCCGGGCGAGGGCATCGGCTTCGTCGTTCAGTCCGCACCACAGCAGCCATGGCTGGTCCGACTCTGCGGCGACCAGGTCGGCCGCGCGGCGGCAGCGCGCTTGGAGAGTGTCGCGGCGCACCTTGGCGCGGCCGCCGACACCGCCGAGGCTCGTGGCGAACAGCTGGCCGTCAACCTCGAGGTCCACCGGCAGCAGGTGCGGGACGATTCGCAGCTCGGGTAGCACGTAGCCGTCGTCGCTGTAGCCGATGTCCGAGGGGCGCCGCAGCGCGACCGCCCATCCCGACATCCAGCGGAACATCGGCCCGCGGGCGTGGCCTTTGGGCCGCCAGCCGTCCTGGTCGTGCACGAAGTAGGTGGAGAGCATTTCCCGGCGGCTGGCGACGCCGAGGAATTCGGCGTGGTTGGCCAGCTCCGCCACGTCGTTCGGCGCCGGCGTCGCGGAGCACGCCAGTCGGCGACGCACCGGCGCGAAGTGCGCGATCAGCAAGTCGCGGGTCTTGCTCGTGACGTCCTTGAGGATCGAAGACTCGTCGAGCGTTACCGCGTCGAGCCGAGCGGCGTCGAAGTGCTCGATCATCTCGTAATTGGTGATCCACACGCCGGGGCCGTCGGCCTGGCCGTCGCCGCGAACATAGCGCGCGTCGATACCGATGCGGCTGGCTTCGCGTGCGGTCTGCTGGCACACGGCCAGAGGTGCGACGATCAGAGCCCGGCCTGCGGCCGGGGTGGAGAGACGTGCCCACTCCAGCTGCATGAATGACTTACCGAGGCCGGTGTCAGCCCACAGCGCTGCACGGCCGGTGCGGACAGCCCAGGCTACGATTTGCCGCTGCCAGGGGTGCAGCATCGGATGCACTTCAGCGGGATCGACCGGATCTCCATGCTGTGGCAAGCCGGCGGCTTTGCGGGCGAGGAACTCACGATATGCCGTCGTTGTCAGGCTCATGATTCAGCCCGTCTACTGGTGTCAGGGTTCTCCGGCGCGGGGGAAGGCGCGCCGGAGGTCTTGGATGGCGCGGAGGCCTTTTGCTGTGAGCGGCGGTCGATGGCGCTAGCCCAGAGCAGGGCGAGCGCGGCCAGGCGCAGGAGCCGCTCGCGCAGAACCCGCTCATCGCTTTCCGCGATCGTGGCCCAGTACAGCTCGGCGGCCAGATGGCGCCAGGTGAGCTTGTTCTTGCCTCGGGCGCGCCGCGCGGAGAACGCTGCTTGCTCGGCCTGGGTGCCGTAGTCGTGCCTGCCGGTTCCGTCGCGCCGGTCGTGCTCGCCCAGCAGCACGGCGGCGCGGGCGAACTCGGTCTGGGTGTCCTCGACGACGAGCCGCCAGGTCTCGTTGTCGATCGGGGGCAGGTCCGGTCTCATGCCGCGGCCTCAGCGTGCTGCGAAAGCGCAGGCGTGGGGGAGGCGGCCTCGAGGACGGTTGCGACGAAGGCGGCGCCCGCGCCCGCACCTAGTTCCTCGATGCCCTCCCCGTCGAGCTCCTCGGCCGCTTCGGCGCCCGCGTCCGCCGCGGCCGTGGCGGCGTCTTCGATCGCGCCGTCGGCCGCGGGTTCGGGCGTGACGCCGAGTACCGCGAGCAGCTGCCGGTAAAGCAGGTTGTCCTCGAGGGCAGGGCGCAGCGCGAGCATCATCCCGGTGAACACCCGCACCTGCTCGCCGAGCACGTCATCGCCGTTCGCTTCGCTGCTGGCGCGCCAGCGCAGCACGTCGGCGTCGAGCAGGTTCCACTCCTCGATCGGCCGGACCCTCGTGCCGGTGTTCGGCCGCGCGGCGATCAGGCCCTTGGTTTCCAGAACCCGCAGGGTTTCGCGAACGACCGTGCGCGAGACCTCGTACTTCTCGCCCACCGCCTCGGGCACGAGGGGCTTGCCGGGGTCGACGGTGCCGTCGACGATCTGCTGGCCAAGGATCTCGACGAGGACGCCGTGCAGGCCTCGTGCGCGCCGCAGGGCTTGAATGGAAGCAGGGATCACGGTGTCGGCCCTTCGAGGCGCTGGGTGTATTGGGTGCAGGCGGGGAAGATCGGGAGCAGGTCGGGTCCCTTGCGGCGGGAGACCGACACCGCGCAACGGGTGCGCGCTCCGCCTCCGGCGACGGCCCGCTGGACGGCGTGCTGGCAGCTGAAGCAGGTGGCGGCCGCGTCGGGGTGTATCGCCTGCCGGGTGGCGGGGTGCACGCCGGTGTCGACCACGGCTTGGACGTGGCGGGCGAGCGGGAACTGCCACACCTCGAGCCCCGCGGGCGTGTGGACGTCGAGCGCAATGGTGCGGCGCTGGCCCGGGATCGACGCGGACGGCGCGGCCATCGGCACAGCGGTCGTCGTCACGGCGGCCGCGGGTACGGTTGTGGTGTCAGCCATGGAGGAGCTCCGGGAACGAATCGAGTCGCTCGAGCGCGCGGTCGGCCGCGGCGGCGAGCGTGGTCAGGAATGGCGGCGCGGTGATCGCGGCGGGGTCGATGCCGAGCCACAGCCGGTCGGTGCCGGACGCGTCGGGCGTGGCCGGGTAGAGCACGGATTCGGCGAGGGTGCGTCGGGTCTCGGTGACGATCTGGATGGCGACGCCGGCGCTGTGCGGGCGCAGTTCGACCCAGCGGCGCGCGCCCGGATCCGCCGGGCCGGCCGGGCGGGCGGCAGCCGCGCTCTCGGCGTAGTCGAAGCGCCGGGCGACGGCTTTGACCGGCTGACCGGGGTGCTGGCGCAGGCAGCGGCGGCAGGCCTCGATGCCGGACAGGACGATGTGCGCGGCGGGATGCATCAGCTGCTGCCTCGCAGTCCGGTGCGGCGGATGCGCAGCGCCTCGAGTAGCGCGTCCCACCGTGTCTCGTCCAGCGACGCGGCCAGCTCGTCGAGGTTCGGACCGATCTGAGCCTGGCCGGCGAGGCAGCGGGCCGCGTGCAGCAGGGCGAGCTCCGACGGCGACCAGCCGCCTTCTCGGACGATGTCCGCGTATTTGATCATGCGGTGGGTGAGGTGCTGCCAGATCCGCTTGTCGGTGCGGGAGATCGCGGTCAGGATCCACAGGGACGCCGCGGCTGCGCTGTCGGTGAGCATCCAGTGCGGGACGTCGACGCTCGCGGGCAGCCGGTCGAGCAACGCCCGGGGACTGTAGCCGGCGGGGCGCTGGGTCGGCTGCGGTGCGGGGAAGGCCTGGCGGACGCGGGCACGTGCCTGCGGGCCGAGGTTGCGCACGAGCATCAGCTCGGCGTCCGTGGCCTGCGCGAGGCGCGCCCGGGTGTCGATGCCGCCCCTTCGCAGCACGCCGACGGCATAGTGGCCGAGGTGGTCATGTCCGAGGTCGTCGGCGAAGTCCGCGGGCACCAGGGCGCAGTGCGCGCAGAGCTCTTCGGCGCCGGCGGTGCGCACAGTCATCGGCGGGCCGCCTTCGCTGTCGTCGCCGCAGTGGTGAGACCGTCCTTGAGTGCGCGGTACGGTTCGCCGTTCAGTACTGTCTCGGCGGCCGGGACGCGGATCGCGGCCAGCGCGTGTCGGGCGGCGCGACGGCGCGACGCGCGGATGGCGAGCATCACGGCGGTCGCGCACAGGGCGATCGCGAAGCTGGCGATCGCGATGACGGCGAGGACCACATCGGGGGAGAAGAAGCTGGTCACCGTGCGCCTCCCGCGGCCTGCCGGCAGGCCTCGATCAGCGGTCCGATGACGGTGTCGTTGGCGATCGCGAGCAGCTGCGCCTCGTTTAGGCGGCGTGCGGCCTGCCGTGGTACCGGGCGGGCCGGCATCCGCTCGCTCGCGGCGCTCGCCCGCTCCGCAATCGCGGCGACGGCCGTCTCGGTGTTCTTCGCTGCGGCGGAGGCGGTTGTGGCGGCGCTCTTGCGCACTGGGCGGCGCGGAGCGTGCGCTGCGTGCACGAGCCGGGGATGGGTGTACCGGGAGCGGGTGGCCGCGGCGCGCCAGACAGGCGGCGCGGCGGACAGCAGCGCCGTGCTCAGCAGCAGTGCGGCCAGAGCGCGCCGGTAACGTCGCAGCACCCGTCGCGCCAGCACCGCCAGAGCGAACAGGGCGAGTCCGTGCACGAGGACTTGCTCGCTGTAGATCGCGTACAAGTGGCTGGGGACCAGCAGCCACGCGATCGCGCGCAGCGCGTCCGGAATCGAAACCGTCATGACGCGCCCCCGAAGGGCTGCGGGTTATCCGTGTACACGAGGGCATCGACCTGCAGCAGGTACCCGCCCTTGTTGACGGTCGCGGTGACGTGCCGCCAGTGTTCGCTGACCGGGTCGCTGTCCTTGATCTGCACACCGAGGCGCTTAGCCCATCGCTCGATGTCGCGAAGCTTGGTGCTGGCCAGGTACGCGATCACCTCTTGGCTTGTCGGGTAGACGGCGATCTGGTCGATGCGCGGCAGGCCCTTGGCGTCGACCGTGATCGGGCCGATTGTGATCTTCATGACGCACCACCGGGTGCCTCGGGCGTAGCGTCGGTCTTCGGCGCCGGGGCGGGGGTGAACCGTGTCCACACGGCGATGCGGTAGCCATCGCGTTCGACCACCGCTTCGATCTCGCGTGTGTGGACATCGAAGCCGGTGGAATCCGGCACATCCCTCTCGGTGACCTGTCCGCCGAGCCGCTTGGCCCACTTCTCGACGGCCGCGCGCTTGTTGCCGGCAAGCATGATGTCCACGTGCAGCGGCGCGTCCTGGTCGACCTGCTCAAAAACGTGCAGCCAGTAGATCGCCGGCAGGCCCTTTGTGTCGATCTTGATTGGGCCGAACTGGAGTTGCATCACGCGCCCCCGTCCGGCTCGTCGTCCAGCTCACGCCACACGGTCGCCTGGATGATCACGCCGATGCGCGGCTGCTTGTCGGTGCCCTCGAGTCGGCCGATGCGGCCGCGCACCGTGTACACCGTGCGATCCGATGCGACGCGGGAGGTCACCACAGTGCCGAGGGCAGCGGCGTAGGCGTCGAGCGTCGCCATGCGCTGCGCATCCGGCTCGAAGCTGGGCAGCTCGGCGAAGATCTCGCGGTAAGTAGCGATCTTCCACGGCAGCACCGGCAACGGGTTCTTGCTGCGCGGCCCGTGTTCGCGCACGAACGCCGCAAGGTCGTCGAGGACTTGGGACTGCCGGATCCACGCGTCCACGTCGATCCCGGCGCTTTTGCGCGGGGCGGGCATCACGCCACCGTCCTTTCGGCGTCGTTGCTGCCCTCGGTGGCGCCCGTCGCGTCGATCTCGTCGTCCTGGCCGCCGTGGTGGGCGCGTTCGACCCATCCGATGACGACCTGGACGATGGAGGGCTCCCAGGCTGCGAGCCAGCCGATCGTGCGCCGGTCGTGCTCGCCCAGCTCGACACCGGCCGCGGTCAGGGCGGCGAGCAGAAGACCCTCGTTGATGCGGTCCGCGACCGGGATCGCCGGGATCGAGTGCAGGCCGGAGAGCGGGATCGTGTCGGCGGGCGCGTACCGGTGCCGGCGGACGGACTGGTAGACGTGCGCGGCGTCGGCGTCGGCCTGCGCGCTGGTCTCGTACGGTCCGTGCACGCTGTTGCGGGTGTCGTCGATCACTGGGCACCGCCTTCGCGGGGCTCGGCGAAGCACACGCCCCGGGACGCGAACAGTTCGACGATCGCCTCGTCCTGCTGGTAGCGCTGGAGCGAGAGGGCGGGCACGCCGACGACGTTCATCGCCGCCGCAAGGATGTGGATCTTGGCGCGGTCGCCGGCGCCGACCGCGACGAGCGCGTCAGCCACGGCCTCGAAGGTCGCGGTGTCGCCGGCCATCACGCCACCGCCCCGGTCAGGTGCAGCTCACGCGTGTCCGTGGCGGTGTGCGCCGTGGTGGCGCGGGGCGCCGGGTGGGGGGAGCAGCCGCAGCCCCAGTTGCAGGTGCACAGCCGGTAGTCGGCCTGGGTGCGGAAGCAGCCGTTCGGGCACGCGGGGCGGTGATGCAATCCGGCGGCGGCCGACGCGGTCGGCTGCGCGCGCACCCAGAACCGGACGTCCGCGTCGACCGCGTGCTCCGTCAGATCTGCCATGACCAGGATCCCGGCGCCGTCGCGCAGCGAGCCGCCCGCGGTGGTGCGCCACGAGCCGTCGGTACACAGCACCTGCTGACCGGCGAGGATCTCGTAGATCAGCGCGCGGCGCAGCCCGGGGATGATCGGGGACGCGTGGCTGTCGCGACCGGGGCGGCTCGTGTGCACGGTGTCGGTGATCCGCGGCAGCTGCAGGGTGCGCTGCGCGATGTCGCGATGCTCCTGGCGCCCTCCGCCGTCGACGGGCCCGCGTGGAGCATCGGCCGGCCCGTCGGCGCTCTCGATGTCCTTCCGGAAGCTTTCCTCGAGGACCCGCGCCGAGGGGCCGTCGAGCTTGGCCCCGGACGCCGGCGGTTCCCAGCCGGCGGCGCGCAGGATGTGCGCGTACCGCTCGCCGGTCGACTGCCCAGCAGGCGCCTGGGGACGGTGGGCGATCTCGTCGACCACCGCGCGCAGGTTCTCGGCGCCGGGAAGCCTCGACGGCTCGTCGTCCTCGGCCGGGATGGCGGGCATCTCCTGTGTCGGCGCGAGCAGTTCGGCTGCCCACGCCGTCGCCTTCGAGCCGAGCACGGACTTAAGGTCCGCCATGACCGGTGCCGCGCTCGGGCCGATGACCGGCTGCGTCGTGACGAGGAAGTGCCCGGCCAGGGCGTTGAGTTCGTTGGCCTCGATGTCGGCGAGCTCCCGTGTGGAGTGGTAGCCGATCCAGTCGCGGCCGAAGAAGTTCTCCGGGACCTGCGTGGTCGCGGCCTCCACCACCATGAACGGGCATCCGGGCTCGGCCTCGCGCCGGTCGCTGCCGGTGCGTTCGATGACGATGAAACGAGCCCCGGCGCGCGCCGATGCCTCCGTCGCCGCTGACGCGGGCGTGGCCTGCGCGGACGCGGCCTTCGCGAGACGGGCGCCGGCTGCGCGGCGTTCCCTGGCGGCTCGGGTGGATGCGCTCTTGAGCGCTCGGACCCTACGCTTGGTGTTACTCACCGCGGTCTCCTTCCTAATCGGTGTTGCTGCGGTGGGTGCTCTGCCGCTTGGCCCGGGTCGCGTCCGGGCTGAGCGGCCTAATTGCTTTTCAGCTGTACCTGGGGTTCCTGACGGGCTTGCTTGTGCGAGGCGCGGCGGCCTTGGTGTTGCGTGCGAAGTAGTCGCTGATGAACTCGGGGAGGATCAGCACTCGTCCGGCGCCGTCGCGGATGTGCGTGAGCTTCCCGGCCGCCACGCGGCGGCGAACTGTGCGCACGCTGCACCGCATCACTGCGGCGGCCTCCGCGTAATTCAGCGGCTGTGCAAGCGCGGCGTCCGTGCCCGATACGGTGCTCATGCCACGGCTCGCAAGCCACGGCGCACGCGCGCAGGCCGTACATCGACGAGCTCGAACATCCTGGCGTGGGCCTCTTCCGGGCTCATCCCGCTGAGCACGGCCACGCCGGCGAGCGCCGACATCAACGATTCGGTCAGCGGCGCGTCGCCTTTCGCGAGCGGTTGCACCGAGTTCGGCAGCACACCGCCCTGTCGGGCGATCTCCGCATAGTTCGGCACCCATTTGCCCTGATCGATCCGCCCAAGGCGCGGATTGAGATCGACCAGGACATCGAACGCCTTCGCCCGCAACCGGTACTGGAAGTACCGCGGTCGGCGTGCTGATCCCGGCATCGGACAGTCCCTTTCGTGCGACTGAGGCGCGGCCAGTTGAACCGCATCCCCGCTCAACACAGAACGTTAGTGGACACAACGCAATGAGTTGTGCGAACTGGCAGTCACGATTCCGTAACGACTTGCTGGGTGGGTGGCCGGGCGGCTCGGGCCGGCTGTCGAGATTCGGCCATCCCTCTAGCCGTCGACCAGGGCCTCTGCAACGCTCCGAGTACCGCCGTGGGATGCGGCTGCGCGGCGAAGACAACTACACTGACTCATTGCAATGAGTTCTCGGTTAAGTTCAATGAACCGAGCTGCCTCTGAGATGGGGAACCGCATGTGGCCGAACGATGGGACCGGGGACGCGCAGGCGCGCGAGGACTTTGCTGCCTGTCTCATCCGGACCCGGCGTGCCCGCGGGAAACGGCCGATCGACCTCGTGGAGATGGCGAAAGCTCGCGGCATGAAGCTGAGTACGGGTCAGATCACGAACTGGGAGAAGCGGCGTAATCCGCCGTCGCCGGAGTCTGCTCGCCTCATGGCGGAACTTTTGGACGCGGACCCGGTCGAGTTCTTGCGGGCGGCCGGGCACGACGACTGGGCCGCTTTTGCGGAGGCGCAACGCTCGGGAGCGCCCTTGCAGCCGCGAGATGGCGACCTGGAATTCCTAGCGAAACTGCGTTCTAGTCCAGACCCTGAAATGCACAAGTTGGCCGATCAGTTCGAGCAGGACCTGGAGCGTGCGCGGCGCATGGCGCGCTTCGAATTCGAGGAGCGGCAGCGGCAGCGTGACCAGGCCAGCAATGACGACGGCGCTGTGAATACCAGTGTGAATAAATCTGCGTGACCTGATCGTTAGCAGCGCGACGCAAAACCGTTCATGATTCCCATACGCAAGCGTCCCGTCTCTACTAACGTGTTTCTTGATCTCGCTGCGCCTCGCGGCGTCTCGGGTGGAGATTCCAGGAAACAGGGGAGAGCTTGGGGCCTTGCTGAATGCATACGTACACACGCAAAGAATTCGGCTTCCGGCGTCCGTGCGCACGGCCGCCGTCACTACCGCCGGGCTGTGGGGGATCGCCTTGCTGATCTTCGCCGGCCAGGAGCAGCGCGACATCGCCCTCGGCGACGCCGCGATGCAGATCATCGTCTACTGGCTGCTCGCGCTCGGATGCACCGGCTTCTGGGTCGCCTTCATGCGCGTGGGAGAGAGGCTCGTCGACGCCGACTGGCACATCGCCTACGAACTGGACACGGCCGCGATCCTCAGTCCGGTCCGAGACCGCAACCTCGACCGGATACTGGCCCGAGGCCTGGCGGCCGACCGTCCGCGAGAGTTCTGGCCCGCCGGCATCTGGAGGGTACTCGCTCGGATCGGCATCTCGTTCTGGGTGATCTGTGCCGTGGCGAGCGTCGCACTGCTCGCCCGCTGGTGGCGCGTCGATGCGCCGCAACGCGGCGTGCTGCTCGCGATCCTGATGATCCCGGCCGTGCAGTGCACCGCGGCCGCGGTGATCGGCCCAGGACTCACCCGCATGGTCGGGCTGCGTGACGCAGCCCGCGAAGCACGCCGCCGCCTGTGCGAGCAGACGACGCAGCCGACTGGAACCGACGCGGCGGCGCGCCCGACCGCCGCGGAAGAGGACCTGCGGGAAACAGTGACCCTCCATCTCGAAGCACCACTACGCGACCTATGCGCCGGTACGAAGGGCCGGCGCTTGAGCATCGTCAGAGACAGACAGGAACCGCGGCGCCGCCACTTCAACTGAGCAGCGATCGATCACCCGACCTACGCACACCCCGCTCGCCGTTCGGGCGCCGAGCGGGGCCACACAGTCCAGCCTCAGCAGGGGCTCTTGCTCGCGTCGGACTCGTTTGCGCTGACCAGACTCGCCGAGGCAATCGACGACTCATGCAGATGAAACGCGTCCCACGAGGAGAAGACGGCGAAGACCACGCCACCGTGCGCGCCGCCCACCACAGAGGCGAGCTGCGCAGAGTCGTAGGTCACCTGCACGCACTGCGCGCCGGCGAGCCCCTTCAGCTGCATCTGAGGACTACCGGTGATCTTGGCGTCACCCGGCAGCTCTTTGCCGATGAGGGCTTCGGCAGCCTGCAGACTGCGGGCCGTGAAGGAGACGTCGTAGTCCAGGGCGCGGCCCCCGGTGAACGTCACGCCGACATATTCGTCGTTGACTTTGCCGTCGGTCGTTTTGGGCAGAGCCGGATCGGGGTTCCAGAACTCATCACCCTTGTCCTGGTCCAGGGTGTGCTTCGCGCTCCACGCGGCCTGGGTCGCTCCGAATCCCGTCAGCCCGCCCGCCGCCGGGGCGCTCGACGCGGCCTGACTCGGGGCAGTAGCCGGCGTGGATGAGGCACCGGGTGAGGCTGCGCCGGCCGACGTGGTGGTGGGCGTGGAGCCGCCGCACGCGGCCGCGGCGAGAACGAGCGCGGCGGCGCCGGCCGTCAGGAATGCTCTGCGCATGGAGAGATGCCCCCCTCGAGATCGGTGTCTTCGACGTCGAAGACGCTATGACGAGCGCGGGCGGCTTATCCGCGAAGTGGCCAAGCTGTGACACGCCGTCAGCTTGCCCGGGTCACGAGCGGCGCAAAGTCGCGAATCGCCCCGCGCTGTCACCGATCGCGGGCATGCTGAGGAGTGGGGTGGCCCCAGAACACCACGGAGAACTGCGATGCCCACTGTTGAGAAACGCGGCGACGGCCCCTATCCCTGGCGGGTCAAATGGCCCGTCCCAGGGAAACTGACCAAAGCCGGCAACCAGGCCTACGACTCAGAGTCCGGGTTCGCCGATCGCGACGTCGCCTACCAGCACGGCCTGGACATGGAATCCGACCTGCGGCGCGGCCGCTACCACGGCCCGCGCAGCGGCGACACGCTGCTGCGCGAGTGGGCCGAGCAGTGGCGCGTCAAGCAGCGTGTCTCCCAGCGCACCATCAAGAACCGAGATAACGACCTCGACAAGCACCTGCTGCCGGCGTTCGGGCACAAGGCGCTCGGCGAGCTCAACTGGTGGCTCGTCTCCAACTGGGCGCTGGATCAGCCCTACGCCCGCTCCTCGGTCACCGGCCGCGTCAGCCTGCTCTCACAGATCCTCACCGCGGCCGTCGACGCCGGACTGATCGACGCCAACCCGATCGCCGGCCGCCAGCTCGGCGGAACTCCGACCCGCCGCAACGAGACGGTCTGGTCCACCGCGGCCGACGCCATCGCGATCGCCGAGCGCTTCCTGCAACTGCCGGACCGCTACCGCCTGCCCACCGGCAGGCTGCGCGCCAACGCCTTCGTCGACGAACGGCTCGCCGCCATGCTGCGCGTGCTGACCTACACACTCGACGGCACCGGGATGCGCATCGGTGAGGCCCTCGCCCTGCACCGCGACAACTGTGGCCTGTGGCGCCGCGAGGTGATCCACGGCGCACCGTGGCGGCGGCGCGTCATCCGCATCGACCCCGACGTCGGGCAGTGGCACGAGTTCTTCGACCGCAAGAACCGCGTGACCGCCAACCACTTCGGGCCACCCAAACCCCCGCACGGTGACCGAGAGATCGACATTCCCGACTACCTGTGGGCGATCCTCGAAACCCACATGGCCAGCTGGCCCCACCCCTACCTCTTCTGCCGGCCCGATACAGCCGTGGGCCCGGACGGCCAGCCACACATCCAGATGTACACCCGTAACGCCTTCGACCACATCCTCGCCTCCGTCACCGACGGGCAGGCCGCCCGCAGGGCGCGCTACGGCTGGGGCCAGCTGCCCGCCTGGGATCCGATCCGACCGGGGCTGTCCGCACACGGACTGCGGCACGGCCAGAACACGCGCCTGATCGAACTGGGCATCTCGGAGATCATGCGCTGCGACAGGATGGGCCACTCGCCCAAGGGCATCCAGGGGATCTACTCGCACCCGACACCGGCCATGCGCAAAGCGATGCTCGACGCGCTCGACGATCACCACGAGGCGGCCCTCGCCGCCCACGGAAAACCCCTCCCCGAGGAAGATCGCTTCCCAGAATCCTCCCAAACGATCACTGCGAAGCCCCGGCGCAAGCTCCGTGCCGTTTAAACGAGCAGGCCAGAGCCATCCGGGTGTTGTTCCTCGGAAGCCTCGTCAACTTCCTCGCGCGGAATTCTGACGAGGCTTTCGGCGATCGCGTGATCAGGGAGGAATCGATAAGTACGCACATCAGACGGCACCATGGGTGGACAAGGGTGGACAGCAGCGGCCATCGGCGGCCAACGATGGCCAAGATTTTCTTCCCAGATTTCTCCCACTTGGCAGCGGGCTGATGTTCTCGCGTGTGCCACGCTGGGCCCATGACTGAAGCGACCGGGAAGCCGCCAGTGCCCGCCATGAGTGGGCTCGAATGGCCGCGCATCGCCCTGGACGAGAACGACGCCGACTACCAGCAGCTCGTGCGGGTGGCGACCTTCGCCGCCGATATGTGGGAGCTCGGTGCCGGCTCGATGACCCGCACTGCTGCCATGACTCGCGCCGACGTGACGCGCGGCTACATCGCGGAGGGCCTGGCGCTGCTGCTGGAGCTAGGCGTGATTGACATCGACCGCGAGCGCCTGGCTGCGTGGATCGACGCGGGGATCCCGATGAACCGGCCGAGAAGCTGATCATGCGCTTCGTGATCGAGCAATCTGCCGGGCCGGGGGCCCGCCTCGCGCAGGATGCGTTTGCCTCTCAGATCGGCAAGGGGATCCCGGTCGAGGTTGCGCCTGATAGGTATGAGCAGGGCGTGATTCGCTCAGCCGAGGTGATCGAGAACGGTGCGAAGGTGCGACTCAAGATCGAGATGCCGGACAGCGATGAGATCCTCGCGCTGTTCGACCCCGGCCTGTCCAGACACAACGTCGGCTTTCGGCTGCCCTGGTTTCCTTGATGAGCAACCTGCAAAACAGCCTTGATCCGGGTGTTTGCGCAGGTCGCCTCTTTGACGGCCAATTGCAACCGGGCGTAGATTCGAACGCGTGAGCGAATCACCGATATCGAGATGGGTGGACGAGCCGCCGCTGCCCGAGCTGGTCGACCCGCCTCCGCCACCGCCGGACCATCTGATCAAGGTGCATGGCGCGCAACTGGTGCGGGTCGTCAACATCGACGATCCGGACGCGCGCAGGAGGCGCGGCTTCAGGGAGGCGATGTTCCTCGCCTGGGCACCCGTGCACGGCGGCGAGGACTGGATCTGGGCGGCGCTAACAGCGTGGCTGGGGCACCGTCAGACGGGTGCCCGTACGACCGGTGGTGGCAGACATGCTTGGCTGCTGCTCGCGACGGACGACCTCGAGCGCTGCCGTATCAGAGCCGTGAGGCCTTATGTGATGGACGACGACGAGTGGCACGGCCACGACCCGGCGAGCGAGTTCTCGATCGCGGTGCGCGATGCTGCGGCGACCCTGCCTGAGCGGCTGCGGGAGGCGGCGGTCACGCCGCGGCCACCTGAGCCAGCCGAGCCTGAAGCTTCGCCCGTTCCTCGGCCGGCACCGAGTCGATCGGATGTGGAGTGACGACGGTGCCCACTAGGTCGGCGCCGTCGCTGGTGGCGCCGTAGTAGGCGAAGCCCTCCTCGAGGGTTCCCTCGCACGCCTTCTGGGCGAAGAGCTCCGTGGCCTCGTCCGGCAGCAGCCACCAGCCGGTGATGCCGCTGCAGCTGCGGTAGTAGACGGTCGTCAACTCCGTATCCATCGGTTACCTCGGCTGCAGGGTGTCGAGTAGGTCGATGGCGTCCTGCAGGTAACTGAAGATCGGGAAAACGCGGCTCAGCCCGGTCATCCGCAGCAGCTTCGTCAGGTGGTCGCTCGGGCTGAGCAGGCAGACCGCGCCACCGCGTGCCTGAGCCCGCTTGAACGCGCCGACGAAGATGCCGATCCCGGAGGAATCGGTGAAGCTCAGGGCGCTGAGATCGAGGATCAGCGTATGATGCCCGGTCTGGCTCTGCTCGATAAGCAGCTGCCGCAGCTTCGGACCGCTGTAGGCGTCCAGCTCGCCCTCGACGGTGACCACGACGTGCTTGCCCATCTCCTGGGTGCCGACGTCGAGTACTTGGGGGTTGGTGTTCAGTCCCATCTTCAGGGCCTTCCTCGGCGCCGCGGCATCAACCGCGACCGCAGCGTACGGACGCGGCGCAGGGGAATCGCCGCGGTGAGGGTGCATCCGGCGCGGCCCGACGCGCGGTGCATGGTGATACTCGTGGTCAGCGACCGAATGTCCTCGACCATGTGCGGCAAAGGGCGAGTCCGGCGCACGTCGCAGTCGCGGCCATCGGTCACGGATATCGCGAGCCCGCCGGCGGTCGTCTCTACCGTCAGGTCGAGCGGGGGCTGGCCGTTCACGCTCAGGTCATCGGCCAGAGCGTTCGCGACGGCGTGCACGACCGTGTGCCCGTCGGTGCTCAGATCGGGGATGAGGTCCCAGGCCGCGCCGCACATCCACCGGGCCATACGGTCCGCGTCGGTGTCCGCCGGCGGCTGCCAGCAGCGTTCCGTCATGAGGCCGCGCCGGCCGTGGGTGCACAGCGGCTGTGGAACGTGGACGGCGAAACGATCGCGCCCCCTATGCGCAGCACCCTGCCCTCGAGTCGCTCGATGACGGGTACCCGGCACCGGGTGAACGCGGAGATGCGGTCGGGGTGCCACACGAGCAACCATGCGCGGCTCGTAATGGCTCGCTCGATGGCATCGCGCAGCGCGGGACGCCCCGATGCGACGTCGACCCAGTTCAAGGCGGCATCCCGGCCGTCGAACAACGCCGCCTGACCGTAGTCGACGTACTGACCCAGCACGTTGCCGCAATCTTTGCGCGCGAATGTGCGGCAGGCGGCCAGCCGGTCGGCCAGGATCGTGTCGTCAGGGTCGCTGCACCGGTCGTAGAGGACTACCGCCTGGCCGTGCCAGGAAAGGAATGCTGCGTCGTCGCGCATGCTCGCCATCCGTCGCGAAGCGCCCCACGGCTGCGGGGCTCCTGTCTGGCAAGGTAGGACGAGCGCACGCCGGGTTTATCAGCCAGGCTGATATCCCGAGGGGGCATCAGCTCAGGTGCATGCGATCGGCTATACGCCGCAACCGTTCGCCGGAACGACGCTCCCTCGTCTGCAGCGCTCGCACAGCGCTGTGGGCCATCGGGTGGTTGCGCACGAGCAGCGGGGCGGTGCGCTCGGCGGTTTCGATTTCGGCAAGGGCCTGGTCGTAATTGCCGTAGTAGATGCAGCCGCGGGCAACGTCGAGGTGGTAGTGCCCGCGCCGGGAGGGCGGCAGGCTCGAGGGCAGGCGCGTGGACGCCGCCAGTTCCATGGCGCGGGCGCCGTCGCGCATCTCCACTGCGACCGCGACGCCGTGGATCTGCACGTTGGCCTCGCTGAAAGTCAGCTCGTACGGGTCGAATCCGGCTGAGATACGGCTGGCGGCGTCCTCCGCGTAGAGGATCCGGTCCCATGCCTCCATCGCGTTGCATGCGCGAGCGGCCGTGATAGCGGCGCGCAGCTGCAGGCTGCCCCACACGGAAAGGTCCGCGGGACTGGCCGGGGTCTCCAACCGGGTCAGTGCGGTGTCGATCACCTGGAGCGCGTCGGACCACAGATCGAGTGCCCACAGCTCGCGCACGCGCAGGTAATCGCCGATAGCGACCATGCGGCCATCGCCGCTGCGCGCGGCAGCCCACCGGTACCGCTCGGTGGTCAGCGTGGAAAGGTCGTCGTATCCGAGCGCGTGCGCGACGGTGTCCGCCTCCTTGTAGGCGGTGGCGAGCAGTCCATACAGGGCCTCGGCCTGGGTCTCGCTCGCGTTCCACACTGCCGCGTGCAGCTCGCGCAGCACGTCTGGCGAGGCCTCGCCGAGGTGCGCGTAGCGTGCGGCGCGGCGCAGCTTGGTCAGCTGACGCACGGCTTCGCGCAACTGCTCGATGGGCCGGGGTTCGATCGGCCAGTCCGGAGGCAGATCATAGCGCTGCACGACGCGGCGGATCGCGACGATGGCGGCGTGGCCACGGTCCTCGGTGGGCGAGCCCGGGTTGTACGGGCGCCCTGTCACTTCGTTGGGATGGACGTTCAGCACGCGTGCGACACGGCTGATGAGGGTCACCGAGTCGAGTTCCAGGTCGCCGCACTCAACCGACGAGACCCATGCCTGTGAGCGGTCCAGGTGCTGAGCGAGTTCGGTCTGGGTCAGCCCGGCGCGCTTGCGCAGGCGGCGCAGCCGCTGGCCGTCGGTCTCTTGCTCTGTCATCTTGCTGCCTTCCGTCCCCCATCCCTACCTGTACGAAAGCACACGGGCGCGCCAGATCGCTACGGATTGGGCAGACTGCAACTCTGGAGAGTTGGAAAGGGTATTCATGCCGGTGCTTTATCTGATCGCCACGGGCGCGCCACCCGCTGCCGAGCTTCCAGCGGCGATCGAGTCGTTTCAGTCGGATGGTTGGCAGGTCTGTGTCGTGGCGACTCCGATGGGGTTGCGGTTCATCGATCGTCCGCGCGTGGAGAATGTCACTGGATATCTGATTCGTTCGGAATATCGTCAATCTGGTGAAACAGACCCGTTTCCTCCGGCGGACGCGGTCGCGGTCGCACCGTGCACGTTCAATACGTTGAATAAGTGGGCTGCTGGTATTTCGGACACGCTGGCTCTCGGCATTCTCAATGAGTTGCTGTGTTCTGGCCTGCCGATTGTGGCGAGTGTCTGGGCCAAGGAACCGCTGCGCCGTCATCCCGCGTTCCAGGCGAGCGTCGGGGTGCTGCGGTCGGCGGGTGTGCGTTTCGTCGGCGACGGGTCCGGGCCCGCAGCGTTCGAGTGGCTGCCTTTGCGTGAAGCTCTGCTTACCGCACACGCCGCGGAATGACGAAAAACGCCTCCGCCCCCGGGATTACCCGGGGGCGGAGGCGTGGTGACCTGCGCGCGTTGTACAGCCTGCCGACCTACCGAACCTGTGCGTGATCAGTGTATTACGGGTAGCTGATGCCGAGGGCGTGGCTGGTGTTCACGCCGACGATTGCGTCCTGAAGTAGGTGGTGGGCGGCCTGGGCTCGGCGTGTCGCGCCCTGGGTGCGCGTCCCGGGGATGCCGTCGACGGGTCCGGGGTCGTAGCCGCCGTGGGCGAGGGCGGCCTGGATCTGGTCGACGCGCTGGACCATCCGCCCGGAGGACTTGGGTCCGTATTCGCCGTCGCGCTGCAGGCCGTAGCGGCCCTGGAACAGTTTGACGCCTGCTTCGGTGGTGGCGCCGAACTTCCCGTCGTCCGGGCCGCAGGGGCAGTCGACGAAGGTGAGGGCCTGCTGCATGGCTAGCACGCGCGGGCCCCAGGTGCCGACGAGCAGCGGCGGCGCCGTCTGCGGGGGCTCGGGGATGACGGTCCCGGTCCCGGCGATCGCGGTGGTACCGAGCAGTTGCTCGAGCGCGCCGGCGGTGCCGCGGTAGGCGTTCATGTCGACCTGGTAGCCGCCTTCGGCGGCGCGGTCGGTGAACTGCAGCAGGTCCGGGGTCTTGCCGCCGTAGGGGGTCCATGCCGCGGCGGTGTCGCCGGGGTAGAGCTGCGAGGGCGACCCGGTGCGCGAGGTCGCGTACGCGGCGTTGATCAGCAGCACGCCGCGCGACGCCAGCGGCCCGGAAAGGTTGGGGGAGCCGATGGACTGCCAGAAGGAGCGGGAGAGGTAGAGCAGCCGCGGGTGCAGCTGCGCTTGGGCCATGGCGTCGGCGACGTCCAGGACGTGCGGCAGGCCGACGGATCCGGCTTCGGCGTCGAGCATCACCGGGACGCTGGTATCCAGGATGCGGGCGGTGAGGTTGGCGGCCTGCGCGGCCGGGGCGGCGCCGTCGACGTAGTGGTACGCGATCGGGATCAGCGCGTTCGCCCTGGCGGTGGCGAGCCAGCCCGGGTAGTCCGGGTTGTGGTAGCCGGCACCCTGGGTGCATTTGAGCTCGACGGCGGCGCAGTCGGGGCGCAGTGAGTCCAGGCGCAGGCCGTGCTGGTAGGGGCTGGCGATGTCGGCGACGTAGGTGACGGTGCCCACGGCGGTTCTCCTTACTGGGGTCGGCGGTAGAGCGGTCCGGCGAGCAGGAGGGGCAGCAGCGCTCCGCCGTGGGTGGGCGATGGGCCGAGCGGCCGGTAGAGGGCGGCGAGCGTGGTCGTCGGCGTCGCTCTGGTCGCGCTGGTCGGCGGTGTGGGCGTCACCGGCGCGAGCGTGCCGGGAGTTGGCGACGTGGCTCCGGTTGTTGACGAGGTGGCGCCGTTTGTTGATGTGCCGTGTGTAGGTGTGCCGTGTGTGGGTGTGTTGGCGCCGGTGCCGGTTGCCGGACTGTTCGAGGGCGTGGGTGGCGGCGAGCTCGGCGGTGGCGTGGTGGTGGGGCTGGGTGAGGCGGAGAGGGCGCAGGTGTAGTGCGGGGCTGGCTGTTGGTTGTCCGGGGTGCAGCTGTAGGTGTTGCCGCTCGGATCGGTCCAGGCCCAGCCCGCGGGCGGTGAACCTGGCGCTCCAGGCGCCCCGGCCGGTCCCGGTGCGCCGTCGACGCCGGGCTGCCCGGATGCGCCGGCCGGTCCGGGATCGCCCTGGGCACCGGGAGCTCCGCTTGCGCCCGCCGGCCCAGGACTTCCTGGGGCTCCGCTCGGACCGGTCGGGCCCGGGGAACCGGGTTGGCCGCTTGGTCCCTGGGCGCCAGGGACGCCGGGGCTTCCGGGCGGCCCGGAGACCTGGCGGATGATCTCCTGCGGGGGAGCGACCGATGGGGAGATGCCGTGGGCGAACAACTGCGCGCGGGCCGATGCCACGGCTGAGGCGAGCAGCGCGACCCGATCCGCGTCGGCGGACTGCTGGGCCTGGACCTGCTGTAGCCGCTGGGTGTCGCCGTGCCGTCCCCACAGCAGGAACGCGAGCAGCGCGACGGTGATCACGCCGCAGAGCAGCAGGAGGGATCCGAACAAGCCGGGACGCCGGGGCGTCATCAATGTCCTCCCTGGCGCAACGCGGTGTACCAGGCGGCTGCCAGGACCGCGAGGATGCTGAGGATGCCGATGACCCGTTGCCAGGTCAGGTCCGACCGCTTCTCGATGGACTTCTTCAGCTCGCCGAACGACTTGTCGGTCGCCTTCTTCAGCTCACCGATCGCCTCCATGACGATCTTGTGGCGTTCTTCGCAGTGCGCGTCGACCTCGGCGATGTCCTTCTGGACGTGGCCGTTCTCCCGCGCCCACGCCTCATTGGTCACCGTGTTCTGCGCGAGGCGCGTGATGCGGTCGTCGACGGCCTTCTTGTCGTCACGGGCCGCGTCGAATCGCTTGTCGACCTCCGTGAACTTCGCGAGGATCTCGCGGTTGCTCAGCGGCTCTTCGCTGCCCACGCACCCTCCCCACCGCCGCGGTGACGGGGTCGTGCGCCGTCGACGGTCAGGGGTGGCGGCGCAGCCGCTCGAATTGCTCGCGGTGCGCCTGCGCGATGTGGTGCGCGGAGACCTTGTCCGGGATGTCCGGGTGGTGCTTCTTGCACGCCCGGTACGGCGTTCCGGCCACGGGATGTGTGCCGGGTCGCCAGCAGAACCGCGGGTGATCGACGTGGCAGGTGTGCCTGCGATAGGCCGCGATCAGGCCACCGAAGATCGCGAACTCGCCGAGATCCGAGCCGAAACCGGACCAGAACCCGTACCAGCGTCCACTCAGATTCGTGACGCCTAGGATGTTCAGGATCTGATTTAGCATCCGCCTCATCCTCCAGCACTGACCCCTGCATCAGGGTTATGATTCAGAGGTGGCTTCAAGTTCATTTGCGGGGCGGCGACACACTGAGGAATCGAAACGCAAGATTCGACTCGCCGCGCTCAAGAAGAGGGTGCCGCCAGATGCATACGAGCTGCTTGCGGCGGACCCGAATTTGAAGTGGTGCCCCGCGTGTGAGCAGGTCTTGGATGTCGAATCCTTCACCACCGCGCCGAGCAAGCCAGGTGGTCGCTGGCAGTACTGCCGCCCCTGCACTCAGCGGAAGAAGCGTGAGTTCGCCAAGACGGCGGTCGGGCAGGCCGGTCAGAAGCGCGTGAACAACCGGTACCGCTATGGCTTGGAACCAGAGGATTACGACCGGCTGCTAGCCGAGTATCCGGGATGTGCCATCTGCGGAGGGGCCTGGACTGATGAAGTGAAGCCCCGGGTCGACCATTGTCACGCGACCGGGAAGACCGGCGCTCTTCTATGCAATGCCTGCAATCTGGGGTTGGGCAGCTTCGGCGACGATGTCGCCCGGCTGGAAGCGGCTATCGAGTACCTCAAGAAGCACCGGTAGTGCCCCGTTATGCAGCTGGCGATGCCCGAGCAAGTGCATCAGGTGATCAGCCCGGGCACGTAGAGCTGGGCTTCCCAGTCGGAGTGCGACGCGGTGTGCGCTCCGCCGTGGCCGCGGTGGTGGAAGGCGCACAGGATCCGGAAGTTCTCGTCCGACTCGGCCCAGGCGTCGATCTCCTCCTGGGTCGCGTCGGGCCGGATCGCGGGGAAGTCCACGTGCAGCGCGGCCGCCGAGGCGGCGTTCTGCAGCGACCACTCCAGATGCGCGTGGTGGATCTCCAGCGGGCCTTTGGAGCAGGAGTCGGCCCCGACGCGGGCCCCGACGTAGCACACCCACGCCTGCGTGCCCTGCGTGCGGCGTTTGAACTGCATGAACGCCTTGTAGTGCGGGTCGTTCTCGCGGTGGCCGTGCTCGGGGAAATGCATGGTGTACCGGTGACTCTCAGCCTGCCGGTGCGCGGCGATCTCCTCCTCGCCCGCCTCGTGCGGCGCACTGGCCGAGGTCGCATTCATGGGGTCCGCCGCCTTCCGCGTGATGGCTCGTGCATTATTCGGAGAGCCAGATGGCTGTGAGGTAGCTGCTCTGGTCGACTGAGATCAGGGTGTTGAGCGAGCCGCCGCTGTTCTGGTAGCCGGCCAGTTCCAGGTAGTCGCCGATGGCGCAGGGCAGGATGAACCCCGCGGTGGGCACGGAGGTCGGGTGGCCCCCGGACGCGCCGACGAGCGAGTAAGGGCCTTGCAGTACCGCCCCGTTCTTCATGATCTTCGCTGCGCGGTCGCCGCCGGCGTTGAACGCGAACGCCACGTTCCCGGTGATCAGGTATTTGCCGGCCTGCGCGATGGTGTAGCGGGAGGTGTTGGTGACGTTCGAGTGGCCGCCGTAGTTGTCGAACGTCGAGCTGTCGAACGAGATCGGCGTCCAGGTGCTGTTCGCCAGGCTGGTGGCGGCGCTGGTCTGCACGAGCGTGGCGGCCGGGGGATTGCTCAGGTATGTCAGGCCGTTGTAGACGTTGCTCATCCACAGCGCGCTGGTGATCGGCGTGCCGGGGGAGACGACCGCGAGGGACGGGAAAGCGAGCGACACCGGGCCTCCTTCAGAACAGAGAGGCCCGGGGCCCGTTGCGGTCGCTGCGGTGCGCGGCTGCTCGGCGGGGCGCCGGCTGGTGGTGGTCAGTAGGCGAACAGGGCGGTGCCGAAGATCGCGAGCTGGTCGTAGATCGTGGTGGACGCCGAGCCGGCGGGCATCACTTCGCTCACGTTCGCGCCCGCGGAGTGCAGCTGGGTGGTGTTGCCGGTCAGGGTGAGTGTCACGGAGGTGTATCCGGGGCTGGTGGCGCCCACGCTCTGGATGGTGACCGTCTCCTGCGTGCTCAGGCCGTAGTCGATCGTCAGCTGCTGCCCTGCGTAGAGGGTCGCGTTCGCGGGGTTGGTCGCCGCGTCGCTCAGCGGTTTGAGCACGATGCTGTTCGTCGGGCCGCTCACCGCGTTCTTCAGGCTCGCGTGCAGGGTGGTGAACAGGGCGTAGGGGGTCAGGTCCGCGGGCGCGCCCTGCAAGTCGATGGTGACGTCGTTGTTGTCCTTCGCGGTCCAGTTCTGCTGCTCCACGAACACGGGCAGAGACTCGGTGACCGCCGGGGACGGTGGCCGGCGATTGACCAGGAACCGCGAACCCAGGTCCAGGCCGAGCATCGCGGGCCAGATCCCGGGCAGCGCCTTGGCCATCGCCGAGGGGTGCACGGTCAGCTTGTTGATCCGCAGGTGGGGGTCCTTGTACCGGGAGACCAGGTAGTCGGCCTGGTCCTGGCATTCCTGCAGGTCCGTGGACTGGTTGGACTGGGTGAGGGTCTGCGAGCCGTACGCGTCCTGGCTGGTCTGGTCGATCGCGGTGACCTGCTGGCCGGTGGATACCTGGGTGATGGTGATGTTGTTGGCCAGGTGCGCGGTGTCGAAGTCGAACTTGCAGTCCTCGTACGGGAACTCGCCGGCGGCGACCTTCTCCCCGAAGGTGGCGGCGATCGCGGTCGGGGAGGTGCCGACGTAGCGGCGCTGGCGGGCGTAGAAGGTCAGCGTGCCGTCCTTGGCGACGAAGTGCTGCCCGTTCTCGGTCTCGGCCACCGCCTCCAGGGCGGAGAACGCGTCGATGCCGGCGACGTCGGTGGCCGGCCCGAGGCTGGTGGAGTTGCCGAAGTCGATGGCGCTCGCCCCGGTGTAACCGGCCCAGCCGGCGATGCGCGCGTAGCGCTGCCCGGAGGAGTCTCCGGCGAACGCGGTGCGCCACGTGGTGTAGATGGTGGAGATCTGCGCCGGGGTGAGGAAGAACGGCCATTCGATCACGTAGGCGATGTCGCCGACGAAGTTCCAGGCGGCGCTGTAGGGGTCCCAGGACACCGCGGTGGCGCCGACCAGGTCGTTGGTGAACCCGCCGGTGAACGCGAGAGGGGTGGTGTAGGTGTCGGTGAGCATGGCGCCGTCGAGGCCGTAGAGGTCGGTCAGCCCGTCGGCGGAGACCCCGATCCAGCCCAGGTGCCAGTTGCCGATGTCCGCGACCTGGGAGGCGCTGGTCTGGATGCCGAAGGTGTGGTTGGCGTCGTTCCAGACCTGGCTCATGTGCAGGCTGGGTTCGATGTTCAGGCCGATGGCGTTGACGGCGGTCGGGTTCTGCGCGGCCATCAGGACGGCGCGGTAGGTCGGGGTGGCGGTGAGGCGGAACGCCACCATGCGGGTGAAACCCAGGCCGGTGCCGTTGCCGGGGCCTGCGACGCTCGCGGAGTTGGGCGGCAGGGAGATCCAGGACATGGCGTTGGTCGGGAACTGCAGGCCGCAGCCGGCGGTGGTGGTGATGTTCGTGACGCTCTGGCCGGGCACGCCCAGGGGCAGCAGCGACGGGGTGGCTGAGGTCAGCTGCGTGCCGGGGGTGATGGTGCCGGCGCCGTACTTGCTGGGCACCATCTGCGCGAAGCCGCGGTTGCCGGTGGTGTCGGCGAACTGGCTCGAGCCGGAGGGATCGCCCAGCAGGTACGCGAAGGTGGGCTTGGAGCCGCCGGACGGGGTGAAGACCGCGTTGGTCAGGGGGTCGGGCAGCTGCACGTTGGACAGCAGCGCGAGGGTGTCCACGACGATCGGGGTGATGGTGCCGAAGTTCCCGGCGTGGTCCCATGCCGGGGGGTAGCGCTCGACCATGCCGGCGTAGACGGGGTACCACAGCCCGGATTGCGTCCAGCCGGAGGCGGCGGAGCCGACTTCGAACTGCGGGGCGTCGGCTTGGAACGTCCACGTGCCGGCGGGTCCGGCGGCGGCGAGCACGACCTCCATATCCGCGCTCATCGCCCCGGCCGGGGGATAGGCGGAGACCACCAGGCGCGTCCAGCCGGAGCTGGTCGACCCGGTGGCGGTGACGGTGGCGCCCTGGGTGATGGCGACCTGCGTGCCGGCGAAGGAGCGCCAGGTGATCGCGGCGGCGAGCTGCGGGTTGGCGCCCACGGTGTTGGAGCGCACGAAGAACGAGGCGGTGAACGCCACCGGGCTGTCCCCATCGGGGACGGTGGCGCGCACCGAGAGCGACTGGATCGAGAGCAGCAGCGCCCCGGACGCGGCGGAGCCGGGGACGGTGACCTGGTAGACCTGGCTGCCCTGATAGGCGCTGGCGGAGGCGGCGATGACCGGGGTGGCCACGTTGCCGCCGATGTTCATCGACGCCGGGATCGCGCCCGGCGCGATCGGGGTCGATTCCCCGGCGGTGGACTGGTCCGCAGTGAGGCGGTTGGGCGTGGGCGGCCACTGCATGCGCATGCGCCAGGCCCGGTAGGGCAGCAGCGCGCCGGCGAACACCGACGAGCTGCTCGCGGGGTCGAGCTGCCCGTCGATGTTGTTCCAGACCAGGTTCGTCTTGCCGGGTTCGATCTGGTCCAGTTCGTACTGGCGGCCGCGGTTGATCGACCATTCGCGGATCAGCCGCTTGGTGAAGTCGGTGTACCCGGTCAGGCCGCCGCTGCCGTAGTACGGGGAGGCGGTGCCCTGGAACTCGGCGAGCAGCACAGGCCAGTTCGGGTTGATCGCCGGGTTGGCGGGCACCGCTCACCCCCGGGGATGCGCCGTGCGGCCGCGCCGGCCAGGTCGTGTGGGCGGGTCAGGCCACGCTGGTGGACGGCCAGGTCGAGGGCAGGCGCCGCCCGTCCTGCAGGAACAGGGTGCGCAGATCCTGGTAGATGCCCTGCATGGTCAGGATGGAACCGGCGGCCTGCACGATGATCGTCATGCCGCCGGCTCCCCCGCCGCCGCCTGCTCCGGCCGGGACGCGGCCCTCGAGCATGTCGTTGGACAGCACGTATTCGCCGCCGTGCGCGACGATCAGCTGCGGCGATCCCTTCGGGCCGCCCACCCAGCCGCCGTCCTTCTTGTGCGGCAGGTTCTTCAGTACGTTGTTGATGCCGCTGGAGACGCTGCCGCCGGCGGCGCCCGCGCTGGCGCCGGAGATCGCGCTCCAGATGCCCATGATCGTCGAGCCTGCGTTCTCGATGTCGTGGAATACGGGCTCGATCTCGCCCCAGACTTCCTGCGCGATCCGCTTGATCTCGCCCCACGCCGAGTCCCACACGTTTTTCAGGTCGTTGATACCGTCGCGGACCGGGTCGATGCCGTAGCGCACGATCGGCTGGAAGATGTCGCCGTCCAGGAAGTGCCACACGGCCAGCGCCGCCGTCTTCAGCGCGTTCCAGGACGTCGTCCAGATCTTCTCCAGGACCTGAATCTCGGTCCTGATATACCAGATGCCGAAGCGGATGATCGGCTGGATCACGTCGTCGTCGAGGAAGTGCCACGCGGCCAGGCCGATCGCCTTGATGTCGGCCCAGATACGCGACCAGTTCTTCCACAGAAGGATCAGCGGCACGAGCGGCGCGGCGACGATCGCGGCCACCAGCAGCAGGTGCGAGCGGATCCAGTGGTAGGCGTCCAGGACGACGTCCTTGATGAACGCCCAGATCTTGTCCCAGTACTTGTAGAGCAGGTACGCGGCCACGCCGACCGCGGCGACGGCAGCGATGATCGGCAGGAACGGCAGCAGCGCCGTAGCGCCGGCCACCAGCATCTCCCCGGCCCACACCAGGGCGTCGGCGGCCATCGCGACGAAGCTGGCTGCGGCCTCGGCGGCCATTTCGCCGAGCTTGACCGCGTATCCCCATACGGCCTTGCCCGCGCTGGCCATCGCCGAACCTGCCGAGGACGCCCATTCGGCGATGTTCGTGCCGAGGGTGGCGAGCTTGCTAGCGCCGGATGACGCCAGCTCGACGAGCTTGTCCTTGGCGTACATGCCCTTGAGCGCGACGGTGTCGAAGCCGCTTTTCGCGGCCGAGGCCAGGTCGCCGATCTTCCCGGCTCCACTGGAGATCGCGCCGCCCGCGGTCTTGAAGGCCTTCACGGTCCCGGAGGCGAAATCGCCCAGCGACTTCGCGGAGTCGACGACCCCCTTGGCGAGTTTGAGGAAGTAGGCGCCGATCGCGATGGACAGCACTCCGGCGATCACGGCGCCCAGGGCCTGCGCCGCGGCCTTGTGCTGGCCGAACCAGTGGACCAGGTCCATGGTGGCGTGCAGCATCTTCTCGGCGTACGGCATCAGCGCGGTGCCGATCTTGATGCCGAGGGCTTCGACCTGCGCCTTGGCGACATCGAGCTGCTGGTTGAAGTTCTTCTGGACGGTAGCCCAGTCCTTGACCTGGCCTTTTCCTTCGGATGCGGCGCCGGCGATGGACTTGACGTTGTCGTTGAACGTCGCGGTGTGCGTGCCGGTGAGCATCAAGGCGGTGCTCAGGCCGGTGGCGCCGCCGAGCATGTCGGAGAGGGCGGCGTTGAAGGTCTGCGCCTGCGGGGTGCCGGACTTGAGCAGGTCGTTGAAGCCGTTGGCCTGCTTGGCGGTGGTCGCGAACTGGCTGGCGAGGTTCGCCTGCAGCGGAGGCAGCCCTTTGAGGTCGGCGGTCCACTGCTTCTGGGTCAGATGCCCGGCGAGGAACGCCTGGGCGGTTTTCTGCAGGCTGGGCGGCAGCTGCTTCATCATGGTCTGCAGGTCCGCCGCGGCGATCTTCGAGCTCTTCAGGGAGCTGATGAAGACGTCGCCGCCCTTGACGTGCTTGGCGATCGCGGAGGTCAGATCGTCGAGGGTCCCGGTCAGGCCCTTCTTGCCGAGGTCGTCGGCGACCTTGTTGGAGTTCAGGCCGAGGGCCGTCATCTCCTTGATCGCGGTGCCGTTGGGGTTCTGCAGCGACCGGATCGTGTTCGCAAGGTCCTGAGTCGCCTGCTGCGCGGACATGCCCTGCGCGGTCATGGTGGCGATCGCGCCGCCGACCTGGGCGAACGAGATGTGCGCGGCTGCGGCGACCGGCAGCACGTTCGACAATGAGCTGGCGAGGTCCTGCATGTGCATCTTGCCCGCGGCGACCGTCGCGATCATCTGGTTCATCACGCCGGTCGCGTCCTTGGCCTTGAGGCCATAGGCGTTGAGCGCGGATGTCAGGGCGTTGGCAGTGGTGGCCAGGTCGGCGTTGCCGACTTTCGCGCCCTGTGCGGCGACCTTGAGGACGTCCAGGCCGCCCTGGGCGGCGTGGAACCCGGCGGACTCGATGGTGTTCATCGCGTCGACCAGCTGCGGGGCGCTGTCGCCGACCTGCCCCATCAGGCCGAGGATCCCGTCCTGGACCTTCTTCAGCGCCCCGGCGGACTCGCCGCCGTCGGTCACCAGGCGAGAGGTGGACTGCTGGAAGTCCGCGGCCATGTGCACGGTCGCGATCGCGACCGCGGCGCCGCCGGCGGCCACCGCCTTGAACGCGGCCCCGCCGGCCTTGGCGAGCTTGTCGAAGTTCGACGAGCTCTTCTTGCCCAGGCCGTCGAGGTCTTTGACGGTGTCGCCGATGATCGCCTTGGCGCCCTTGTTGACGCCGAGGATCTCCAGGAACAATTTCATCGACACCGCGCCCACCCCCGTCGCGCTCGGCGGTGGGTGGGCCGGTCCGGGTCGATGCTGCGATGCGTGAACCCAGGCGGCCCGGGTTCAGGAACCGGTCAGCGGTGCTTGTCGATGACGCGGGTCCAGGCCTTCTCCCAGACGGCCTCGACCTTGGGTGTCGCGGCGGCGACACCGGGGGCCCAGAACGGGAAGTTCTCCTCGGTGCGGCCCTTGTACAGGTTGCGGATCTTCGTGTCCTTCGATCCCATGATCACCGCACCGGAGAAGCCGCCCGGCGCGGGCCGCGGGCGGCGGGATTTGCGCACGCCGGAGGCGAGGGTGCCGGTGAACTTGCCCGGGCCGCCGCCGCGCGGGGAGTGCGCGGGGCCGCCGGTGTTCACTTCCGGGCCGGTGCGCTTGGAGGCGCCGCGGTGGTTCCACCGGGGCTTGCCGCGCATCCGGGACTTGATGCTGCGCGCCACCAGGGCGCCCGCGGCGTTGACCGCGGCCTTGGTGGCATCATCGCCCTCGTGCGCGATCTGCTTGAGTTCGGCCTGGGCCTCGCGCAGGCCCTTGATGGTGACGCCGAGGGGGCTATCCGACATTGAATCCGCCTCCCTGGTAGGCCGGGCGGCGAGCGGATTGGGTCCTGCCCGCGGAGCGTTTGCTGCGTGCGTGCGCGGCGGCGTTCTCGGTGTCCTCGATGGCCAGCATCCAGTCCAGGTCGACCGCGGACTCCTCCAGCAGATCGCTGGGTTTGCAGCCCAGTAGCTTGCACAGCCGGAAAATGCGGTACCGGCGCATCGGCAGTTCCTCGGCCGAATAGTGCAGCCGTCCCTCAAGCGCCGCGCCTAGGCGTTTGAGGGCGTTGTAGGGGAGTCCTCGTCCGGGTTCGGGGCGAAGTCGGGGTCCAGGCCCGGGGCCAGGCCCTGGCAGGCCTCGAGCAGCGCACTGTAGGTCTTGGAGGGCAGGTCGAGCAGCGAATCGACCGCGATCGGCATCTCGAAGCTCCACGACTCGACCAGCGCGATGATCAGCAGGTCGCTCGCGTCGCGCATGCCGCTGGTCATCCCGGAGGCGAGCATCTTCACGCCGAGCTGCGCCTTCTGCTCGTCCGTGCCCTTCATCGCGGCGTCGATGTCCTCGGCGCTCACGCCGTCGGACAGGGCGCTGGCGATCGCGGACTGCCGCCTGTCCACGTAGGGGCGGCGCAGCCGTTCGGAGACCTCTTCGGGGTCGCGCAGCATCGCGTGCTGGCCTTTGGGCAGCTCGACGCGCAGGGGGAAGGTGACGATCGCGGGCGCGGCGTTCACCGTTGCGTTGTTCATGAATCAGGCCCTTGCTACTTGTAAGTTCCGCTGGGGTTGGCGTTCTGCAGCGTGACCTTGATCGGGGAGAAGCCGCCGGACGCGCCGACGTCGGAGGTGTTGGCGTCCGCGGTGTAGGTGAGCTCCAGCTCGGCGTAGGACTTGCCGCGGTTGACCTTCGCGTCCTCGATCCGGATCGTCGAGCAGTGGGTCTTGACCTGCTGCGTGGTGGCGCCGGTGCCCTGGGTGTAGCTGATGTCGATCGAGGTGACGGTGCCGGCGACGTAGTTCGCGCGCCAGGTGTCGTCCTCCATGACGATTGTCAGCTTCCCGTCGACCGTCAGCTCCCCGGCGAACAGGTAGTAGGGAGCCTGGGTGCCGTCGACGGCGTCGATGATCTCCACGGCGCGCTTGATGTTCTGCTCGCCCTCCACGACGAACCCCACCGAGCTGCCGCCGAGCTGCACGGCGCCCTTCCACCCGGCGATGATCTGGTCGGGCTCATTGATGAACGAGGGCTTGGTGCCGTTGACCGTGTTGGACTCCACGGTCGCCTTGGCGTCGTACTCGAGCTTGCCGGTGCCGGAGAACTTCAGCCCCATCTCGCTCAGCCGCGCGCCGGCGAGCTGGTAGCCGGTGATGTTGCTGTTCCAGTCGGTGAAGCAGTAGGTGGGCGGCTGCTGGCTGCCCGAGCACAGCACCGCCGCGGCGGTCGTGTAGGGCGCGACCGAGCCGGTGACGGTGACGTCGCCGAGCAGACCGACGTACACGTAGCCGATGGCGTCGGCGTAGACGTCGCCGGCGAACTCGAACTCCGCGTACAGCGGGCCGGGTGTGCCGCCGTAGGTCTTGACCGGGGCGCCGCGCCAGCCCTCGTCCTCGAGCCAGACGAGCTTGTCGGACGGCGTCATGGACTTCACGGGGATGAATGCCGCCGGCAGGCCGCCCGCGGCGAACGAAGCCTCCGGCGCGGAGACTCCCAAGAAGCTGGCGTATGTCGGATGCGGGTTCGCGGTCACGGATCAGCCCTCCTGCTGCGTGGTGCGGGCGGTCCGGCCGCGGCGGCCGGCGGCGGGTTTCGGCTCGGCCTGCTCGCCCTGCGCGGGGGCCTTGGGCTCGAGGGGGATGTCTTTCGGCACCTCGTCGGGGTCGAGGTCGATCTCGTCGCCGGGCCGCAGGAGCCGGCAGATCGGCGGGTACGGGTAGCGCCGCTCCCGCTCGCCGCGGTAGATGTAGGTGACTTGCGGCATGCGTCGGCCTCCCGTGGCGGGCCTGGATGGGGCAGGGCGAAGCGGCCCGGGGGCGCCGGGCGGCGGAATGTCAGGGGGTTGCGGCTGCGCGGGACGCTGCGGCTACTGCGGGGCCTCGATGGCGATCTTCATCTCCACCTCGGTCACGCGGCCGGAAGCGCCCTCGTCGGACCAGCCGGACTTGTAGTTCGCCGAGGCGGGGTAGGCCTGCAGGACGTTGCCGCCGAGGCTCGGGTCGACGCGCACGACGGCGGCGACCTGCTTGACCAGGGCGGCGGCTTGATTCAGGACGTCGCGTGGTTCGTCGCCGCCGCGGTAGACCGAGACGGTGACGTCGATCGAGTACTTCTCGAAGAGCCAGCCGTCGCCGCCGGAACCGACCAGTTCCCAGGGTTCCCAGGTCTGCTCGATGTCCCCGACCATGACCACGTCGTCCTCGGGTGGCGGGTCGGTGGGCGGTTCGTCCAGGTACACCCCCACCCCGGGCACGCCTTGGAAGGTCGCGGTGAGCTGGTCGAAGAGGTAGAGCTTCGCGGCGGGGATCGAGGAGTCGGGGATGACGACGGGCATCAGGCGATCCCGGGCGGCCGTCGGTGCGGGCTGAGTAATTCGACGACCCTGTCTGGGACGGCGAAGCCGATCGGTACGGCCATCTCGCCGCCGCCGTCCATGCCAGGGCGCACGCGGGGGCGGCCGGCCTGCTGGGTCATCGACCAGTTGTGCCGGATGAACTCCAGCGCGCCGAGGCGCACGTTGTAGGGGATGTCGCCGCGTCCGGCGGTGTAGTGCACTTCGACGTTTTTGTCGCCGTCAGCGAAGAGGGCCGCTTCGCCGCCGAACGTGCGGCGGGTGACCTGACCGGTGATGTAGTCGACGGTGAACCCGAAGGCGTTCATCTGGGTGCCGAGCGGCTGCTCGGTGAGCAGGAATTTGCTCAGGCCGTAGTACTCGTAGATCGACTGGATCGAGATCAGCGGCTGCCACGCCACCGAGATCGTCATCACGCCGCCGTCGAAGAACTCGACGTGCTGCTCGGGGACGATCGGCCCGATCATGTCGCGGATCACCGGGGTGGCCGCGAGGATGAACCCCATCAGCTCAGCGTCCTGCGACGTGTCGTCGGCGCGCATGTTCAGGTGCGCCTTGGTCGAGGCCAGGTCCACGATCTGCTCGACACCGGTGGGGCGTACCTGGAACTGATCGTCGTAGCTGAAGCTGAATCCGGACCCTGACGCTGACCAGTGCACCAGGTAGGTGCCGGTCTGCGTCGGCGCGGCGACGACCGCCTGATAGACGCCCGGGCCGGCGTTGATCGGGGTGGGGGTCAGGGTGCTGCCGTCGGGCTGGGTGACGGTGACGGTGACGCTGGCGGCGTTGGCCGGCAGCTGCGCGTCGTTCAGGACGGTGACGTTGAGCGCGACGTCCTGTCCGTTGCTGTACACGTACGTCACCGGCCCTCACCGCCTTCCCGCAGCTCAGCGGTGCCTGCGCCGGTGGGTGTGGTGGGCCTTGTGCGCGTACTTGTGCTTGCGGTGGTGCGAGGCCTTGCGGTGGTGGCCGGCGGCGCGGCGGTGTTTGACGTGCTTGCGGTGCGCGATGTGCCGGTGCCCTGCGATGTGGTGCTTGCGGTGGTGCAGCACGTGCTTGTGGTGCGCTGCGCGCCGTTTGCGGTGTGAGGAGCGCCGGGCGTGCTGCAGGTGCCGGCGCACGGCCCGCCGGTGCGCGACGTGGGTACGGTGTGCGACGTGCTTGCGCCGCTGGTGCTGCGCGGTTTTCAGCCGCTGGATGCGGCGGGCCTTGTGCAGCCGGTGTGCCTTGTGGCCCTTCTGCAGGCGCTTGGCCTTGTGCAGCCGCGGTCCGTGCGGGTGCTTCGGATGGTGGCGCTGGCCTTTGGCGTGGTGGTGCGAGTGCAGCCGGCGGCGCCGCTCGGTGTGCGCGTGGTGCGGCCCGCGCCGATGCGCGTGCAGGACGCGGTGCTGGTGGCGGACCTTGCGCAGGTGCTTGGAGAGCGCGCTCTGCCCGTAGTCCGCCATGGCACGGCCTTACGGGGCTGTGGTGCGCGGGGGCGCTGCGGCCTTCGTGGTGCGGGCGCCGGTCTTCTTCGCGTCCTTCGACTCCGTCTCGTTGCCGCCGTCGCCCTGATCCTCGACCTGCTCGGCCTTGGGCGTGCGCGAGCGGCGGCCGAGGTCGGCCAGTCGCCGCTTGGCGGCGGCATAGTGGGCGCGGGCGTCGCCGGCCTCGTCCTCCTCCGGCTGGAAGCTGTCGAAGTGGGGACGCACCTTCTCGATCTCCGCATCGATGTCATCGGTCGGTCGTCCGGCGCGCACGGCGCCGTCGCGCTCGTCGAGCAGCCCGGTCAGGTAGTTCGCCGGGTTGTGGAACGTGGGCTCGCCGGGCGCGGCCGGAGCGGTGCGCTCGCCGCGGTCGGAGGCCTCCAGGCGTCGGCGCACACCGGCGACGAACTTGCGCTGGTTCTCCTCGTCGACGCCGACGGGATCGAACTCGGCGAGGGCGTCACGCAGCGCGTCGATCTGCTCGTCGACTTGCTTGAGCAGTTCCTCGTCGCCGCGGCGTTCGGCGGACTCGCGCTCGTCGAGTAGCCCGGCCACGAGGTTCGCGGGGTTTGACATGGGTCGGTTCCTCTCAGGAAGCGATGACGCTGAACGTGAACGACGGCGTGGTGCCAGTGATCGTCCACACGATCTGGCAGTACAGGCCCTTAACGGTCAGCTGTTTGGCGACCGTGCCGGTGGCAGTGATCGCCGCGAAGTTGTCGCCGCCGCCGTCCGGCGCCCCGAAGTTCGTCCCGTCGTTGGACCACAGCACCGACAGCGTGAGCGATGGCGTCGTGCCGGACGCAGCGCTCACGTTGACTTCGAGGTCGAGCACCGACTGGTCGCCGAGCGCGAGCGCGCCGCTGTTTCCGGTGCTGGTGCGCGCGGCGGAGTTGACGATGGTGAACGGACCCGAGGCCATCCGGGCTCCTTCCGAGAGTGCGGCGCGGTAGGGGCGCCGGACGACCTCCGGCGTGTGTCAGGGGTCAGATGACGTTGCTGGCGACGTCGATCACCGAGAAGGTGAACGACGGCGTGGTGCCGCCGACGGTCCAGGTGAACTGCATGTACGGTGCACGCACCGGGATGGACTTCGTGACGTTTCCGGTCGCGGTGATCGACGCGAACGAGTCAGTTGAACCGTCGTTGTTGCCGAAGTTCGTGCCGTCGTCCGACCACTGGATCGTCAGTGCCAGGGTCGGCGAGGTCCCCGATACTGCGGTGACCTCGACCTCGAGCTCGAGGTTCGCGGCACCGGAGCCGACGGCGATCGCGCCGGAGTTGCCCGTAGCAGTGCGGGCGGCCGAAGCCACCAAGGTGTTCGCGGCCATCGCCGCCTCCTTCGGGATTGTGCGGGCAAACGAAAAGGGACCAGCGGGTGGCTGGTCCCTGGGGTGAAGGCCGGAGCAGGTTCAGAAGAGTGTTGAGGCCTGGTTGTTTTCCGGCTGAGCTGAGCGATCGGGTGTTGCGGTTTTCTGCACGGGGGCTGGCATGGCGGCCCCCGGACACAACTCGGCCTGCGCGCCTTCGAGATAAAGCGCTGCGGCGCGCAGCCGCGCTGGGATGTCCCGGAAGTGTCCGAGCGCGACGTTGCAGTGATGGCAGAGGATGCCTCGGACTCGTCCCGATACGTGGTCATGGTCGGTGCGCCATTGAGCTTCGCTGTCAGCTGTTCCGCAGACCGCGCACCGTTTTCCCTGCCGGGCAAACAGATCGTCCCAATCCGCCTCTGATAGCCCGTATTTGCTCTTGAGGTGATAACCACGGGCCTTGCCTTGCACGCGCCCAGGTCGCTCGCGATAGCTCCGCTTTACGCGGCAGTCCGGGCAATACTGCGGACGCTGTCCTGGTCGGCTGTGCTCGAATGGCGTTCCGCAGGCCGCGCAATCGATGTGGAGGACCGGAGTCGGGCGCCGCTTCTTGTCGTGCTTCGCGAACTGCTCGCGTCGCACGATCGGTTTGCACGCGTCGCACCACTTCGCGCAGCTGAACTTGTCCACCTCGAACGACGAACTACAGCGTTGGCACGTACGATCTGGCATGTCGGAACCGTCCCTATCGGTGTCCGGCAAGGCCCCTCGGCGTGCTCGCGTCGGGGGGTCACTTGTCGGATCCGAAACTACAGAGTGGTACCGACAGCCAGCGGAGGGTCAGACCTAGAAGGCCGGGCTGACGGCCCCGGTCCCGGTGATCACGCTCGTCGACGGGGCGTAACGACCGGGCTGGAAGCTCACGTAATTGTATAGGCGCACGAACACAGACATCTGATTCGCGTAGGTCTGAGCGAACGCCTCCGCCCGGATCTCGCCCTCCCAAAGCCACAGGTCATCGGCCTTGGTGACGATGATCGAGTCCTGGTTTGAACCTGCGCCCCCGGTCACCGGGACCAACGCATCCACGTAGCACGGGAGCCCGAGCATAGAGCCCACCAGGCCCTCGGAGACCTGCTCGTCGAGGTTGGCGAGCATCTGGAACGCGCCGCCGGACGCCGGAACGACGAGCGGGCGGCCGTTGTTGTCGACCTGGGACTCGGCCCAGGCCCACCGCACCGGGTGCATGATGATCGCGTTCGGCGGGAGGAATCGCTTCGTGTGGATCTGCTGGATGCCGTTGGCGACCTTCGGGTACATGCCGCCCGGGCCGCCGAGGGCCGGGGTGGCCTGGGTCCAGGCGATCGAGTTGGTACCCGACAGGGTGAGCAGGCCGGTGGCCTGGCCGGAGGAGCCCGTGCCGGAGAGGACCTGGACGTTGAGCTTCACGGCGTAGTCGGCCGCGAGGTCCTGCAGCACGATTTCGTCGATGTTCAGGGGGGACTGCTCGATCAGCTGCAGCGAGACGGTCTGGCCGCCGGCCACCGTGATGACCGGGCTGGAGACCGACGTGGTGGTCAGGTCGGTGTTCTGGATGTTGCTGTTCTGCGAGGACACCGGCGCTGTGGCGGTACCGGTGTTGATCTTCGGGATGTTGATCGAGTTCGTGCCGGGCGGCACGACGCCGCGGCGGCACAGGTTCGCGGTCACCCGGCCTGCGCGGGCGAACTTGATGTAGTCCTCTTCCAGCCACAACGGCGGCACGAACTCGCCGCCTGCACCAGTGCCGGTGGAGATCGCGCGCTGCTTCTTCGCGTCGGCGACCATGGCGTTGTTGCGGCGCAGCCGGTCGAGGGCGTCCTGGTCGCGCCGGTGGTTGGCGAGCCACAGGTCCCGGAAGAACTGCGTCTCGTTGTTGCCGCGCTGGTAGACCTGCGGCTCGGAGGTCACCTGGACCGAGGGGCCGGAGTAGCGCTTCTGCAGCTCCTCGGCGGCCTCGTCGGCCTTGTCGATCTCGGCGAGCTCTGCGATCCGCTCGTCGGTCGCGATGATGTCGGCCTTGATCGCGTCGAACTTCGCGGCTTCGTCCTCAGTGAGGTTCCGCTTCTCGGTGTTGGCCGGCTGCAGCGTCTTGTCGAGCTCGAGGGCGAGTTCGCCGCGGCGCTCCAGCAGAGTGCCAATCAGGGCACGTGACATGCCTGATCCCCTTTCTGGATCGGGTGGTGGTCGCGTGCCTGCCGTGGTGACGGGTGGTGGCCCGGGTGGTGCCCCATGACGCTGCGGGGTCCGGCGCGGGCTCCGGCGCGATGCCGGGCAGGCGGAAATCCCCGGACCGCGATGCGGCCGGGTGGCTTAGGTGGGTGCCTGGTTACAGGCGAGTGCGCGCCGGCGAAGCGAGCTGAATCGCCTCGAGCTGGCGGTTGAAGCGGTCCACGTCCAGCGACAGCGCGTTCTCCTGCTGCGTGCCCTGGACGTCGTCGACGTCGTCGTCATCGCCCTCGTCCGGCTCGTCGCCGTCAGGGTCCTGCGCCGCGTCCTCGTCCGGGTTCGGAACGCCCATCAGGTCGGCCAGCAGTGGCTGCGCCTCGTCCACGGCCTCATCGGCCGCGGCGACCAGGTCCAGGACGCGAGTGAGGACGTCCATAGTCGCGGCCGAGAGTGACTTGCCCTCGCGGACCTCGGCGGCTCGCGCCTTGACCCACGCGCGCATCGTGGGCAGGTCGGCAGCCGGCTCGAGCGGCGCGTGAACGGCGATCTGCTCCCGCTCCGCCTTCTCCGAGCCATCCGTAGCCGGGTCGGGCTCGCCGATGTTTTCGCGGCCGCTCGTCGTGGCGGGCGCGGTGCGCTCTTCCTTGGCTCCGAGGATTTCGGAGAGAACCGCGCGGGTCTCGTCGGGGGTATCGCCGCTCTCGGTCGCCAGGCCGACGATGTGCAGCATCGCGCCGAGGTCGGCCGGGGCGAGGTACTCGCCGGTGCGCCGCTTGTAGGCCTCTCTGACCAGGCCTGGGAAGCTGGAGCGGGCGAGGTTGGCCAGCTGCCGGGAGCGCAGGCCGATCAGGCCGCCGGTGTGGGGGTTGGCTCCGTAGTTGACCGGCGAGACGTCGCCCTTGTCCAGGCTGACCTCGAGGATGTCGAACTGCTCGTAGTCCGGCGACCAGGCGCCCCTCGTGATCCAGAATGCGAAGGACATCTCGTCGATCGCGCCGTCCTCGACGGCGGAGATGAGGATGCCGACGTCGGAGCGGGCGGTGTTGAGGTCGGCCTCGGTGTACAGGCCGGTGTCGTCCTCGGACAGGCGCAGGGTGCCCTTGGTCGTGCGGGCCATGGTCACGCCGCCGTGGTTGACCAGGAACGCGGTGTCGCAGCCCTCGCCGAGGGTCTTGGCGAAGGCCCCGGCCCTCACGATCTCGGTGTAGGGCCCGTACCAGTCGTACATCTCGTACGGCTCTTCAGTGACCGAGGCGTAGCCGGTGAAGGTCCGGTAGGCGCTTGCTGCTCCGCTGGCGGCTGCGCGCACGTCCATCCGGGCCGTGCGGGTGCTCAGAGCCTGGACCTTGACCGCGTCCAGGAAAAGCGCGCGGGCGGCGCGCGGGTCGCCGTCGAGAAAGCGCTGCTGATGTACGGCCATGGCGCCGCGGTGGGTGCGCGTGTCGGTCATCCGGGCGGCCTCCGTGATCAGCAGTGGCGGCGCGATGGCCGCGGTCGAGGTGTCGGTGGTGTCCGTGTCGCGGACGGAGGCTGCGGGCATGGTCTACGGCTCCTGTCCAGTGACGGCGTCGCCGGCGGGCGAGGCCGCGCCGGGATCGGATTCGGTCTTCGCCGCAGGCGCATCGGCCGGGCCGTCGCTGCCGGCGGCGTGCGCGGAGTTCAGCGGCGCGAACGGGTCGGTGCCCTTGCCGTCGGGGTACGGCTCGTAGTCCTCGAGGGCGCGGATCTCGTCGAGGGTCAGCCAGCCGCCGTTGCGGGCCTGGGTGTATGCGGCGTACCGGCCGGCGGTGTCGGTCCTGAGCAAGCCGGCGACGTTGAAGCGGGCGACCTGCGGCTTGGGCAGCATCGGGGACCAGGTCTCTTCGAATAGACCGATCCAGTTGCTCAGCGTGTATTTGAGGAAGCCGAGGGACTGCTGCTCGATGCCGGTGCCCCAGGAGGTGGTGCGGTCGACCTGGCCGAGCATGTGCGGCGGGATCCCGAACAGCATCGCGATGTCAAGGTTCTGGGCCGCGCGGGTGCCGAGGAACTGTGCGTCCTCCGGTGTGACGCTGATCGGCACCCATTTGGCGCCGCCGGTGAGCACGCCGGTGGCGAAGGCGTGCTTGAGGCCGGTGTGGGAGGCCTCCCAGCTCTCCTTGACCTGCCGCGCGCGGTCCTTGTCCAGGTCGCCGGGCAGCTCCAGCACCCCGGACAGGTGCGCGCCGTGGCCGAAGAACCGTGCGCCGAACTCCTCGGCGGCCAGACCGAGGCCGATGGCGGTGCGGGCGTAGGAGATGACGCTCATGCCGATCGGCGACTCCGGCATCGACATGCCGACCAGGTGGACCATGTCCACGGGGTCGACCGGGATCCGGTTGACCTCGTAATAGCGGGAGCCGTCGTCCTTGAGGCCGACAGCGACGCGGTCAGGGTGGATGACGCGCAGCCGTGTGGGGCGCATCAGGTTGTCGCGTGCGACCACCGCGGCGTATCCGTTGCCGCGCAGCAGCAGGCTGACCATCAGCTGGGTGAAGCCGGTGCGCCGGGTGGGCCATTTGAGGTTGTTCAGGCCGCCGAAGGGGTCGGCGATGATCGCGGGGGCGGGGTCGAGCTGCTTGCGGGTGGTCCCGGTCATGCGCACCGCGTCCAGCGGCAACCCGGCCACCGCGTTGGCCAGGATCCGCACGGAGGCGGCCACCACAAGCAGCTGCATCGCGGTGTCCTCGGTCACCGGAACCCCGGCCGGGGTCCAGGCGGCCAGGGAGCCGTTGCTGGGGATCGCCCACGGGTCGCCGGCGCCGCTGGGCAGGTACATCCGCTGCTGGGAGCGGCCGCGGAGCCTGCCGGTGATGCTCACGGCGCGGGCTGCCGCGCGCTTGTGCGGGCCCCGGCCTTCGGTGCGACGACGCGGGGCGCCTTGACGCGAATTCTGGGGACCCCGGGGAGCTTGACCTTCGGGATGGTCACCTTCTGGCCGTCCAGGACCTGCGCGAGCAGCCACAGGGCTGTGCCGAGCACGGCCAGGCCGAGCCACGGGGCGATCAACCAGCCCGCGGTGACGAACGCGGCATACGCGAGCAGTTCGACGACGTCGGAGAGCACCGGAGGCCTCCCTCCGGCGGTTGTAGCGAGTTATGAAGCGGTTCTCACAGCTCGTCCCAGCTGTAGAAGCCCGCGTCAGCCTTCTTCGGCGGCGGCTGGCAGGCCCGCTCGAGCGCCATGACCGCCGCGACGGCCAAGTCGATCTTCCGGGGGCTCTTCTTCGCGTCTTTCGAGATCATGGAGCCGCGGACGGTCGGACGGACCCGGCAGTTGCCGACGTGGCGAGCCAGCCGCGGGTCCCCGGAGTGCGTCAGACCGCTGTTGGTCACGGCTTGGAAGAACCGGGTGGTCGCCGGGACCATCCGCGCCGGACTCTGTGGGAATTCGACTACCGGCAGGCCCTCGGCCTCGAGGATCTGGTAAGTGCGGGCCCAGCGGGCCGGGTCGCAGACGATCTCGCGCACCTGCCAGCGACGGCAGGAGGCACGGATGGCTTCTTCGACCTCGGCGATGGGCACCGTCCAGCCGGTTTTGGCCTCCGGCGGTGCCTCCCAGGCGTTGACGACGTCGATGTGGGGCAGCCGCAGGCCTTCGGCGGCCGCGCGCAGCGCGATCTCCTCAGCCGTCGGCGCGTTGGCGTCGGGGTCGGCTGGCAGCGGGACCTCGTCGGGTACGCGAACGACGACAAGCGCTGTGGAGTCGCCGTCGTAGGAGCCGTCGAACCCGAGGCAGACGGTCTCGCCGTCCTCGATCCCGGCCTCGGGGTCGTGGCGGGCCTCCCACGCTACGTCGGGCAGCCACACGGTCTGCGAGCTGACCCAGATGTTCAGGCGTTTGGTCTTGAAGTCCGCCTCGTCGATTTTGCGGGAGACAGCCGCCATCTTCTCTTCGGACAGGAAGTCGCCGAGGGCGGGGTTGGCCTCTCGCCAAACCGCGGGATCCAGGTAGTCGAAGCCCTTGACCTGGTCGTTCGTCTCATAGATCCGGGCGCCGTATCGCGGGTCGTCGATCTCGCCGCTGATCAGCTTCTTGGCGTACTGGTATTGGGCGTAGCACACCGAGTCGCGGCCCGTGGAGTCGGTGCGCACCCCGAAGGTCGAGATCGCCAGGATCAGCGGCTGGGCTCTGGTGTCCGAGCCCTGGTTCATGACGTTCCACAGCTCGTAATTCGGCTGGGCGTGGAGCTCGTCGAAGATCACCCGGGAAGGGTTGAGGCCTTCCTTGGTGAACGCCTCGGAGGACAAGACCCGGTAGACCGCGCCCGTCGCCGGGTACTCGATCGCGTCGCGGTAGACCTTGAGCAGACCGCCCTGCTTGGAGTCGAGGTCAGGGGACATCTCGACCGCGGCGCGTACTTCCTTGAAGACCAGGCGGGCCTGGTCCTCGTCGGCGGCGCACGAGTAGACCTCGGCGCCCGCCTCGTCGAACAAGCCGTCGATTGCCAGGCCTGCGCCGATGAGCGACTTGGAGTTCTTGCGCGGGACCAGGACCAGGTATGTCCAGTACAGCCGCCGGCCGCGCTCGTCGGTGCGCAAGATGTCGCAGATCAGATCGCCCTGCCACATGCGTAGCTGCACCAGCTGGCCGCGCTGGTCGCCCTTGGTCAGCCGCAGGTAGGACTGGATCAGCTCGCAGGCGAAGATCCCGTCGGTGTTCGCCTCGGTCCAGGCGGTCTTCGCCGGCTCCCAGAGCGCGGGTCCACGCGGTAGCACCTTCGGGAAACGCGGCGGCGGCTGGCGTCGCCTAGGCACGGTTGGCCCGGCGCTCGAGCAGCTCCTCGAGCTTGCTCTTCGCCTTGACCTCGGCCACGCCGAGGCGCGTGCGGTCGGCCGGCGTCAGCCCGAGCGATCCGAGCAGCTTCGCGATCTCGGTCTCGATCGTCGAGAGCATCCCGACCAGCGGGTTGGCGTATGCGTAGCCCTTGTCGGTGTAGAGCACCGGGTCGGAGCTCTCGAGCCGGGCGATGAAGTCTTGGCGGCGGTCGAACTTTTCGCACACCAGGACGAGCACGGGGCGGTCGGTTTCCGCGAGCCACTTGCACTGGTCGGTGACCAGTTCCCAGACGGCGTGGCCGGCCGGGCCGAGCTGTGCCGGTGTGTCGTCGACGACCGGCGGCAGCGCGACGATGTTGGACTGGTCCGGCAGTGCGCGCTTGCCCGGATTGCCGAGCTTGCGCTTTCGCTCGATCGGCGTGGGTGGGCGGCCGGCCGGCATGGCGTTCACCGCCCCGGTCGGTCGAGACCCCCCGGGTCAGAATTTCGCGGCCGTGTGCGCGACCT